GGCTTTAAAGCCGCTTTATAAGAGATATTCAGTTATCAAACTTGATACCTAGTCGTGTTAGTTTATACCCTTTTCACCCTATTAAATTTAATTCATAAGGGGGAAATAAGGGGGAATATTTCATTTTCCACATTGATAAGGGGGAAATAACTATTGCTCCATCCTTATCCGTATGCTATAATTTACTTAACACATAATTCATATTATCATAATTTTGGAAAAAAGTAAAGTTTTTTATTTTGTAAGTAAAATTAGTGTAATTTTGTACAACGGAGGGATGTATATGGCAAGAAGGGAAAAAGGTTCAGGATCATGGGATACTGTAACAAAGAATGACATTACATACTATAGGTACCGTAAGAAATATGATGGTATGACAAGCCGGAAAGAATTTGTAGGAAGGACAAAAGCTGATGTAAAACGCAAGATACAAGAATTTGAAGCTAAGAGTATGAGGGTTAACCAAAAAGATTATCGTAAGATGACTCTTGGGGAATGTATAGATAATATCCTGCAGACGTTGGAGCCGACTTTCAAGACAAATAACTATGCTACTCTTCAGTCTACAAATCGCTGCTATATTAAAACTAATCCGATTGCTGATGTCCAGATGGCTGCTATAGACAAGATTGTCATTCAAACATACTATACAAATATGTCGAAGAAATATTCTGAGAGTACTGTTAAAAAGACACGCACTCTTTTCAATATTGTTTTTGACTATCTTGTATCCTGTAACATTATCACAGAGAATCCTGCAAAAGGGATTAAGATGCCGCATAAGTCAAAATATGCAGTACAGAAGAAAGAACACTCTTTTTTATCTTTAGAAGAAGCTGAAAAGTTTTATAATACGGCTCTTATGAAAGCAGATTCTGCTTTGCCAGGCGTAAAGACAGGTGATTACATCTATGGACGTAATGCTAGGTTCTGTCTGTTAGTTCTTTACACTGGCATGCGTATAGGAGAAGCTTATGCTCTCACATGGAAAGATATAGATTTTAAGAATAATACCATTAACATAGATAAAACAATGGAGCGTATCAAAGTAGATGGCAAATATCAGTGGCTCATAGATACGCCAAAGCGTCCTAAGTCAATCAGAGTCACTCCTCTGGCAAATCGTGCAAAGGAACAGCTGCTCTGGCTTAAAACTGTGTCTCCTGGACTGGAAGCATCCGGAGATGACCATATATTCGTAACTAAGAACAATATTCCGCCATCACAATCAACTCTTACCAGAACACTTAAAGCGATTCTCAAGAGAGCTAGCATCGAATCTAATGGCTTCGGCCTACATGATCTTAGGCATTCGTTCGGATCTATGCTACTGCAGAAAGGATGGGAACAGAACCAACCTGTAGATATCAAGGTAATATCAGAGATACTTGGACATGAAGATGTTTCCACAACTTATAACATATATATGCATATCATGAATAAACATAAATCAGAAGTCATAAATTTACTTGATTAAAAAATAAGGGAGTTATATCATTTCGATATAGCTCCCATTTTTTACTATAAAAATATTGTTTTACGTATATTATCAGATATCCATTTAAGATACTTTTCTTTAGGAATCCTGTATGTATTTCCTATTTTTATTTTAGGAAAAGAACTTAATTGAATAAGCTGATATGTTTTGTTACGTCCTATTTTAAGATGTTTTTGTATATCTGTTGGAGTTAACATTTCATCCATTCCATACTCCTTTTGATTAAATGAGCCATATTTAAAGGACTCCATGAATAGCCTTTATTTGGAATTACATAATCTACTTCATCCTTAATACCATCAAATTGACCCACATCAGATAAATTCCTTCTATAAGACTCTTCTATATCATCACCACGTTCCAGAATTTTAATTAATCTATCCCTTCGAGGAACATCAATATAGAAAGATATAATATGCAAATCTTTGTTCTTCCTTAATTGTCTGAGCCCATGAGGAGTCAAGACAACTACTTTATCATCTGTACAGTCTTCTTTGGCTGTTCCATATTGCCAACCATTGTAAGAAGCATGTTCAGCAAAAAGATCTTTTTCTACCATATTATTAAATTGCTCTTCTGTAATAAAATGATATGTTTCTCCATCTACATCTTCTTTTCTCATAGGTCTAGTAGTATATGTAACTATTTTATTAAAACCTAAAGCAATAAGCTCTCTTTCAATAGAACTTTTACCTGATGCTGATTCTCCTACAAGTACTATCATTCTTTAGTCTCCTTTGTATAAATAATTAAATCCTTAGCATAAGGAAGAGTTAAAATCCAGTCACAAAACTGATGCCATTCAGTTAATTTATGAGACTTCCTCTGAAAATACATAGAACGAAGATTCTCATAATTCAAACTGAGAGTTCTTGTCTGAAGCCATCCATTAGGCAACCAACGTACTAAAGCTTTCCAATAGCGTTTGTCTTTAGTCTCAAGATATTTCTGTCTATAATGCTCACACTGATTAATAATAGCTGTTGGGTCTTCAATCTCTGAATCGAAATCGTCTGTTTCAAAACATTCTAAAGTAATAGGTGTACTAGCAAGTTTATGCATTGTACTGGAACTATTAGCTACTGTTCCTACTTTGTATGTATCATACTCTTTCCACCAATAAAGCGGTGCTGTAATAGTAACAGCTACAGAAATCTGTCTTAAAAATTTTCTATGCTCTGGTCCGGCACTGATAAGTCTCTGACATAAATCCATATCGTTTGGACCAATGATATAATCCATCATATCACAGTTATGATCCTCGTATACAAAAGGACAATGATCGCATTCTTTATCAATACAATTCGTACTATCACTTTTACTATGAGACATCAATGGTAATCTCATACCATAAAGTGCTTCCTCAAAGTTATATACTTGTGTTCTTTCGAATTTCATAGTTAAACCCTCCACTTTTCAATAGTTTTACTAAAAGTTTCTATATCTTTTTCTGGACCCACAATATTTATGTCAATATCTTTAGGTAACCCAAAAGATAAGACTCCCAGAATAGATTTTAAGTCAATAACATATCTCCCAAATTGTGCATCAATATCGCAATCTTTAAATTTATTAGCAACACTGACAATTTCTGTAGCATCAGCTGAATTATTTAGTCGAATTTTCATATTTATCCTTTCATTTTGTTATACAGAGTGATATAATATATATGATTATATTTAATATATAATTTCCATACACACACTTTTTATAGGAGACACCATAAGTTATGATGTCTCTTTTAATTTTATTTTCCAGTACTCCCAAACCCGCCATTGCGTTTTGTTTCAACACTATCATCCTCTGTAATACCATAAGGTAGGAAAATCCCCTGACAGAAGCCATCACCTTTAGCCACTTTCATAGTCTTAGCTCCCTCATTGGTTAATTTAACCATGATATGCCCTTCGTTATCTGAATAGAAATAATCACTGTCAATGATACCAACTGTATTTTCTAGTCTTAGTCTATACTTAAATCCAAGACCGCTTCTCGGAAATAACATCAGAACCCAGTCATCATTCATTCCACAACGGATACCCGTTGGAATCTTAATTGTCTCTCCAGGTTCTAGCACAAATGATAATGGAGAATAAAAATCATAACCAGCGCTACCTTTAGTCGCTCTCTGAGGAAGTTCAATAGGGTAATATGCATCTTTAATTGTTTTATCAGTAATCATTGATGGTTTACCAAATGAATCTCTCCATGCTGTTTCAAACTGTTCATAAGATACTTTTTCAAATTTAGCTACTCTCTTCATTTACAAATCTCCTTTTTTAAATATTCAATATATTTGTCCCATTCACCTAATGAATGGATATATTCTTTAGTTTTTAAACATTTCTTCTTCATATCTTTTTTCAAATCAATTGTCCTATACTGCTTACTTTTTTGAAGTTTATTGGTCAAAAAAGCGTCAGTTACCCTAGAGACTAACAAGTAATCCTTGTTGTCCATAGAATCCAAAATAGCATTGTATTCTGCTAAATCTTCCTCAGGAATAGGGTAATTACATTTGGGTAAGTTCTTAGTCGAGAAAGGACTAATATCTGATCCTGCAGTTGCAGGTTTAAGAAAAGATGCTATGTATTCTAACTTACGAGCATGGAACTTAAATTCTATTTCTTTATCATTTTCCATGATACTTCGTACAGTTCCTTCATCTTCAAGTGCTTCGTATAGTTCTGTATAGGTCTTATATTCCGGTAATCCAATATCATTAGCTATAGCTTTTAAAATATTATGCCCTCTGCCTATAGATGGAATGTAAGCTACAAGAGTAGAAAACCCATAATGATATATTTGAGCACCACCATAACACTTAATATAAATATCATCAAAACTTGGATCTATTCCTCCAGAATCATCTCTGGGATAATCATTGGTACTTTGATCTATTGCAGCTTTTAGTCTGTAAGTACCTTTATATTTCATTAGATATTTTGCCATTTAAAAACCTCTTTAGAATCAGTTACTTTCTTAAATCCAAAAACGGAACATCTTCTTTAAAAGTATAATCATCATTAATATAGTAACAAGGATGTTCTTTTGTTTTAATATAGAAACATTCTTCTTGTGTCAACTCACAATAGTTGAGCATATGGTTCTCTCTGTAATAGTCACAATTGAAACAATTCATTAAATCACTGTCCTATCATTTCTTTAGTAATTTCTTTATATATTGGATTGCAATCTTTATATTTACTTGATTGCAAAATTTCTAAGACCAATGTTTCTTTGTCTGTATTAAATCCAAGCGTAAATTTAGGAAATAATATACCTCCTGATACTCTAAATGGAGGACTAATTTTTACTGAATTAATCTTTTTTAGTCTTTTGATACAGTCGTGATATGAATATACTGGATTCACTTGATAATACTTTCTATTTCTCCAATCCATTAAATCCTTGCCTCCATATTTATAAAATCTATAATCTCACCATTGTCTTTTTTCTCTTCCATATCCTTTATAGCATCTTTAATTGAAGCAAATCTACAAGTACAAATATGCCCTTTTGTAAGATTTACAAAAGAATATGTATGGTCTGATTTATTAAGCATGATTGAAACTAATGCATTATCTTTTTTTCTAATTACTAAATATATATTATCCATTTTCTACCTCTTTCAACCTCTCAACTGCTAACTTCAAAGACCCAACAAACTCATCATTCAATGTTACACGATCTGGATTCTCGATAAAATTTTCAAGAGTGTCAATTGCTTTCTCTTCGGGTGTAAGAACTGTAATTCTACCTGATTTCACAATTTCAAGAAGTTCATCAATGTTGCTTTCCCAGTTGCATGTAGTACACAACTTATTGTTGCACTTAGTGTTCTTTCTGCCAAGTACACATTCATCACATTCACGTCTACCGCACGAAAGATCCACATTGACATACCACTTAATAAACTCTCTTGCCGTCATTTCTTTTGTTCCGAGGAGGTCTGATGCCTCGTAGAAAGCGTAATTTGAGCTAATGCATGCTCTATAAACGATATCTTTACTTTCGTAAAATTTTAAAATATCGGGAAAATGTTGTTCCAGTAATGGCTGGCAATTATTGTAATTAATCCAATAAAATCCCTGCTTCTCAGCTTCTTTGAGAAGCATTTCGTTTTCTTCTTTTGTCCTAACCAAAATACATGTATTTCTTAAATCAATCATGTTTTCACCTCTCAAACTCAATATTCTTATCAATGTCTCATATTGTCTTAACTCATTGATAAAGGTAACAAAAACGCCCACAAGCACCATGGCGATTCTGTAATTTTCATGCCTATTATTACTGCTACTGCAGTTGAAATCCATGCTATTGCTTTTGCAAATTCCATATATTAATTCTCCTTTAATACCATAATAACTGCATTACACATACCAATAATCCTTTGAAATTTTTCATCTTTCGAATGAACATTTGCGCTAGACAAGGCATATCCATTTTCTGCAATTTCTTTTATTACTGACATCCATTCTACAACAATATTACTGCCAGTTTTTTCTTTAAGCTGATTTTCAGCATACATTCTTTCTTTATCAATCATTGTTAATATTCCTCATAGTCAGTCTCATCACTAATATTTAATTTATGTTTCTCAGCTTCATGTACTTTATTCAATGCGACTTTTCTACTATCAAATACTACTTCTCCTACAGTATTAAATCCTAAGAGATACTCATGTTTATCTCTTTTATCCATACCTACAAAGTAGGTGTCTGTGACTGTACGAACAGTCAAATCACAGACATCATAGATACCTACTGTAGGGAAAATTCTTGTATAATAGAGCTTGTCACCTTTCTCTATTACTTTCATTAATCACATTTACTCCATCCACAATTCTTGCAAGTGTTACAGCCACCTTCAAAGACTAATTCTCCACCACACTGAGGACATTTCGCCTTAGAAACTGGTACAATCTTAGGTGTAATAACTTCTAATTCTTTTTCTTCAACATCTGAAAAACTTACTTCATCCATCATCTCTTCATACATTTCAAGAAGAGCATTTCCAATAGCTACAGGGCAACTGCTGCCTTTAGATGTATCGTGTTTAGTAGCTGTTCTAACTGCATATGATGGACAGGTACCAGAAGATTTTAACTGATCTACTATGGAATAAACATCAATTCCGCCTCTAGCTGCCAAAGAAATCATTCTTGAAAGTCCAATCATAAAATTATTACACCCACCGGAAGACCCTTTACTGAAATAAGTTTCAAGCAACTGGCCATTGTCTGGATCAAAGAAAGCTTCACAATGGAGTGTTCCACAACCTGTCCTAAGAGTTCTCTTTTTGCCAATGCAGTTATCATCTGCTTTGATGATCATTCCTCTTTCTAATCTGTGAGGTTTTTCTACAATATCTTCTACATTCTCTTTAATAGTAAGAATACCTGCACGTTTACATCCATCTCTAAAGATAGTTACACCTTTTAATCCTGCATCCCATGCAGTCATGTATAATCCTTCCACCTGTTCAACTGTAAAATCATTTGGAACATTAACTGTAGAACTGATAGATGCGTCAATATGAGATTGCCAAATACTCTGCATATAAATTCGATTCTTATAATCAAGTGTCTGAGCGGTGACAAAATAGCCTGGTAATTCAGAATCATCTTTTAATCCATGTTTATCTATATATTCTTTTACAATTGGAGTGTAGACTTTATAATATTCATCATGACCTTTAAGAGACTCTGTTTTTCTTGTATAGTAGTTTGCAAAAATAGGTTCAATACCACCAGACACACCAAGCATAGTTGAAAGAGATCCAGTTGGTGCAATTGTAAGTAACTGAGAGTTTCTAAGCCCAAATGATTCTACTAATTCTTTTGTTTCACCTAATGCATTTTTACTATAAAACGCTGATTGTTCTACCGCTTCTGGTTTATATTTAGGATATACACCATATTCTTTTGCTAACACAGCAGATGTTTTTATTGCCATATCTGCCATAGTATGTCCAATCATGTCACATAAATCAATGGCTTCTGGACTACCATATTTAATTCCCAGTTTAATAAGCAAATCGGCAAGACCAAAGATTCCAAGTCCAATCTGTCTCCAATCATATACAGATTCTCTTTGTTCTTTTAATGGATGGAGTGGAAGTCCTTCATCTAATACTTCATTTAATGCAATAACAGACGATTTGACACAATGCTTAAAACTCTCAAAATCAAATCCTGTATCACATGCAAATTCAGCTAGGTTAATGCTACCAAGAAGGCATGAACCTCCCGCTGGCAAAGGTTCTTCTGCGCATGGATTTGTTCCTGCATATTCAAACTCATCATCACAACTGAGTAAATTCCAATTATTGATTCTGTCCCAGAAAAGCATTCCAGGTTCAGCATAATCCCAGTTCATTTCACACATTTTATGGAACATTTCATATGCATCTACTTCTTTAGTAATTGTTTCTCCTGTTTCCAATCTTGTGAATGACAGAGTAAATGTCGTTCTATTCTTTACAGCAGCCATAAACTTATCTGTAATTCTAATAGAGATATTCGCTTTTGTAACTCTATCGAGATCTGATTTTATACCAATAAATTCTCCTAAATCCGGATGCTCACATGAAAGACTAAGCATTAAAGCTCCTCTACGTCCCGCTTGCCCGATTAATCCAGTAACCATAGAATATAAGTCCATAAATGATACAGAACCAGTTGTTTCTTTAGCGGCATTATTGACCTTTGCACCTCTTGGAGATAATTTACTAATATCAACTCCACATCCACCACCATAGCTATATGTACGAGCAAGTTTTTTAGCGCAGTCAAAGATACTTTCAATATTGTCTTCTGGTGGTTCAATTACATAGCAATTACTGAGACTAATTTTACGTCCTTTATTCTCAAGACCTCTATTAGCAAGAATGCGACCTCCAAATAAGAATTTTTTCTCTTTAATTAAATTAGCAATTTCTGAATTTCCACCAGATACACGATTAATCCACTCATCAAAAGTTTCATTTTCATATCTGTATTTTCTTTCCCAAATGTCTTGTCCTAATTGATTCTCTGTTCCTAACCATTCCTGTACTGTCATACACATTCTCCTTAATCGTAATAATTAATAATATAATCAACAGCTTCTTCAAGAGTATCAAACACTACATCACAATCTTCAGGAAGCCATTCATATACATTCTGTTTCCCAAATCCAATAACAGGTATCCCTTTATCAACTGCATATTGTAATTCCTGTCCAGTTCCCACAGAATTTTCAGTATTATTAAGGTTTACTAAAATCAAATCACTATTGGAGATGAGATACTTTATATAGAAATTTTTTGTCTGCTTGGCTGTAATAGATTTAGAGCCATCTCTAGGAAAATACTCTGTTGGATCATATAAGTGATATGCAATAAGATCTAAATACTTTTGTGCTAAAATAAATCTCTCAAAAGCTTCATTCCTCCAAGATGTCCCTTCATCAACTAATCCTTTGCAAGCACCAGCTAAATAAATATTTAATCTTTTCATTTTACTCCTCCATCATATATTTAATAAACAAAGCTGCATCATCAGGGTTCTCACAATGCAATTCAAGAGTATCTAATAAAGTGTCCCCTGACTGTACCAAAGCAGTTAAAACAAATCTGCATAACTGACTGTTAAGGACAATATTGTCACCTTCCGGTGAGACAATATCTACTCTTCCTTTACATTTGTCTACTACTTTAAAAAATGATTCAAAATCTTTAATTCTATTAATTTTCACTCTTGTCCTCCTTATCTTTTATAAACAACTGAAAATCATTAGCTTCACAACAAGCTGCTTTATATAGAGTAGCCATAGAAAATACTTCTCCTGGATGGAATCTATCTACTTCTTTGTATCTATAACAGGATTCTTTTTTAGGACAATCCACTAACTCTCCTGCACAGAAAGTAATATCGTGACTAAACGCCATAATACCCGCCTCCCATCGGTTCATTAATAAATTCATCTATTGATCTATAGTCTTTAAGCATAGCAATTGCTCTACATAAGATGCCTTCTATTTCACAATATTGAGCACTATCAGCAATATCTGATAATCTATCAATCACCTGTGTAATTGTCATATTCTTATATGATGGCTCTTTGTATTCATCCATATTTATACCTCCTAAAAATCAAATTTCTTGTTACATAATTCATCTAAATCATCCATAAGATAAGTTTGTCTATGGATAATCTGTTCTTTAGTAATTGCGTATTGCAGAGCCTTAGTCTGAGCACATAGTATAAATTTTTTACTGGCTCTAGTAATCATGGTATATAAGAGTTCTTTATTAAGCATAATAAACATTGAAAAGTCTATTCCTCCAATAACTGTATCAAACTGGCTTCCTTGGGCTGAATGACAAGTTATTGCATATCCAAGCTCTATATAAGGAGCATGTGATTTAGGTACTTCTACATAACCAATTCCTTGAAAATCTATCAGGATATAATCATCTTTTATATCTTTTATGATGCCTAAGTTTCCATTAAAGATATCTACAACTGAACCATCAGAATTAATTATCTGGTACTTATTCTGTTTATTTATAACTTTATCTCCTACTTTTAATACCCATTGAACTACTCCGCTTTTCATAATTTTGTATTGCTTTTTTGATTTGGGATTATATATCTGTTGAGATATATGATTTAAAGAAGCTACTGAAGATACTCCTTGTTTACAAGGAACAATGATTTGCACATCCAGAATAGATTTCGCATGTTTGATTTCTTCTTTAAAATACTTCACAATATTGTGATAAGTATTAGATTTATCAGTATAGCAATTAAGAATCATGTCCTGAAGTTCACCTCTTGTTTCTTCTCCAGTCCATCCATCAGAAGTTAATTGTTTTCCTTGCCTTACTCGAATACTTTCGGTAATAATGGCTGATTTCTGAGCTTGCCTATGAATTTTGTCAAGGAAAATTGAAGATATATATTTAGATTCAAGCATATCAGCAGCTACTGCACAGGAGCCTATAGATTCTAGCTGTCCCACATCTCCAATAAAGATTACTTTTGTTCCTGTTGCACACGCTTTCAGTAATTGCTTAAAAAGATAACCATCAATCATAGACATTTCATCCACTACAACAATATCATAATCTAAAGGATCATATTCATAATCAAATGGTGTCCTTGGATCTCCATATTTGAGTTTGAGCAGTTTATGAATTGTTTGACTTTCTTTACCGGAAGCTTCACTAATTCTAGCAGCAGCTCTACCGGCTAAGGCTACAGTTACACTCTTGTAATCTTGCAGAATAGTAAGAATGCCATCAATAATACTTGTTTTACCAGTTCCACCATATCCAGAGATACAACATATCTGATTATCAAGAACCATTTTAATACCATCAATCTGTTGTTCTGTATAGTCCCAACCTTGAGCTTTTTCTTTCTTTTTAATTATCTCTAACCAGTTGCTGTATTCAAATTTATTGGGAGCATTTTTTAATCTTACTAAATGTTCAGCTATCGAATATTCTAAGTCATAATACCATTTTAGTCCTATCTTAGTTTTTTCTTTATTCCATACGATCATTTGAGAATCTTGTAAATCATGTATTGCTTCAGCGATATTCAAATCAGGCACTTCTTCTCCTATTTTATCTATCAACTCCTGCATGATTTCTTCTGAATAACTAAATGATTTTCCATTTTCTCCTTGACTCCTTAAAAACATTTTAATACAAGTTTCAATTCGATCTATTCCATAAGGATCAGCTCCATTCTGTAATGCTATATCATCAGCCGTTTTCCAACCTATCCCTCTTATAATTGTTAAATCATACGGATGATTTTTTACTACATCAACAGCTTTATCTACGTCTTCATGATAGTAATTAATAATTTTTTCTATCAATTTGTCACTAATAGAATATCTGGCTAAATCAATATATGCTTTATGTTTGTCATAGGTGTCATTAAATTTCTCAATCCACTTAGTAGCTATAGTAGGACCGCATCCTTTAATTTTTGTAAGTTCTTCTATATTACCCTCTTTCAAAACTAAATAAGGATTATCTAAAGTCTCATACATTCTTTGTACATACTTAGGAAATAATTTACAAAGAATATATTTTTGACCTCTGATGTCAGTTTCAGCTAAATCATTATTCATAGTACTTTCAAGGATATTGATTTGTTCTCCCCAAGTGGGACTGTAATCCATTTCACCTTTTATGTCATAAACTTTTCCTATAATAGGTGTATGAATATTTCCTTTAACACAATATCTCATACCTTTTGTAAGATTCCCTATAGTTATTTCTCTCACTGTTGCATAAAATATGCCCCAGTGAGTAGAATCGTTATAGTATTTTTGTTCCTCCAAAAGACCTTTGAATTGTACCTGTTCAACTACAGTTTCTATTAGTCTTCACCTACTTTCTTTCTATCAGTTTGAGCCAATATGGTTCCGTCACTATACACCTCTTCAATCCTGTTAGTTGTATGGGTATAAACAGTTTCTGCATACTTTGTAACAACAAATTGATCGTCACGTCTATATCCACAAACGATAATTTTAGTTCCTCTTTTAAACCATGACTCCTCTAAAACTTTTTTCTTGTCTAACACCTGTTCAGAAATTCTTTTATTATAATAGCTGTACTGACCTTTATTATATTTACAGGTTACAACACCATGATTAGTTAGCAATGTCACCAAATGTTTGTTATTATCGGAATCCAGAACAGTTCCAGCCAATCGAACAATCTGGAATTTAGGAGTATGCTTAATTTCTCCTCGTATTCTTCTCGTAATATATTGATATACTTTAGGAGTTTCAGAGAGTGAATTATAATCAACCACTCCATACTTTGGCTCATTCAAATTCCACAACTCATGCCGATCCGGGTAATAACTTAATGATTCCATATCCCATTGTTCTAATGATCCAGATGCATAAGATTCCATTGTTGAATCAAGTTTTTTCTGATTATATAATTGAAGCGTCTCAGGTAAAGCCATGTAATCTTTTAATGGTTGAATGAGTGCATCCCACTCCTTATTAAAGAGTTTCTCTGAAATAATTACTCCATCTTCTTTTGTACCTACAATGCATGTATTAAAATGCTCCATTAAAAACTCTGTACCTCTTTCATCAAGAGCAAAATATCTATCATGGTATCCTTTTTTAGGTACCTTTTTTCCTTCATCTATTATATTTTTTAAGAAGAAAGTTTCATGTAAAGCATACGCTTTGAAATTCTTAATTCTAATCATTGTTTCCATCTCTTTTGGGAAGATGTCATATTCTAATGCTGAATTAAACTGCTGCATAGTCAGTTTATCTGTAGGTGTAAATACATTACGAGAAAGAAACTTTTTCATTGTTTCCATGCGATCTGGGGAATCAAGTTCATTGAAACAACCAGCTTTAATTAGAATAATCATTTTAGCAGTACCAATAATCTTAGTATCTACCATACGTTTACAAAAATCTTCAAATGAACTATAGGGTTGATGCTCTACAATGGCGCGAGCTATATCATCACCTATCCCACAAAGTCCTTTAAAAGAGAAAATAATACGATTGTTCTTTTCATCTGGAACAAAGGAAAACTTTGCTTCATTGATAAGAGGTCTGTCTACTATAATTGAACGCTGCTTAAAATTGGCTATTGCTTTCGCAATTTTCCCATATTGAGTGGACTTATTATCATCAAGCTCTTCGTTAGCTCCGGCATTGATAATTAAACATGCTGTATTCCAATAGATAATTGGATAATGGTATCCTAAGTTTAATTCTTGTAGCCCTATTGCACTGTAGGGATACGTATGATTTTTTGAGAATGAATCTTTAGACTATCTCTTGAGTGGCTACTCTTTATATTTCCATGTAAAACCTTTATGTGTTTTCCTTTTACCATTACAGCAATCTCTAATATATCCATTGTCGAATTTCTTATCTTTATTTTTCCTCTCAGCGTCCATACAATTGTCATACTCTGCTATAAAATTACCATCTAAGTCCATTTGAATAATTTTCTTTCCTCTAGGTAATAAAATCTTTTTTAAGTTATATTCTTTATCAGGATTATATTCATTTTCAAACACCCATAAGAATCCACCAGCGCTCCTATGATAACCTTCTCTGTTACATACATAGCCTATTGTGGTTTTTGCTATCCCAGTTTTCTTAGAGGCATCTACAACAGATTCAAAAGTATCAATATATTTACCGTCAAGAGTCAATTGAACAACGGGTTTCCTAATAACTTCCAATGATTTTTCTCTATTTTTAAGGCAAGTCGTTTTTCTTAATCTGCTTTCATGATTTATCAAGCCGTTTTTAGAAGCATGTTCCATGTTCTCTTTTCGAGTAACCCATTCTAAATTACTATCTTTATAATCATTTTCTTTACAACCGCAATAGTTATTATGTGTATTTCCATCTATATGATTAATTTCTGGTTTATTATCAGGGTTATCTAAAAAAGCTATTGCGGCAACTCTATGTGCATAAGACTTTTTCATTCCGCCTAAATGAATTCCTAAATATTGTCCTTGCATAGTATCTCCGCCATAAGGAGATAATTCTTCTGTCCAAATGTATTTTTCATCTCTATGTAAATGACGATTTGCTTTATCAATAAAATCATATTCTTTGATATGAAAATCTCCATAGTTAGAAACTTGATATTGATCCTCATATCCTTTTATATCTTTCCATTCTAAATGTTCTCTTTCCATATAAAAATCCTCTCCTTCAAATTGTAGCCACCCTATCCCTGCGCTCCCAAATGTGCTAATCTCATTTGTACTCGTACTCATGCATTCTGCCTTTCCGATAGTCGTTACACCTTCTTCTTTTTGAAGCTTGGCACGGTATTATTTATGTGCATTTAACCTTCACCGTTAGCCTATAATATAGACACCGTTTTTGCTTACGTTCACAGGGTTTTACTTGAGCACCATTCTACCCAAGCTGCTTACCTATAACCTCTTTCCAGATATAGTTCAGCAGATTATTTGAAGTACCGATTTCTTTGCCATGTTCAAAAAACATTTTTTTCATTGCAGCTTGTAGTTTCTCATCTTTTTTAGCAATACCTTTTCTAAGCTTATTACTTTGTGTCACGTTAAAACCGGAAATATGGTCATCCATTGAGATTTCCATTACAATCTCCTGTGTATCACCTACTCCGTAAACTGGTAATAAATACTTCTCCAAAATTTTTATTTCATCTTCTGTCAGATGATACTCATTTCTCATACACTTATACCACTCATTGATATCACTTTTGTATCTGATATAGGTGTCAATTGGCTGTTCAGCTCCCTCACCAGAAACCATAAGTCTCATAATAGAGTTTGCTGTTGCAAGCTCTACCAAAGAATGAGGTTTGATTCGTTTAGCTGCCTGAAGCCCAACTGCAGTATCAAACTGAAAGAGATCTGTCACATCATTCTTTGCAACCATATCCCACATCTCTTTAGTGTCATAATCAAGCACATCTGGATGTAGATATTTATTATATGTAGCTCTCAGTGACCCTTGCCATTTCATATATCCCGCATCAATTAGCAAATTCATACAAGTTCTAATCTTATCTAATGCCTGAATGGTTAAGAAATCCATTTTAAGACCAGAACAATAATCAGAATCTTTCATATTAAATTGAGTGATATAAATACCATTTGGAGCTTTCATCCTAGCATTGTGAGCCAAAAAATCTTCATTAAACAAATATACTGCTGAAGCATGTATACTTCTTCCACATATAAGCCCTTCAATAGTCATAGCCGTTTCTAAAAGTTTGTCGTATTTTTTGACTTCATTTGCAAATTCAGTTTGTCTCTGACGTTCTTTCTCTTCGTTCCCATAAAGACAATCATGTAAACTCCAAGTTTGACCTCTGGTAACAGGGATAAGATTAGATAAATACTGAGTGATATCTGAATCTAAGCCTAATCCTCTACCAGCAGTAATAATAGCTGATTTACTACCCTCTGTTTTAAAAGTACTACAATTAAGTACTTTTCTTTCACCTCTGCGGCGTTTCACAGCTTCAATGATTTTTAGTCTTCTATCTTGCTGTGTGTCGATATCTACGTCACTGAGTTCAACTTTTTCATGGGAAATATGTCTCCAATGAGGCAGTCCCCACTGTAAAGGATTCATCTGAGTAATACCAATGAGATACATTGTAAACATTCCTGTTACCGAACCTCTGGCTACACCCACTAAAGAATCTCCTTCTTCCCACATAATATTAACCAACTCAAGTGTTGATATATAATAGGAAGAAATACTTGTACCAAGCTTTTCAGTAACAAGCCACATTTCTTTTAATTCAACTTCAATTCTATCTAAAGTCTCAAAAAATTTTACTTTACCGAAAGCAGTATAAGGAATCTTTTCATAATATCCATCTTCTATCAGTTTTAATAAATACCTATCATAAACATTATCACTATGAGCGAATTTAGATATGTATTCATAGCGATCATAATAATTACCAAAGAAATCACTTAGTTCAAAATCAGGAATGTCAGCTCCAGGAACAATAGTTGGACAATACAAGTCATATTCTTCAACCTTCTCGCCAATCTCCAGAGAACACTTCAAAGCCTCTTCCACTTCTTTATAGCCAATCTGATCATCCATCCTTTGATGGATCTGTTCGTTAGTCATCATCCAAGTTGATTCATAAAAGTCACCTAACTCTCTTTCTTCATCATCACGACTGTTAAGGTAAGCAGCATGAATTTCTCTATCTTCTTGTTTCAAATAGTGAACATCACAAGCAACAGTAGCTTTTATTCCTAACTGATGTTTCAGCTTTATGATCTCTTGATTCAGCTTTATCTGTTCTTCTGACAGTCCCGGTTGCATTTCCAAATAAAAATCTTTACCAAATAACTGCTGGTTCCAGAGAAGAAAATCCATATAATTTTCTCCTGCTAATAGAGACTTGCCTAATTCTCCCCCTAAGCATGCTGTCGTTGAAATCAGATGTCCAGGATTAGATTTAACCACTTGTTCTAGGTCACTTTTCAATGTAGGAACACGTTCCATCCTTCCTGTATAAAAACTGTTATCCCATGCTAATGAACTAAGTTCTCTTAACTGCTTATGCCCTATTTCATCTTTAGCCAGAAGAATATAATGATAAAATGGAGAATCGCAGGATTTTTTCCCATCTTCTGATATATTCAATTTGTCAACTAAATATATTTCATTACCAAGTATTCCTTTGAAATCTTCCGGCAGTTCACCGGAAGACTTCATGGATTTAATTGTTTGAATAAATCTTACATGACCAGATACAGACTCATGGTCAGTGATAGCAACTCCTGAAAGTCCAAGAGATGCAGCTTGTTTTATTAATTGAGGTACTTTTACGATGCAGTCCAACATACGAAGCTGACTAAATTCTGTATGCGCATGTGTCTCTATTCTCACTAAAACACCAACTTTCTCTTAGTTTCTTTCTTTATTCCTTGTCCATAAGGATTAAGTACTGCGAATGATTTCTTCTCAGGTGTCCACAAACTATGATACTGGCATAATCCAGAGAACTTAGGATCAGCATTTGGGGAAGTGCTGTGGAAAGGACACCAATAGCATAGCGGTGTCGGCCTAGGTGGGTATTCACCTTTACTTTCCATTTCATCCATTTCATTTAAAACTTTATCCAGCTTCTTAATCCCTCTGTTGAGGTAGCCTTTAGTACATACACCTTCGTCGGCTCCTTGAATAGCATCTATAAGAATAAAATCATATACATGGTCTGTTGCAGGCTGTCCATATAAATGAATACATGCCAGATCATAAACTACATGTTGCATAGGTGTTTTTATATCTGCATCTCTAAACACGGCCTTTGAGGATTTATAGTCAGTAATCCTTAGCTGCTCTTTTGCATTCTTATCCACTCTATCAATAAAACCATGTATAATAACTCTGTCGTCATATACAAATTCAAATCTCTGTTCTACTGCTACAGGAGTCCATTCTTTACTATCAATCCTAGATGGTAATACTTTGTTATAAAAAATATCCATCTTTTCTGAATAATTCATACCTGACTTATTGTCAGCAGTAAAAAATTCTTCAGAATATTTCTTTTTAAGGTCTTTTATTCCGAGAATGTGATTATCCGACTTCTCATCAGTCTCTAAATAGCCCTCTTCGGTAATATTCTTAAGATAGTCATAGTCCACTGTCTTACCTTCCATTATCATTCTTCCTTTGAGTTCTAACGCTTTATGTAAAATAGAACCAATTTCCATAGGGAGAGAAGATTTCTTTGAAAAGTTTTTGTCTACATATTTTAATTTATGACTTAACGGGCAGTGGTCAAAATTATTTTCTTTGCTGTAGGAGAGATAAGGTAACCCTTTATCTTCCTCAGCTACTTGTCGGATTTTCTGACTAATATCAGTCAATTAATTCCTTTCTATACATAATAAGTTCCTTCCTCCAATGTAATATCTTCCATAGTTATTTCCACTTTATCATCAAGTAGTTTTAATAACGTTTCTTTACCTTTGTCTGTAGGTGCATCTTTATAATCTAGCAGTCCATTTCTATCCCATATAATTGACACTTTGCAATAAGGGATAATTGGACGAATCTTTTTAAATAGCTTATTCTTATACAATTCACCGTCCCAACCATATGGGTCTTTATACTCTTTATCAAAACCTAATATCAGCTCTTCTATTTTTAAATAATCTAATAGCAGCTTAATTTGTTCTCCTGAAATTTCACTTCCACATACAGCTAATGAGAAGTCATCATCTCCAAAGTATGAATGGTTTTGCATAACTCCTTTTTCCGATTCAAGAAGTAAACATTTCCTGCAGGTTTTGATTTTGTTTTGATTGATATGAATTCCATAAAGGTTGTGTGACAGTTTATGACTTAAAAATTTTCCTTCTATATTAAGAGGTACATACTTACCTATATTTTTTACATCTTCTTCATCAAGATATCTTCCTCTTATACCAATAAGATTCTGATGTCTATCTCTGTGAGGAATAACTATCTGATTCGTATTCCCCCAATAAGATATTTCAAATGTAGATAAAGTCTCTCTTGAAATATGGTCGTTTAAAAATACTTCATGAGGAGTATATTCAAACATTTCTAATACATGCTCATCTATTGGCTTACAATCTATAATGTCTGAAGCTTTGTCTTTACTGAACTTCTTGAGCCATGTCATATCACATATATGTTTTGGTTTTTCAATATGTTCTACTGCTTTCATATCTATTTGATTAGCAATATAAGATACCGCCTGATACCATGTATAAGTAATCCCTTGTACTCTTTTAGCTCTGATTACTAATTCAAAAATAGAGAATGATTCGCTACATGAGGTATAGCAATGAAATGTTCTTCCAGAATACTGATCTGTAGGTTCATGATAGTAATAAAGCTTATAACTATCGCCACCATGACAGATTGTTTGAAAGATAAGATTCCCAGATGAGTCTGTTCTATATCCTTTTGATCCTAAATCGGTAACTATCTTGATTACCTGTTCCTTCGTAAGAGCCTTTAATATTGCATTTTTATCATAATAAGGCATCAGTACACCTAAAAATCAAAAGGCATTGATCCTAATAAAGTACTTGTAGCCTCCTGCTGCTCATCATCAGTAATCTGGATATCATCAAGGCTCTCAGAATGTTCCTCAATTACTTTTTCAATTTGAGCTACAGCTACTTCTGTTTCGATCAAATTATAATAGTTGTCTGTAATAAATAAATCTTTAGTTCTGCCAGTAGAGAGATCAGCATATTGCCATAAACGGATTTTTGTCAGCTTTCCTCTTCGAACCTTATATATGTGTCTTACAAGATTGGGTATTGGCACTCCATACATATTATGCATAAGTTTCTTTACACACTCTAACTCTGCACTTGTTGGTCTCAGTGAAATTTCACCTAAGTCAATTCTATCTGCTAGAGATTTTGCACCTCTTAACATTGTTTCATCTTTAATCTGGCTATCTTTGTATGTACCATTTAACTGAGTCATTGTTAGAATAAAGATATCCAATTTCATAGCCAAATTCTTAAGAGTGTCCATGAATAAGAATAATGTCTGGTCTTCTCTCAGTTTCATTCCTTTACTCATAGAAGCAACTTCAGCAATTAACTTAGCTGACATATGTATATAATCAAATACAAAATAATGACATCCTTTTTCTCTCTTATAAGTCTTAATGATATTTGATATATCTTCTATACCAAAATCGTTTATAATTTCTATATATAAAGGATAAGTAGCAATATATTCAATAGCCTTATCTACTCGTTCTTCCTCATCTCCTTCATAGTCTCCATCAAGAATCTTGTTCTCTGGTACTCCGGAAACGTATGCCATAATGATAGTCTGTACTTCGTCTTCCTCTAGCTCAGTAGAGATGAATAGTGATGGTTCCTCACACCCAGTGTAAATCCATTCTTTTTTATCTGTATCATAGAAATAAGGGATTGAAATATTACAGATATCTGCCAATGCAGTCCTTGTCTTTCCTCCACCAGAATCGGCAGAACGAAGATATACCTTTTTAAGTCTTGCCCCTCTAGCAATAGTAGTCATCATAGGGCTCTGTAAAGGTATTCCAAACTCTGGCTCTTCTTTCAATCTTTCTTTCAGTTCTTTCATTCCCTTACCGGCAAGCTGACCTCTTCTCGAAGAATCCATTCCATAGAGCATTTTTGCTTTCGTAATGAGCAAATCCTCTTCTTCCAGAATCATATCATTTATTGAAGTTGCATCTAGTTTAGCTGCTTGCTGTTCTTGTCTGCTAGGATCAATGATTGTTTGATCATAGATATTTCTTATGTCTACTCCACATGAATCCCAATATCTTAAAAGACTGAATTTTTTCAAGCGTTCCAGGTAGTAACTAAAATTTTCCAATTCAGCCAAACGAATGGCATCGTCACAATAATCAATTCCTTGATTATCGTTGAAAATTTTATATTGTTTCTCATATCTTGAAAGAAAACTATCTATAGCAAATGTATCTATAATCTCTACCCCTTGGTTGTAGAGATTGTACACACATGAAAATAATATTGCGTAAAATTGTTCTTCTTCAAAGTCATACTGTGTAAGTGTGTATTCTTCCAAAAGGGAAGGTTTCTTCATAATACATCCTAAACATTGAAGAGTGGCGTGTTTGTCAATTAACATATTCACTCCCCTATTTTACTTATATCAATCAAATCTATATTTTTCTTTTTAGGTGATACTTTTATATGTTTCTTTTTATAAATCTTATCCAAATCTACTTTTGAAGGTTCTATACTGTCTAGCTGTGCATAAAATGCCTGAGCTTGATCGTAATACCAAGGAATTAATCCAACAATGTCACTATCTTCATCTTTTCTGGCTTCTAATCCAACTATAGAAAAACAATATTCTAAAGTCTGTTCCATTCCTTCCCAAGTAAATCCTTCATACATTTTTTTGTATTTATAAGCCATTGCTGAACTTTTTGCTGTACATTTACCCTGTATTTGCTCCACTTTACTAAAAAATTTTTCTGCTGCCTGGGCTTCACTTTCTGGAACTGCTTCAGGGATTTCAGGGAGAGCACTTTGTTTCAGTGCTCTCTCATACTGTTCCCTTTGCTTTTTCGTCAGCTTATCATTGTCGATCTTTTCTTTTTCTTTCTTGATTTTTTTATCAAGACAAGCTTTATGATAGTATCTGGTTTTTATATGAATAGCTTTCGAAGCAAGTACATTTTTATGGCACACAGGGCAAATGTACATTGCCCTTGGCATTACGCCACTCCTAATTCAGCACAAGCATCCTTAATGTCTTCGAGAATAATACTCATAGCCTCAGTCTGCTTTTTAGTACACTGAGATACTTTCTTCCCGACACCAAGAGTCTGCTCTACAATGTCTGTCAATGTTTCCATATGATCTGAGGAAGCCAATTTACCACCCCAAAGAGCAATCTCTTCCTGGAGCTGTTCAAAGGACATCGTTTCTTTCTCTTCATACATAGACTGCTGTTCATCATAAGATACTGATTTAATACCATCAGCCTCTTCCTGTTTAGTAATTGCATCAGAGATTGCTTTCTCTAAATTATCTGCTGTAAATTCTTCAATTTTAGTTACCATAAAATCATATCTTGAGCGAGCGAAGAACTTATCTGTCTGTGCAAAGTAAGCGGAAGATTTAATTACATGCCCATCTTCATCTACACCATTTGGTTCAAGGTAAGCCACTACGTCACAGTTATCTACAATGGGTTTAATACAGCGTTTATCTCCCTTAGGCTGAATAAAACCATCTTTTTCGTCTGCATGAGCAACGAATACTACTGTATATCCGGAAGTTACTAATTTCTGAATCTGTTCCCAATAAATACGTTCATAAATCTGATAAAGATTTACTTTGCTGTTTTCATTGGCACCGAGAGAAATGCATCCTCCACCGTATGTATCACATACGAATTTCTGACAAAACAAAGATGAGGCATATACTTCGTCAATAACAATAGTAGAATAAATCTCTTTAGCTCTTTCTACTGTTTTAGGATCAGTGAGTTCTTTAATATACTTAGTGAACATTCTCCAGTTGTTGATCATTTTATGTTTAACTCCTGCCTGAGCGCCTAAACCATTCTCACACATAAAGAACAAGGCCTTCTTCATCTTCGCGCAGTTATAAGTTTTTCCTGTATTGTTTGTGCCATAGAGCATAATTACTTTTCCTTCAAGGCCGTGTGCTACAACGCTTACTTCTGGTTCAAAAATACTATCTGTCATATATAATCTCCTTAAATTTCAATATTTCGTTTTATAAACTTGTTTATAGGATTAAAAATTAGGAAGTTTCGGTCTAGCTTTAGTTGTCGCAGCAGAAGTTGCTGTCTCTGGCTGTTTAGCTTTTGCTTTCTCTTCCTCTAAACGAACTTCTCTATCAGTAATTGCCTGAGAAATTGCACCAATGTCATATGGTTCTGGGGTTGGTGTTTCACTGTCCTCACCGTAAGCATCAGAAGCATTTGTAATAATCATCTCATTTTTATAGATAGTTTTCTTCTCAAATCTTGGTTTACCAATTTTTACAGGAATTTCTTTTGTGATTTCTGCACGACTATTTACAATATCACCATAGAACTTAACAGTCTGATTTGGTGCATAATCATCTAAAATTGCTTCTGCAATTCCATCTTCTGCTGGAGCAACTAAAGTCATTGGTTCAATTCCTGAATAGGTAGGAACCCATCCTTTTACGATTACACGGCCTGTCTCTTCACCTTTGTTCTCGCCAGATGTATAAAGTTCCGGTGTGATAGAAGCAATTGCCATTTCTACTTCAAACCAAGCATGAGGGTCAAATTTCTCTGGATCTCCATCATAACGGTTAAAAAACATTGTCTGGTAAGAGACACCTACATGCACCTGTTTGTCTTTTCCGACATAAGAGCGAGGTCTGATCTGACCATTTGTAACAGTTACTCTTGTAGCTGCATCTTTACCAACTTTGGCAATAGACTGATATTCTCTCATTACAGTTTCAATGCCTGCATAACAGCCATTATCTGTACCGTCATTTTTCTTTTCATTCACATATACTCTAAATGTTACGAAATTAATGTCTCCTGTCTGCACTGTAATGTCACCACTAATGACTTTTTTACCATCTCTTACTGATTCTTCCAGTGTATTTTCGCTTACAATACCAACTACTTCTACTTTTGTGTCTGCCTGTCTTAAATTTGTTTTTTCACTCATGAATATTGTCTCCTCTTATAAATAATATTGTTTGGTATATTGATAAGCGTTCATGATTGAACGACTTATTCACTAAATCTCATGCTAACTCTATCTAAATATTCTTCATCTGACGGGTTAGCGAATCTAATAACTGTATATATGCCTTTGCATTCTGGGCATCTATTATTTTTTCTTTCATTCCATTCAAATACTGAAGCACAACGAGTGCACTGGCATAATGTTGTTCGTGTTTCCATCTCATGCCTCCTCTTCAAAGATGCTTCCGCTAATACCTAAGGCTTCAGCAAGTAATGTTTTCAGAGGTTCTGATGGATTCTGATCATTCAACCATCCTAAATAACTATCTGGAATTTCAGAGAGTGGTTCTCCCTTATGTTTGCCGAATGGCATAAGATATGTTTCTGGTGTAGGTTTGAATTCTTTCATCAGTTCATCTACTTCAGTTTCATCAAAAGATACTGTTAAATCTTTTCTTGATGCTAAATAATCTGCTAAGTGAACTATCATCTGACCTTTTGTTTCTGGTAATGGCAGCTCATCTTTACTTCTTTTATCTGTGTTCCATTCACCCATATGTGAGGCGCAACAGTCTGCAATATAATCCAATTCTTCATCTGGCAACCATTCAAATCCTTTATAGGATTTTATTCTCTCAGCTATAAGTAACGGGTGTTTAAAAAGAGTATATTGACTGCCATTACGCCCAAGTTTTTCATCATCATGGTTCATAATAGCTGTTCGTAGCATATCTCTTTCTCTTGATGTAAACTGACTCTTGATACAATCAATTGACAGCATATGATTTAAGAATCTAGTTGCCCCTTTTACATGTTTAGCAAGTCCCATAAAACCAACTGTATAATCAGGGTGATATTTGTTAGTACTTGAAGCAGACACTTGCCAGAAATATGTAGGCGCAGTATCTAGTAATTCAATACAAAATTCCTGAATATCATCATTTTCAAATACTTCTAATTCTTCCTTAAAAAATCTCTCTGCTAATGTCATACAGCTTCCTCCTCAATAATTTCTTGTGCCTCTTCCATATCCGGTGTATCAGAGGAATCTTTTATCAATCCTTCAAGGACCTTGAAAGTGAAATTCTTGTGTTTATAAGCCTTAAAGCTGCTTCTATTATCAATTCTTACAACTACACCTTCTCTAACGTGTGTCTGTCCAATAGGATCAGGGCCGTCATAGTATTTCTCTACTCTTTCCATTAGATCTTCTTTTGTAGTAAATAAAAATTTATCAAATTCAGGTACATGTTTAACTCCTAAACGATCACACCAATTCTTTACTTCTTCCCATGGAATCTCTGTAATAACCCCATCTTCATTGGTCATAGTCATTCTATAAACATAAATATCAGAAGTACCAGGAGTACACCCATAAGAAAACACTGTTTCATCACCGTAAAGCTTCTTAACTTCTTTATCTTTAATTTTAGTGTTGGAACAGGTTCCCATAATGGTCTGCTCTGTACCATCAACCCACCCTACGATTTCATAAAACACTTCCATTCCTTTTGGCAGTCTGTCAATAAAGTAGTCGTGATATTTCTGTCTAAATTTATCATTTCCATAGTAACCGCCTTCAAATGTATTAAGCACGACTCTTCTAGTGCCAGAAACAGCTTTCCAGCTTTTAATAACAGGTGCTGGTTTATGGAATAGCTTCTGCAGTAAAGTTCTCTTACCTTCTTCTATTTCAATAGAATTTCCGGTACGAGCTGATGTACCATGCATTTTCAAAGTAATGTAACAAGTGTCTCCTGGCTTAAATGCATTTAAGTTATATGCCAGCTGCTCAGTATCTACATGCTCTTTAAAATAAGGAAATTTGTTTTTCAGATTTGGAGTTTTTACTTTCGGATCATTATTAGATTTTTTATGATTTGACCTTGGAATATATTTTTTACAGATAACTGTCCCATCAAGTACAGTAATTTGATCTCCTAAAGATAACTTATTTATATCAGTCCATTTGCTAAGAGATTCTACTGGTAAAACCAGTCCTTCTGATTTTTCACCTCGTAATCTCATAGCTTTAATATTTCGTTTTACAGGATCAAGATAACCACCTGTAGTTGTTCCATCTTCATTTTTAATACGCAGTAAATTGTTTTCTTTTGCAAATTCTTCTCCTAACTGTCCATCAACCGGGAAGAATACAACTTTCTGCCCTTCGTAATAACTTAAATCAACAATAACCGTATTTCCAAAAACGGTACTAAGCTGGAGCCTATCAGCATTGCTGTGTTTACGAAGTTGCTTAAGCTCAGTAATGTAAGCACAATACATTAAGTATTGAATACCTCTTTCTCACTCATAATTCTCTTGCACAGATTAATTACGTCTGTGTTGCCTCCTTTTACTTCATTATATATTTTAGTAACACCATAAAGTTTTCCTATATGGAATCCTTTGTTATATGTATCACTAATTTTCTTTTTCATCTTTTTTCTAGTTATAAACACGTAGCTCCTCCTGTTATTTCTTCTAAAGTTCTAGGAGTATAATTCAGTAGCATTGCTCCGACATTATACATTTTACATGACATCAAATGCCAATACATTTGTGTGACCGATATGTAAGTCTGAAATATAATAATTCATAAACTACTCACCACAGCACTAAGTAAATCAATAATGCCAACAATCAATATTATTATATAAAATCTTGTTCCATGTATCCCTATTGATGAACAATAGGCTCCTAGAATGCCCAGCATAGAATATTCAAGATTAATAAAAATGTTTTCATAGCTCACCTATCCAATCCTCATAAATATTATCTGCATGTGCTTCAATATCATCATGTAATGTCTCTTCTGGGTAATCAATAAGAGACTCCATAATATAAGAAGTTGTAATCATATCTAAAGCTTTCTCACATGATAGTAGATATTTTCTTTGTAATATATCTTTTAGACATTCAATATAATCTTTAGCGTTCTCTGTAAGCTCTGCCATTATGCGATCCTCACAATCTGTTCATATAAGACATAATCCTTTGCTGTTATAGCTTTACTATCATGGTAATGTCCACACAGCCAATGTCCATAGTCAACATTACATCTGATCTCTTCCAAATAATCAGTTAGCTTATCCGGTTTATATAATCCATGTGATAATAATGCTGCTGTAGAAGAAGCTGTACAATGTGTTAGGATAAAATCTACTTTATTATCATGCTCTGCCAGATTCTTTATACCCTCATCCATCTCTTCTTCATCTGGCATTTCTCTCTCCCACCATGAAATATGATTGATTCGGTACATCTTATCTGGATCATCTCTCCATTCCTTTACTCTTGGATCGTCAATCTCTAATACTCCATCTGAAATATCATGACTGGCAGCTCCGCCAAAAGTAAAAAATTTTAAATCGTCTATATCAAATACTTGCCCTCTCATAAGATGAATTACTGACGGCTTAATAAAATGTACTTTACCACCATGCCATTCTTCTACCGGATAAGCATCTAATATATCGTAATTCTCATGGTTTCCGTCAATAAAGAGTGTTGTGAAATGCTTCTCTTCAAGCCAATTCAGATACCACCTTTGCTGAGGTGAATCTCTCCATATCCCAAAATCTCCAAGAACAATTACATAATCTTCTTTAGTCATCTCTCTTTGTTCCGGGAACGAGTCCATATTTAATCTATGGATCCAACCCCCATGTGTATCACCCGTAATCCAAATTATTTCCACCACCTCCAACAATATGTAGCAAATGAAAATCCTACAAGAATCATGAAATATGCTATAGGTATCGCAAAGAACATTTTCATAATTGAAATTAGTAAAATACACAGGTTTAATTTTTTATCTGCAATCATATTTAATATTGTTACTACTGGCAAAAGCATTAACTTCCAACCACTACATATAGCTCCAATTACTCCACATATAGCAGAAATCCATCCCATGGTTTGCTTAATCACTTAATTCCTCCTAAACTATCAATCCATTGTTTTACCTTGCCATTATCGTATGTTTTTGTAATCAATACGGCAGACACTGTTTGCCCTATTCTTCCATGATATTTACGATATGTACTTTCATCACTAAGTGAATATTCAGTTCCGTTATAATTTACCGTAATTTCATATTCAGCATAATCAGTTCGAAATTGCGGAACATGATTAACCATACCTGTAAAACGGGTTTCTTTAGGTTTATAATATTCATTTACAACTGTGACCTTCACGCTTTCTTCTTTCTTATCAATACATTTAGCGCATCCGGTTAATGTTGAAATACTTATCAATAAAACTCCTAAAATACTTAATACTTTCTTTTTCATAGATGTTCTCCTACATTTGTAGTTAAGACCCAATCCTTCTGAGTTCCATAAGGATAAGAAGTTCCATAAGGATAAGAACCATATGTTATAGTATTATCCTCAGTAGTTTCAGTTCTGGTCGTCTCCTCAATAAGATGGCCTTCTTTATCATATTTCTTAGTAGTTTCCGTAATCGTAGTTTTTGTCATTGCACTCTCCTTATATTGACAAACCACCTCACCTAAAGTACAATACTATTGATCCCAGGTCTGTACCGGGTGAGGATCTTCTGAATGGGTAATGTGATATGGGATTGTATCACACATTATTTTTGAAGGAGGTGTTGCCTATGGCAGCAGATATCATAACTATACTTACTTGCTTTGGGCCGACATTACAATTCGTAGTTGTTAACGTTATCCTCACCTTACGCAGCCACCTCGTTATTACTGACGCAAAATCCCTACGCTACCGTCAGTGTGGTATATGTCCACAGTTCTCACTATACGTTACCCTCATTATTAATTATTTATTTTCAACAGTTGCTACATTGCCTGATGTTAATTCTCCTGCGTCAACAATTGTTGCAGCATTTCCACCTTGTACCTTCGGCACATCACCATTCCACTTATCAATCTTCTGTTTCTCAATAAGTTCTGGAGTAAGTGACTCAGCGATCTTTTTATTTGCTTCTGCTTCAGCATCCGCTTTAATTCTTGTAGCTTCAGCTTTACCTTCCGCAGTGATTTTCGCCTGTTCAGCTTCAATAGCGGCTTTCTCTTTATCCTGCTCCGCTGCGATGAGAGCAACTTCCTTATCTTTATCTGCCTGTACCTTTGCAGTCTTAGCTTCAATATTTGCAAGTTCCAGTTCCTGCTGTGCATTTACTTTCTTCTGAATAGCAGCCTGAGTTTCATCATCTGTAGAAATTGAAGTAAAGTTTACAGTATCAATGATGATTCCATATGGCTCAAATTTCTTTTTCAAGTATTTGTCAAGTGCTTCATTCAGTTCCTGACGCTTATCACCAAATACATCTGTTACCGGATACTTAGCAGTTACTTCCTGTGTCCACGCTTTCATCTTTGGTTTGATGAAAGTATTTTTTACGCTTTCACCGGACTGACCTTTAAATCTTGTAAATACATCAGCAACTTGATCCTGATCGAATTTATAAGAGAATTCCAAATCAACAAGAAGCTGTTTTCCATCTGCGGTAGGAGTTTTAAAACTCTCATCTTTTGGAGAATCCCCTTTATCTTCTGAAGTCAGATAAGACTGTTCAATACCAATTGAATACAGTGATGTTTTTACTGTAGGTGAAATCACATTCCATCCCTGTGGAAGAGTATCTTTTGAAATTCCACCGTTCATCTTGTATTCTACAGCTACATAACCAGCAGGAACTCTTACTGTGCACTTTGCTACACAAATTAATCCTGCTGCAATTATTACTGCTAATCCAACCCCACCTAAAAAACCTTTTTTCTTTTTCATTACTCATTCTCCTTATCTTTTTCGTTATTTTCTTCTCTGTTTATTTCGTCTACTGCATCTTTCCAAATTCTATGCAAGAATCGTCCGAATGGATAAAACAATGCAGATAATAGGAACCATAAAATTACTGCTCCAACCAATACTAAAAATACAAATACTGGATTCATACTCTCTCCTTTATAATTCAATACCTTCCATAACAGCTCTAGCTTCTAAAATAGCTAAATAATTTGCCATAGCATCAATCTGAATATTATAAATGCTTCTTGGGCATGTTGGCTCAAAACTAAGACTTCCATTGTCCCATTTAAAAAGTATAGACTGCAAACCTCTGAATCTAAGCATTAACTGGTAATATTCAGCTTTGAATCTCTCGTTATAATCTGGGCTAACCATCATTTCTGTTGTTTCTTTTAATGTTTTTACCATATTATTTGTCTCCTTTATATTCTTTAATATCATTTACAAATGTCCAAGTGAAAAAGACTACCAGCATTAAACTAAGTAAATTTTTATAAGTAATAAGGTCTACCAATGATACTGCTATAAAAATAGCATCAAGAATGATAAAAAATATGTTAAGTTTCATTTAATTCATCTCTCACTCTCATAAGTATCTTCCCAAGCCTATTTTCTCCAACTCCATCTACAGTTCCCCAAATAGTATCTCCCCAAGTATTACCCTCTTCCAGGTGCTCGTCACCTGTGGCAAGTAATTTTTCCTTAAGGTCTGGATTCTGAGTGAATTTAGCCAGTACGATTTCATACATTACTTTATCTTTCACTTCTTCCCAATCTGATCTCAAATCAATCTTTCTACCTGCTGCCTTTGCCTCTGATGGGCTAGCTTGAGAAAATAACTGGAATTTTAGTCTACGATTTTTTGTTTTCTGTGCTTGAAAAGCTGCTTCATTATTTGTATAGTCCCATCCGTTATAACTTACCGGTGCCATATAAAAGTTACTTAAAAAGTAATAATCTCCAGTAAAACTATTAACCATTTTTTCATTCCTTTCTATATTTTAATTCTATTTTTTCGATTTATTAAATTCTGATCTCTTGCACCCCAATTTTTACCTGTAAATTCAGAAGTTATCATGGCATTTTTACCGAAAAAAATATGTGGCTGGTTATCAAACGTATGGAAAGTAATTTCGAAATTTTTCATAATCCTAGCTCCATTAATACAGAAATCATTTTTTCTTTTAATTCTGGATGAATCTTTTCCAAAGTTTCTCTGGCATTTAACGGCTTATCTGGTTTAGTTAGCCTTGCACATTCCCAATCAATTGCCATCTGAACATAATCATTATGCGTTCTGGCTCTCAGATGATGTCTACTATGATGTCTATGCCAATTATGTACTTGTTTATAATCGAAGAATGGATATAAAAACACTTTGTCCAGATCATGGAATAGACTTCTTATTGTGTTATACCCCAATAACTGTTTTTCTACTTTGCGGAATGCTTTTCTGTGCTTAAGTGTATATTGTACTCTATCTTTATTTTTCATCTCTCACCTTAATAATCACTACAAGTTACTGTTAAACTTACGAATCCATCATTTTGTTCAAAAGATGTGATAAGTTCATTTTTTACCAATTCTTCTACTATGTCTCTGTCAGTTATTTTTGTTCCAATTAATTCAGGATCAGTCAAGTTGTATTCAGCTTCTACAGTGATCACTCTTTTTGTTGGTATCAAAATTTCCTTTTCACATGCATCATCAATTGGTTTATTTAATATCCTTTTTCCTCTTTGCGTAATACCACCTCCATATTTTATTTCATTGTTTAACCTCCTTAAGTGTAGGTGAGGAATTGAACCTCACCTTAACCTTTTGTTACTACACTTATTTTCTCTTCCCTACAAAGAATCCAATTAAGAAACAGACTAATAGACATACCACAAACACGCCTACATTTAACACTATCATTTTATTTGCCTTTCTTTGCTTTCAGTTCCTGCAGCTTTTTATCAATTTCATCATCTTTCATTTTCTTATCCAGACGCTGTTTCTGTACAGTAGTAGAACTTTCATAAGCGATCCTAGCTCCATCAGCAGCTTCTTTTTGCTTTTTAACTCCGTCACGTACTTTCTCTAACATCTTTTCCTCTTCACTGGAAGATACTCCTGGCGTTACATTAAAAGCTTTTGATGCCTGAGCAGTCTCCAAAGTTAAAACAGCACTTTCTTTTTCTGCTTTTAAATCATTAAGTTGCTGCTGTAATACTTCTACTTTTTCTTTCTGTACGTCAGCATTCTCTTTCCATTCTTTTAATGTATTTTTGATAAAATCAATTTTATCATTCAGTTCCTGTTGTTCTTTTAAGTAGACTTTTGCCGCTTCGTCATCTCCTCGATCCACACAAGCATTTACATTTACATCTGCTTTCATGGCATCTTTCTTCAAATGGAACAGGTCATCTTCATAATTGGAAATCTTACCAAGCATCTGCTGATATCTTACATTTTCCTGCTGAAGTTCATCTTCTTTCTTTTCAATAGCAGCATTATAATATGCTTTAGCTCCCTCAGGGGTGGCTGCATCTTTCTGAATTGCTTCATTCGCCGTGCCTGATGCTCTTATCCTTACCCTCTTTCCAATTTTGCTATTAAAAAAGAAGCAAAATCCTACGAGTATTAAAATAACAATTACAACAATTGCTCCAGCTGTAATATTCATTAGTCTCTCCCTTCATCAATATCAAGCCCAAAGTTTTTAAACAGTTCTGTCATACCTCCCACATAACCAGAACCTAATGCCTGGAATTTGAATCCATCTCCGTAACGGTATAATTTACCCATTTCTACTGCATTCAATTTTTCAAAGTTTTCATTCTCAGACAGATCATATTCATACTTATCACCATCTGGATTGTCGTAATCACAAATTGTCATAACTGCATTGGAGACCATTCCAAAATTCTGCATACGCTGTAAGGCCCTAAAAATTGTTAAGCAGATAGTAAATTCTGTTTTATCTTTCGGGAAAGTATCAGCATGCACAATGAAATATTCGTCATAATGCTTTCCATTGAAAATCATTCCCTGAGAATCGTCACCAGTTTTATTGTCTCCTGAATAGTCTACCCAGGGATATGCAGAGCCATCTTCATAGGTTTTATAGTTTACTAAATCTTCTGGGTATACTACTTTGCGACTTGAATCTGTTAAAAATCCATTGATATCAAAGTCAATGTCTGCTTCACCAGCATAACGGTTCTGATCCCAATTGACTCCAATAAAGAAATTCTTAATGCCTGTACCATCTTCTTTTACCATACTAATTTTCTGATTTTTGCTCATGTTGATTACTGCCATATCTCTTTATCTCCTTTTTATTTATTATTCAGCCAGTCTTTATACTGACGAAGAATCTCTGTATATAACTGTTCATCAGACATTTTATTCATGTCTTTTACTGCTGTAAAACCGGTGTTGTCATGTTTTCTACCTTTCATATCATCAAGAGATTTCAAATAGTCAAAATCTTCATCTCCAATTCCTATGAACTGCACGAAGATGTTGTACTCTGAAAGCTCTTTAATAACTGCATTGGTGGCAAAAGTATCACTGTTCTCACCATCTGTAATAAAGATGATAAATGCTGGAATCTCACTTGGCTCAATATCTTTATAATATGTAACCATTTCTTTCAATACAGGAGCATAATTAGTACCACCCATATACATATGAGCTTTTTTCATAACATTTTTAACATAACTACTATAATTATCAGCGTTAGCAGCTTTTAAGCGCTCTGCTCCATTTGAGAACAGCCAACTCTCAAGTTCTCCATTATCGTCAAATCTTAGAGCAATAGGCAACAAACGAGAAATGGTTTCCTGTACAGATCCATTATCATACAGCCAATCCATACTTCCTGAATAATCCATTGCAAGAGCTACTCTAGCCGTATGTTTTGTCATATCAATCTTGCTTCCCTTAGACATATCAATAAGTACTTTGCCAAGATTTTCATTGTGCTTAGACATATCAATTGTCTGTAACTTTTCTTCATATACAGGTTGCTGAGTTACAGCAGAAGATAACTCTACTGCTGCTTCCTCATCTTTTTTTCCGAATAGTTTTCCCAAAAATCCCATTTTAGTTACTTCCTTTCTTACAAATTGCTTTTCTAATCCAATCTACAGGCACAACCATAAATGCTGTCACTAAGACTACAATCCACTGTTTAGCATCCATTGGAGTTGTCTGTACTAGATTTCCTACAAAGTTACACAAAACTACAGCCATTGCAAAAATACCCAATGCGATATACACAAATAATTTGTTATTTTTAATTCCTTTGAAAAGATTCATACTATCTGTTCTAATAGTGAATCCATTAAATACTGCCATTAAACACAATAAAGCGAATCTCGCTGTCATAGCCGAAAGTTTTGTTGCAAACATATTTCCAACTGGACCAAATGTAATTACACCAAATAAAGCAATAAATACAATTGAACTTAATGCAATTCTCCCTTTCGCTCCACGGATAAATAATCCGGATCCTTTCATGATAGGCTCTTCATTCATATATTCTTCTTTTGGTGGTTCTCCGCCAAAGCTTAATGAGTTAAGTGAATCCATGATGATATTTACAATAAGGATCTGAACTGCTGCTAATAGAGCAGAGCCACCAGAAATAATTGGAAATACCATACTTAAGATCAACAACGAAATATTGATAGGTAGCTGGAATTCAAGGAACATCATAATGTTATGCATAAATGTTCTACCAAGTTCGACTGCCTTTACCACACTTGCAAAATTATTGTCTGTCAAAACAATATCTGCTGCTTCTTTTGCCACATCAGACCCATCCTGCATTCCAAAGCCTACATCTGCTTTCTTTAGTGCAGGAGCATCGTTCACACCGTCTCCGGTCATTGCCACAGACATTCCAATTTCTTGTGCTAATGTTACAAGTCGAAGCTTCGTATTCGGTGAGCATCTGGAAATTACTCTTAACTGTGGAATAATTTCTTTTACTTTTACATCTGACATTGCCTCAAACTCATCATTGGTAACTGCTAAGTCTCCAGGCTTATAAATGCCAGCTTCCATAGCAACAGCCTTAGCAGTCTCCATACAGTCACCAGTAATTTCAATTACCTGGATTCCAGCTTTATGAGCAATTTTTACTGCTTCTGGAACTTCATTCCTAACCGGGTCAACAACTCCAATGACTCCAAGGAGATTCATTTCATCGGGTAGACCATCATCAGTTTTATCTGAGATAGTCAATGCAATACATCTCATTGCCTTCTCTGTTAATCCCTTAATATGACTCTTTAAAGCTTTTCTTTTTTCTTCTGTCAGCTCAGTTACAATGCCATCATTATCAAGATAAAATTTACACTTCTCAATTAATTTCTCTGGTGCACCTTTATAAACAGTAAAATCATTTGCTCCATTGTTTAAAGTTACTGCAGAAAATTTATTCTCGCTACTAAATGGAACACGTTTCTTCATAATAGCTTTATTCTGTATTTTTTTTGCGTCTTCAGGAGAAAGCATATCAAGTACTGCTCGATCAATTGAATTGCCACCAGTGATATTCCCATTAGAATCGAACACTGCACTATTATTCATGCAAATGTTTAAATCAATTAGCTCGTTGAGCGAACTTTCCTTATTAAAAATATCCTGACAGTTACCGTTAATCATAACTGTAGAAGTCATTTCACCTGTTGTGAGAGTTCCTGTCTTATCCGTACAAATTAAATTAACATATGCCAATTCAGGAATTTTACCAGTATTTTTCGCAAGAATATTGAATTTTTCCATTGTCGATACATTCTGTTTAGTTACAAGTTTTACAATGAGTGGCAGACCTTCCGGTACAGCCGCAACAATAATTGTTAATGCATTTGAGGTATTCTGTGCTACTTTCTGAATATTTTCAAGAATGTTTCCTGAGAAATACTGACTTAAACTTCCAGCATTTAAGATACCTGTAATTGTCATAATTACAAATGCTAATACTGCCGCAATTGTTCCCCATTTTGAAATAAAATCACATAAATGATCCAGAGCAATATCAAGAGCTGTCTTAGGAGGCTCTAAAGTCTGCATTTTGACAAGAGTATCACCGTTAACTGTATTAACACCAACATCTGTAACAATCATTTTTCCTTCACCAGACATAATAACTGTTCCTGCAAAGAGAGAACACTGATCCGTATATGCAGCAGTAGATGTTGTTTTAACATGTTTATAATTAGCACTAGGAATTTTTCTACATTCTTTTGTCTCTCCATTGATAGCGGCATTATTAACAGAAATTTCTCCTTCAACAATAAAACCATCTGCAAAAATCTCTTGTCCAGTTCTCAATAGAACTAAATCACCTACTACCAGATCATCTTTATTAATTGTCTGTATGCTTCCATCTCGGACAACATCACAATATCTAACTGCCGTTTTTGCTCTTAACTCTGCTGCAGATTTCTGTATGCCTAGACCTGTCTTAATAGCAATTTCAGTAACAATAGCTAAAACTACTATAATCATTACAGGTTCAGAAAGAGACATTACTCCCATAGCTCCTAAAACCAACTGAAACAAAGCAATTATTATTAGAATCATAGTAATTGGTTCAGTTAATGCCTCCTTAGCAAAATGATACCATTTCTTCAATTCAGGCTCCGGAAGCTTATTACTTCCATATGTAGTCCTACTAACCTCTACTTCGCTACTTTTTAATCCATTAAAATTCATTCTTAAATCTCTCCTAATACAATTCTTTCATTGACAGACATTACAAATTCTTCTATAGCTTTATAATTTGGTTTATCAGGCAATAAGGTATTCTTTGAATCATACTCAAGTCTTTTCTCTAACTCGTTTACCATTTCAAAAAATTCTGGGATAGGCTGACTGTTTGCATCCAAATATTCTCCATTACGTAGAGCCATAAGAAGCTCATGATCATCTTCTCTATATGTAATAATTTTGCCTTTTTCAAGAATATCAAAGCACATAAGATACAATCTCACTAAATGGCACATATGCTTTCCTAGCTTATTATGTTCTATGGCATGTCTGTTTCTTTTTCCAACTTTAGAGTAATCCTTAACAATATTTTTCATTTCAGCCCACATCCCCTGATAATCATTCAAAGGATAGTGCTTCAACTGGATATCCATAAATACTTCTGTTTCATAATCTTCCTGAATACCTTTATCTACATAAAGCTTTATTGCATCTTCTGGAAAATTGAAATACTTTTCAGGGAAAGTATAAAAAGCATTCATAATACTATTAAGAACATGCTGCATTCTTTCTTCTTGCCCTAGCTTTCTAGCAGCTTTATTATCAAGCCTTCTTAGCTGGCTTGTAGCATAGCCTCCAAAAGAATAGATCGCTTTCTTAGATAAAAACATTTCAGCATTATCAAGAAGTTCTTGACCAATTGGATGAATATAAAGATAATGTTCCGGCTTCAATCCTATCAGCTCAATTGTGTTTGGGTTGCAGTTTGACAATAGAGTTATCAATTTATTAAAAGAATAGATTGTTGTATCTGTTGTTTCTTCCGTTACCTGATCAAAATTATGTGTAGGAATCAGGATTTCTTCTCTTTTATTTAAAGCACAACCCCTAATATCCAGATCGGAGCTTTCTGTATCTGTACCATAAGCATGAGACCCACCTAAGCCTAATAGAATTATGTTGCTCCCCAGGTGCTCGTCCGCTCTTAAGAAATCATAATGTTCACTTTTCAACAACTTCTTGATTTTCTCTATCTTCATCAATTTCTCCTGTTGAATAATAATAATTTACTATATCGTCTAAGTTCCTTATCTCTTTTTCTAACTCTGCACACTTTTTCTTGCTATCACATGCCCATAACTGTTTTCGTAGCTTCGTTGCAACCTCAGATACCTTTTCTGCTTCTTCTGTTTTATCAATGGTTTCTATGACATCAACTTCAATTGGTTCTCCGCAAAATGGACAGAATTTAAGAGGGTAATAATAGTCTTCAGGCCATGTATCTTCCCAGTCTTGGACTTCTTCGCTTACGTAAAAGAAAATTCCAAAAGTTTCATCAGTTTTATAGTCACAACCATGGCATTCTATAGTTTCACAAGTTCTACATAAATAGTTATCAGGATATTCATTAGAAATAACTATCCTAGGATTCTCTTCCAATGCTTTGCAACAGAATTTAGGTTTATAATATTTATAAGATGTGCTCCTATCTACAATTATTTGCTTTGCTTTTATTTCCATGTTTACACCTCAGATAATCTGTAAGTTTTCATCACCAATAAGCCATGCAGAATCTAAAATAAAATTTTCATATGGATCACCATTGTCATTCCAGAACTCATCCGATCCAACCTCCCAATCGCCCAATGTTCCAGCATTAAAGTTACCGTATAAATAATCTGCCACATATTCTAAAAACGCATCTGCAGCCTTATCATAATCTTCTTTTCTTATTAACTCTTCTACATCCGGCTCAAGATCAATCCATTTATGCTGTTCAATCAAAAAAGATTTAGCGTTGTCTCTTACTTTCAGCAGTGAGTTTTTAATGTCTGTCAATGTTGCATCTTTCTTTTTTGCAATGATATAACTTGAAGACGAACTATTAGTAACAAATCCTCTTCTTATTTTCATTAACCATCTCTCCCTTCTCCTTCAGCAACTTTTATATCAGCAAATCCATTTACTTCCGTAATAGCATCTATTGCTTCATTCATAGAGAAATCATAATCATATACAGCATCACCCCATTCATCATAATAAGCATCGTTCCTGTCCTCAATTACGATATATTCTCCATCAGGGTGCTTTTCTAAAATGTCATCAACCCCATAAATGACCGCTCCGCACCAACTAGCACCAAGCTCACCAGACCAGTTTTTTTCATCATTTACACCAGTAACATCTAATACATCAAGATTGAACTGATCAATTATCTTCTGAGCTTTTTCTTTGTCAGCAATCCTTGCAAAGCAAATAATGAAACTGCTAGAGCTTGAATTAGTAACAAATCCTTTCCGTATTTTCATGAGCCCTCCTTTCTAGTGGCTCTCGCCACTAGATTTCTTATTCCACTTAGGTTTATCAGTTTTAATTTTATTTACATGTTTAGAAAAAGCAAGTGATTTCTTAGACTGCTTCATCCCATGTTTAACCATTCTAGTATGTTTCTTTCCGTTTTTATCTACTTTTGTCTCATACTCTTTGTTCCAGGAATTCTTTGATCTCATATTACATGTCCTCCATTGAATAAATTACTTTTTCTAAGCTTCTTTTTGATTTGAAACACTTCTTAAGCAAACACCACATAATGGCTTTTTCAGTATCATCTTCGTCTTCCCAATCATTTAAGACTACAGAAGTCTGTGTTCCATCTTTGAACCCTACAGTAGTTCTAATTTTTCCTGTAGCAATATCTTTTGTTCTTCCTACAAATGTGATATCATCTTTCGAAAGTGTTTTACAAACCTGTTTATCAGTTTTATTTTTAGGTACAATATATACATCAATGCCTAAAGCATCTTTAATCTGGCGCTCACAGCTTCTAAGCTCTTCTCCAATAGTATGCTCTTTTTCTTTTTTCGCTACTGCTTTTTCAAGTGCTTTTAAAATCTCATCTGGTGACATATTCATATCTGTTTTCTCCTCTTTATAATTAAAATACTGCATTGGTTTCAGTTTAAACTCATTCTTCTCATGTAAACGATCAATCCGTCTTTTAATTTCCGGATCATCGCAAATACCTGTACGAATATATCTATCTAATACTGCATAGGTAAATCCGAAGTTATCTTCATCTGATTTACCGCATAACCCATCTGATGGTGTTTTCTCTACATATTTTTTAGGTAATCCTAAGTAATAACCGATTCTTTTTACTTCACTCTTTGTGAACTGAGCCAACGGTGAAAAGTCCCCTGCTGCGTCACCATATCTAGTGGAGTATCCGATGTAATCCTCAGAAAGATTACATGTATTAACCACTCTTCCATTGTGTGACTGTGACACCCCGTATAGAGTGGTCATTCTTAGTCTAGGAGCGAGATTAATTAATGTCTGATCTGTTACATTAAATGCAGCATCAATTTGATCAATAATATCATCATAAGCTGATCCAATATTAATAGTAAGATAATCAATGTTTAATACATGCTGGCAAATATCATAAGCCACATCAATATCATCCTGTTTATAGTTCGGCATGATTACTCCGAGAACTTTGTCAGCTCCAACGGCTTCCACACATAGCTCAGCAGCTACTAAAGAGTCAACGCCACCGGAAATACCTACTATGAGATTACATCCAGGACCATTCTCTTCTCTCCAATCTCTAATCCACTGAATACAATCATTTGTTGCTTTTTCTACATTAAACATTCTGCTCCTCCAATTTCCACAGTTCTACTTCAAAACTACTTAATTCTTCTTCTATAATCTTATAAACCACTTCCCAGTCTGCTCCTCCTCTTCCGCAGCCTATTTTATATGGGAGTGCAATGGTTGTCTTGTGAGGTCTGTTATCAGCATCAAACCAATAAACAGGTATTTGTTGTCGAATAAAATTTAATCCTTCTCGAAAAGCTTTAACATCAGTATACTGTTTTCCATCATATCCATACTTGTCTTGTGCAAATAAGGACAATATCTCTTGATTTTTCCTTCTGATAAAGTACTCGTCATATGTTCCAAGAAGTAATTCTGGATTAAACTCACGTAATTTACAGACGTTTCTATAATGTATATAAATACCTTCGTCATAATCTCTTAATGCTTTAGCGACTCCAGTATTCATTTCTCCTTGGCAATTAACTTGATGAATTATATAATCGGTCTGTGCATCTACAATGTTACCTTCAATAATTTTAATCATAAATCTTTTCCTATAAATCCTGAAATGTAAACTTCTCGCCACAGGAGCAAATCACTTCTCCAATAGTTCCAATGCTTGTGGGAACAAATTGATATGTATATCTCCCGCCACAACATCCGCCAGCTCTCAATCTCTGTTCCATAGTTTTCAAACCATGTTTCTCAGCGTCATGTTTTAACTGCCACTCTTTGATTTTCTCCTCTTCTTCTTTAGAAATTGGAAATCCTCTATGTAAATCATCTTTTGCTTTTTCCAACTCTGTTTTCATTCTCTGCATTTCAGAGTCTTTATAATGCTCATCTTTGAGCTTTTTGTTTTCTTCTTCTAAGTATTTGATTCGTTTTTCATAAGTATCTACTTTATCAATAATCCCCTGACAAAGATCTGAAACTGAATCAGTAAAATAACTCATTTTTAATACCTCCCTATATCTACTCCATAAATGATGAAACATGTACAGTTACAAAATCGCTATGTGCACGAATATAATCCAAAGTTTTAACTGTATCTTCTACAATTGCAATCTGAGATGGCTTAAGTCCGAGCTTTTGTTGCAGCGTTTGAAGCACAGTAAGTTTTTCTGTCTTTTCTAAAGTGAAATAGATATTATCATCTGGCAGATCATAATTGTCTTTTATAAAAGCTCTTTTACCAGGAATTTCATTTAAAGGACTCTTTGAACAGGTATATACTTTATTCACGCCTTTCTTCTGAATAAACTCCTGCATTAATTTGATCGGACGCACATCTTTATACGGATTCTCACCGGAAGCTACAAGTCTGTCCCATTCATCGTCAGTCATACTATGACTTAATTCAGAAAACTCATACGGAGCAAGTACTCCATCTACATCCATTACTACAATCACATCATCTTTTAATAAATAATCTGTAATTTTACTCATCTTTGTTTCTTCCGTTTAATCTGTCTCTGATTTCTTTAAATATTTCTGTATGATATATTTCACCGTCTTTAAATACAGTTTTTAATGCTCCATCATAAACAAGACTATCATACCCGTCTCTGCACTTTAATTCTCTATTCTCATCATAATACACATGACAGCACCCTTTATGAGATTTTTTCAAATGGCTCGTATCAGTCTTTGGATCTTTATAAATCATAATTGGCTGCCCATTAACCACTCCATATGTAGCTTTCATTGCAATACCAAACATATCTCTGGTTACAACAACCATACGCCCATCAGGTTCTACAATTGCTGAGAAACAGAAAGCTCCAACACCAAACACTATATTATTTGCGGCGAATCCTTTTTTCTCCAGTTCTTCCCATACCTGCTCTACATTGTTAAGAGTGCATCCGTCCCCATAAATAATTCCAATGTGAGAGTCAAGTACTTTATATCCTTTGCTATTTACTGTCCCGTCAAATGTATCCCAAAGTTTCTCAATTGTCTTTACAGCAATTTCTACCATATCTCCGGAATCCGGACGAACCAAGAGCTTACCATTGTGCTGCATAATTTCTTTTTTGCAAGCTGGAAGAATATTGTCAATCATGTTCCAGTAATCATATGTATCAGATACCATGCTGAAAGATGCATTCGGATATAATTCTGTAAGTAGTCTTTTCACAAATGTAATTTCGTCTCCGTCCACAGCATAATTTGAAGCCATGACCGCATGTTCGGTAGAAATCGCACCAATTCCAATATGATTCACGCTACAGTCATTGAAATAATATTTGTCCAAATAATCAATTGCCGGGATCGTACTTGTCTTATCAAAGGATAATAGCCAAGCAACGGAGCATCTCTCTGCTTCTTCCATACAGGACATTCCACGCATTCCAAAGTCTGAGCAGGCCATTTCAGGTCTTAAAATGTCGTCGCAGGTCTTTTTATAGTAGAAATTTGCCAGTTCTCTGTACATATGTCCAATTGTTGCATGAGCACACGGCTTCCAAAGCTCAACCTGCAGAATACACTCAATCCACTGCACAACCCATGCAAAATCTGGATGTGTATTCGTGATTTCAATGCATGGCACTCCCATAGGCACTAATGTACCTTCCGGTAATGCACGGATCTGAATCGGAAGATACCCTAATTCGTGAAGTTTAAGGATTGGAGAAATATCGTAATTTCCTTCTCCTAACTGAATGTCCATACTAATTGTATAAAGTTCTTGAACTTCATCAGTGCTTAATTTAAAGAAATCTCTTTTAAAATATGTAATAAGATATTCTTTAATAAAAGCCTGCAGTCCGAAGAAAACCATATGATCCTGCTCCTTTAACATTGATCTTCTCGGAGTCCAATAAGAGACTAACTTCGTCAATCCTCTCGGAAACATATTGTGGTGTACTTGTTTGTAAGTATCGCTTAACAGAATTGCTAAGGTATCCATTATTTTTTATCCTCCTCTTTGTCGTTTACAACTTTGTCAATCTGATCTGTGATATAATCAACTACATCTTTACCAGTTTTGCCAATTGTTTGAATATTATCTGGTGTGATTTCATTTACAACTGCCATCGTATATATTGTTTCTGTATTAGGTGTCATGATTGCAATGATAGTCATTACAACACATCCGATAATTGATTTGCTAATAGTTTTTCTAAACTTAAATGGTTCGTTATATTCGACTAATCCGGCAAAGAAAGCACCTATAGCAATAGATCCGCATATTCCTGCGATCACTCCAAAAAATATCACTAGATTATCTGCTCTACTAGCGAAATAGATCAACCACGGGCTAATAATCGGTTTCATAATGCCTCCTTATCTAAACCTCTCAACAAGTTCAATCTTAGGACTTTCCAGATTTGTCAGAATCGTATCTGTCGTATAAATCTTCTCAATCAGTCCATTGTTTTTCAGAAGTTCTCCTTCATAAATAGTATTCTCACAATGAGTTATATAAAGATAAATCTTATTTACTCCTGTTTCTTTTAGTTTCTTAGCACTATGATAAAAAGTACCACCTCTGCTACAAATATCATCTACAATAAGGATATCTTTACCTGGTAGCTGATCAATTTCACCTGATAAATCTAAACCTTTAATCTCTCCCGTTTCCCAATCTCTATTCTTAATACCGAAAGCATATGGAAGATGTACTGCTGAAGAATATCTTTTCATAGATCCCGCATCCGGATAAAACATCATAAGATTATTACTCGCAATCTTCTTAACAGTATCCTCAATCATTCGATTCGGGGATCCTACATGTACTTTATTAAATAATGCGGCAGATACATCAGAGTGAGGATCTAAAACTTCTACTCTTCCAAAATGTAATGAATTGATAGTCTGAGCAAAATATTTTAAAGTAAATAATTCGTTCTCATACTTAACTCGATCCATACGAGCATCTGGGATATAAGGCATATATAAATTAGGCACTACTCTATGATCCCAACAATATCTAGTAATATATTCAACTGCTGTTAATTCTTCCATTGATTCAAAGAACCATTCAATATTATCTCTACACCATCCTCCGATGGGTGGGATATTCTTAAATAAGAATGTCCCATCAGGATATTTGTCAAGTTTGATTTCTACACCGTTTAATTTAATCATTCCAAATCTCCTTATAATTTATTTCTTACTGTTTGACAATCCTTAATTAACTTTTACTTATGCTCAATATCACAGGTAGTTATTACAGACGGATTATTCAAATGATTACCATTGCAAAAATTATTAATAAAATCCACCTGTCTTTGAAAGTAATCAATAGAATCACATAGTGAAATTTTTACATAACTTAATAATTCTGCGACAATTGTACTAATCTTAAACAGTTCATTTTCTTCATCATCATATTCAACGCCATCTGCATGATTAAACGGTGAGGTTGCGTTAGCTGTTTTTATATAAAAATCATTATCCTCATTTTTATAAATTGAGCACACCCAAATAGTGTCGTCATAAAGCCCATCAAACTCAAATACTTGTAAGGTTTCTGTATTGTTTTTTTCAACAAGTTTTGTAGTGATCACTCCATCACAGTCATATTTACGTAAGTAGTTCTGAATATCCTCTAATGTAATTTCTTCTAATTTCTTCATTCCCACAGTATTTTCTCCTACCATCTTATTTCTCTCCTATCACATTAATCTGGCAACTTTTCATCACTTCTAAAGCTGCTTTATGCTTCTCCGGTGTAGTTCCAGCGCAGCATGACGCATCTACTGTGATCTCTGCCTCCGAATAATAAGTTTTGATAAGAAGAGCATTTGTGATAACGCAGATGTCTGTACACACACCTATGATTTCAATGTTTAAATTGTCTATATCACTGTCTGTCCCAAATATTTCTTCCCAATCCCAGCCTTCATAACCAAAAGTTGACTTTTTACATACCATAAAATTGTTATAATTATTTTTTACAGGATGAATTTCATCTATAACCTCCCACCCTGAAGTTCGATATATACAATGTTCAACAGGAAGTTTTTTACCCTCAGAAGTATTCAAATAATCTGAATTATGTGTATCCATTGTATACACTACATAATCCCCATTATTTTTATATTCTTCAAACTTTTCTTTAATTTTAGGTACAATAGCTTGAGCTTCCGGTGTACCAAGTGAACCGGTTACAAAATCATTCTGTACATCAACTACAATCAGAACTTTCTTTTTATTTCCCACAAGCATTACCTCCAACAGTCATTCTCCCAAATGGGTACTCAACAATCCCGTAACTACAAAGAATCTCCATTTCTTTAACAACATCTCCTTTACACATCTCTAATAAGACACCAATTTCTTCTACTACTTTTTTAATTTTAGCTTTTTTCTCTTCTGCTGAACTTAAAGTAATAGTTCTCATTCCTCTGGTATAATCAGAAGTCATATCATAAATGTTATTTGGCATTTCAACTTTAAACCTAGCATCTTTTAGATCATTCATATGTAAAATTAAATCATGGGTATATTCATCTTCTGCAAGTAATTCCATTAATTTAATTTCAGTTTCCTTATCAATCTTTTCAATACTTCTTTTCTCCCAAAGTTCTATAATTGACATATCATTTTCCTTTCTTGTAAAATTATCTAGCTCATTTTCTTTAAAATAAAAATCTCCTTCTTCTGATTTTTCGTTGTAATAACTAGAGATATGTATTCTTATATTGTTAGAATAAACTGTTTTTACAATACCTGTAGCGCCTGTAATATCATATTGTTTATATTTTTTAGGCACTATTATTACTTGTACTATATCTCCTACTTGAAACATTTTTAACTCCTTTCTATTTATTAATCCACCCAGAGAGACTCGAACTCTCACGCTATTAAGCATTAGAACCTAAATCTAACGTGTCTGCCAATTCCACCATGGGTGGGTACAACTGGCAGTTCAACTGCCAATTGTTAATAATGAAAGCGACTATTATATTTACTTATTCACTACTTACCAGCCTTGTACAAACTAAGAGCCAAGTATAATCATGCTCATAAACTTTTACCAAGGATTTGATAAATCTTTATTCTTTATGCTTTATTCTTTAATCTTTAAACTGGGATAAACTTTGAATTTTGAATTTTAAGATTTGAGTTTTAATCTTTGAACTTTACAGTACTATGGCTATCTGCCTCATCCAATAATATAATATATTAAGCTTACAGGTCCTATACGACCACGTAATCCTAATCCATTTTGTATTTTATACTATTATCTACTGTATAAGTAATGCTGTGGTTTCTTTATTGTTTTATATATGTCTAACCCAGCTAAAAAGACATATAGATTATAGTTTAAAGTTTTCGATAAGCAGTGAATATATCTTAGTATGTAATTTCTATTTCTGTCAGAGAATTACTTACTGAAAGTGCCGCATCTACTTCAGCAGTGAACTCTGCAATTTCTGTTTCTAAATCCTCCATTTCTTTAAGAACACCAATTGGATCAACAAGTTCCATTGTCTGAGCTTCTATATAGGCTTCTCTAGTTTTTGTAAACTCTTCAGTAGAGGTTTTACCTTCTTTGCTACCATAGAGCCCTACAACATAATTTTCAGCTTTATCTTCCAATTTACCATTCTCAGTTATGATCTGAGCCATAGCAGCATCATACTGTTTTTTAATTTTCTGTTTTAAAAGTTTCTTGAAGTCCATTCCATGATTTTTCATTTCAATAGCTTCAGCTACTGTATACTCTTTATCAGCAACAGTGACTTTAGTTACTGCATTTGAAAGAACTACAGCTCTTTTAATAGCTTCTCTTCTCTTGATTAAATCAGTTGCTTTATCATAAGAAGATTTCATAACCCCTGTGTAAACTTTGATATCTACACCTTTGACTTTTGTGTTAGAATGCTTATTTGAAATACAAGCTTCTACACTGTTAATTGCTTTTACAATACGATCATCTAAGATCTTCAGTTCCGCTAATGCTTTGTGTACATTCATTTTTTCTGTTGTCATGATAAATACCTCCTGAATTTTAAACTTTAATTTAATTGCCTGTGATAAGAGTGGACTCGAACCACCGACCTCACTTTTGTAGTGCGCTCTTTCTCCCAACTGAGCTACTTATCACTTTTCATGCATGACCTGTCGTGCTGCAGTCACAACAGGATTATGTGTTCTTTGATCAGCTCAATTCCCTACATTTTCTCTAAAGCTGAATGTTTGTCTCATTACAAAACATCTCAAAAACTATCTGTCTTTCCAGCGCCATCTGATTCTCACTACCAAATCAGCAACGGCTCTTTACTATTGAAAATTAGAGCTCTCAAAAGTCACTCCTTCGTCAGGAGAAATGGAAACTCTGGGACTCGAACCCAGGACCGACCGGTTATGAGCCGGTTGCTCTAACCAACTGAGCTAAGTTTCCATAGTGGGTGAACTTTGAAAACACCCACATATAAAAACGTAACAACTATAATGATTGATTTGTAATCATGTCAGCTACATGAATGATCGTCATCATTCTCAGACCCTCTCTCTTTCCATCACCCTCGCTAACGCAATTACTTTTTGCTTCATACTAACTACACGTACCATACTTGTACAGTCCTCTCCACTCCACTTCCTCATTAGCACAAAGCACATCTATATAAATGTTTCGTACATCCAAACCATTGCTACCAATGTACTGTGTTCCCTTTTTTGAACAGGTTCCAGTTATTAAACCATCCAAATTTTCACTTAAGTTTTATCTATGTCCGCCATGAACATAAGTAGGTATACCTTAGCTCTATCGGTTACCTCTTTGGCCTTCAGAGCTAACTTAGAACTACGGGGTAGATGGGATTCGAACCCATGAATGCAGCAGTCAAAGTGCTGTGCCTTACCGCTTGGCCACTACCCTCTATAGATACCTATGAAGGTATCTATATACAGATTATTTATACTGCATAATGCAATTCTCTACTTTTTGCTCTTACAAAAGTCATATATGCTGGCTTCATTGTTTTGATGATCTTTTTATCTTCTTCATCATTGTAGTAATTATCACTTTCTAATTTAATATCATTTCCAGATACATAAATGATGCCTTTTTTATGATCAAACTCACAATCAAGAACTTTACAAGAAGCATCTACATAGGTTCCTTTAAAGCAGAATTCTGGTTCAATCGTTGCGCTCTTATCAAAGAAATCAATAGTCAATTTTGTAGTTGCTTCAGAACCATCTTCAAGATGTAAAATGACTTCATATATAACACTATTCAGATTAATAATGTTCAAATCTTTGATTGCTATCTCAAAAGGCTCTCCAAAATTCAACTCGAATGCAATTGCTCTCAGGCAGTCATAGTTTAAATCTACTTTGTGAGCGAAAGAAATTACTTTTTCAATTTCACTGTAATACTGTTTATCTAACTTATCTTCTAAGTACTCTGTAATTTCAGCATCTGACGGATACTCAAATCTAAAATGATAGTGGAATCTTCCAGGTCTGTTTACTAAATAACTATTTAACGAGTTGAGGTCATTACAAGTAATCACAAACATTTTCTTCCCTTGAGACAATCCATCAAACAATGTAAGCATTTCTGTTTGAGGATCTGCCATGCCATCAGCAGCTTTAATACTGCCAAATGTTTTATCAAATTCATCAAACAGTATCATTACTTCCTGTTCAATTTCTTCTATGAAACTTGCAATTCCAGGAATATACGTGTCTACAATGATAACTGGTAAACCAACTTTTGTTGCTTCCACAGCCAATGTCTTTGCAAACAATGATTTGCCGATTCCTTTATTGCCTGACAGGATAACGCCAAGGTTCTTTTCTGCTTTTGGAAAAGCCTTAAGAACTTTTTCAACCTTACTCATATGTACTCCGTAGGTTTTTTCTTTGATTTCTATGTCTGCATATTTTTCTAAAAAGAAACCAGAATTCTTTTGAAACCTCACGACATAATTCTGAGCCGGAAGCTTGTCGAAAGTTTCTAATGAATCGTCGTAAGTTCTAAATGTGTTTCCTACCTTAATAATTCTCATTTTTCATTCTCCTGTTTTATATCATTGTTTATATCGAAAATCAATGCCCTTTAACATCTGCTTCATGTAATAGCATCACATCTGAAAACATCTGTTTTCCAATTAAATACTTATCTTTATTCTTTGCCTTGTTTGATTGTGACCATGATAAATAGGGATGCATATGATAATAAATCAAATTTGCTGTATAAAAAGCATCATATATATCTTTTCCTGTAAGTGCACCGGAAAAATCAAAACATGTTAAACATTCATAAGCTCCAACACAATGATGCTGATAATAGTGACAGTAATCATCCTCTTCACCTTTTCCATTAATTCTTGATTTAGTGAAAAGCTTTCCAATATCATGGAGACAGGCCGCCACCCATAAATTTTTTTCTTCTCTAGGTACTCCTTCTGAAACCTTTTTCAGATGTTCATAAAGAGTAAGAGAATGATGTGGATTCTCTTGATCGAAGTCACGAGCCATATCTATTAATTCTTTTATATCTTTATGATCATCTTGTACAACTCTAATTTCATTGAACCCTTCATGGTACATTGGTGGAGAAAATACTTTCCTCATTCTTGTAATCACTTCGTCTGGAACTGAATTTTCCCTTTTTGAGTTATCCTTTAAACATTTTTCATACGTTTTCAAAAACATAATACATGTTTTATAAACATGTTTAGGAACTCCTTTTAAAAAATGCACTCTTCTTTTCTTTACCAAATTAGTAGCATCATAAATAACCGAATGCATTTTCAAATCTTCCAGTATTCTACGATGCAGTTCTTCAAATACTTTACTGTTGTCTGCGTCATCATAATTATCTCCATACATTTCTTCTCTGAGTTTATCAGAAGAGTGCACTATATAATCAGGATGAGTTTCTGAATACTCTTTAGCCCATGTACTTTTACCGGAAGCAGGTAAACCTACCAGCATAATTAATTCATTCATTATGTAATCTCCTCTATTTCTTTGCAAATCTTCTCTGCTATTTCTTTAGATATGTACTTCTGATTAAAAAACTCTTGTCCAATATCTGATCTAATTCGATATTTTTGATTATCTAAATTAGGCCTCCCTTCCCCGTTTACAATTTGAGGTAATGAAGCTGTCTGAAGATAATCTATATAATATAGATCTTCTTTTATACTTCTTCGTTTCTCTCTAATTGCTTTTTTTATTTTATAGGCCCAATATCCAGAAGTAACATTCAGTTTATTAAATTCTATATAGTGATCAAGATCCTGAGATATAAGCTCCAGTTCCTTTAGCTGTTTTTCTAAAGGTTTTCTATTACCTAATATTTCTTTAATAGGCAATATGCTGTCATCTATTTTCTTTTTATAATCACCAATCTCTACAAGAGATTTATTCTGCTGTACAAAACCAACTCTCTCATCAACTGATGTTACTTTCCAAGGGGCGTATATGCTTAAATTTTTAGGAATTGTTGATATCCTGTTTAAAGCTTTCGGTACATTGTCAAACTTCTGAGCAGATTTTAAATCCACCACATGAGGAGGACTTCCATGTTTAAACACCAAATAATTTCCAGGATATTTTTCACTTTCTAAAACATATCTCATTTTCCTCTTCCTTTTGTGATATATGTATTATAACATACTTCGTATTCTGTGTCAACAAGTTTTTTACAAACTTGTTTATCGGTTGAAACTGTTCTCCTTTCTCTTAACTTGCTCTAAGTATACCATAGTCATTTCGCCTTGTCAACACCTTTTTTACAAACTTGTTTAAAAATTCTTTTTCTGAAATTATCGGGACACCAAGCTGCATAGCTTTCACATTCTTGCTACTTTTTGACATTGCGTCATTATTAATAAGGTAGTTAGTTTTTTTGGTTACTGATCCTGTGACTTTACCTCCAAGAGACTCTATTTTCTCTACTAGTGCTGCTCTATTGGCAAACTCGGTGAGTGTCCCAGTAATACAGAATATTGCCCCATTCAAAACATCTTTTACCGTCTCCTGAGAAATTTCTTCAAACTGGAATTCCGCAGCAAGCTCAGTTATGTATCTTTGATTTTCTTCAAAATAATTTTTCAAAGAAGAAGCTTTCGCAAAACCAAAGTCTTCCAAACATGTAAAATCATACTGAGAATCCATATCTTTAATAAAGCTATCAAAAGCTGTTTTTAACCCTTTTTCTCTTGCTCTCTTCTCTTCAACAATGTTTAGCTGCTTACTAACACTTCGACCGATTAAAGGTATGGACAGCCCATAAAGGAATTTAGGCAGAGTTGTCTTGCGGCATTTTTCTATTGATTCCAGGATTTTATCAACCTTTTTTGCTCCTAGCCCTTGTAATGTCACTAACATTCCCCGGCAGTCTTTTAGATAAAATAAGTCTAAAGGCCCTTTAATAAATTCTTTCTCTATTAATAGACTCAGAGTAGATTTAGAAAGCCCTGTAATATCATGTGCTTCTTTGCTTACAAAAGTACATAATTCACCAAGAAGTTTCCCTTTACATTCAAGGTTCATGCACTGAAGCTCTTCTGTCTCATTTTCACCTGTAATTTTTACATGACCACCACAAATAGGGCACTTGTCAGGCACAGTAAACAATTTGTCACCGTTTCTGGTCAAATTCTCTGCGATCTGCGGAATGATCATGTTTGCCTTATATACCGTAATCGTATCTCCTACTGACAGTTCATAACTTTTGAAAATACTCACATTATGTAAGCTAGCTCTTTCAACAATAGTATCATCTATTTCAACCGGATCAAAAACTGCCACAGGTGTCAACTGTCCAGTCTTTCCCATGCTCCATTCCACATCTCTAATTACTGTTTCAAACTTATCATCTGCAAATTTATATGCCAATTGTGATCGAACATGATGTGATGTGTTTCCTAAGCTTTCACTATAATCAATATCATCATATGAAAATACGATTCCATCAATAGGAACATCTTTTTCTCTTGCGGTTTTTCTAAGTTCTTTAATATTCTCTTCAATATTATCAACTTTTACCCAAGGGACCACTTCAAATCCTAACAGATCTAATATCTGTAATCTTTTCATGAAACTATTTCCATCTATTCCACGAACGGCCTTCCAAGCAATGAACTTGATTTTTCTTTCTTTTGTAACGGAGTTATCAAGCTGTCTAACAGAGCCAGCAGTTAAATTTCTGATATTCTTAATACCATTATCTTTAATATATTTTTCTAATTCTTCACCAAAAAGTCCCTTTCTTTCTCCATCTTTTTTCAGATCAATATCTTTTAGCTCTTTAAGATAAGTATAATGATGGATTTCCATGACAGCTTCTCCATCAACTACTACTTCATCTTTATAAGGAATTTCCTTTGGAAGATTTACAAAACTGTTTGCTGTATGTAAAACATTCTCTCCGATGATTCCATTCCCTCTAGTTTCTGCAGCAACCAATTTACCATCTATATATTTTACTGAAATAGTAAGCCCATCCATTTTTAGCATGGCTAATCCTGGCAAACCATTCATAAAACTTTCAACTTCATTTATATCCTTTGTTTTGTCTAAGGACAACATTGGATGATCATGTTCGACTTTTTCTAACTCACTAACTGTTTCTGAGCCAACATTGATAGTGGGACTGTTGGCTAAAATAATACCTGTAACTTTCTCAAGTTCTTTAAGTCGATCATATTTTTTATCATATTCATAATCAGAAATTAGAGAAGTATCTTCCATATAATACGCATGAGCATATATATTTAATTCTTCCACTAATTCACGCATTTCTTTTAAAAGCACTCTTCTTCCTCCATTTTATACAATATAACATAATCTTTACCATGAACAAATTTTTCCCCTTCTCCAACTGGAACCTCTTCATAAAGCTTCGGCTCCAGTCTTATGTAGGAATCTCCGGTTTCTACTCTTACAACATCTCCCTCTTCATATATATTTTCAATTACAAAGTTCATCCACCCCATTTCCATGCCATTTATGTGACAAATTAATCCAATTCTCTCCTCAGTTCCAAAACATTCATAAAGTCTCTCTAACACTGCAATCCCTCCAATGTTCGAACGCTTGTTCGCTTATTATGTTTAAATATTACCACACACAGCAAATTAAGTCAATCTATGTGTGGTATTATCTATTATAAATAACTATAAAATTTATTTTTAAGAGTTCCTTTGCCATAAGAACTTATATTATAATTTGAACTAACCATTTCAACATACTGGCTTTCAAAGATATCTTCCTTAGAAACATTATATTTCTTCATTATTTCTCTAAACTGCTCTACAATTCCGGCTGTATAGAGTCGAGGAATAGTCAGATACGGAATATTAAGCTCTTTTCTAAGCGCAATTAACCTATTTGTCAGTCTTAGATTTAAAGCTTCTAATGAATCACTACGTGTATTATTCCTGGAGTTAACAATATTCCCCTTCATACTTAATAAAGAAGCAGTTCCAGTAAAAGATATATACTCCTCCTCTTGTGAACTAACTTTAGCCAAGTCTACCAGCGTCTCTGACAAAGTTTTTTCCTCTCCGTTTTCGAAAGTAAGGATATTACCATTCAACTTACTTATTTTAGCTCTTAAAAGCTCACCGGGGGCTTCTGTTCTTACTCCTTCAAACAAAGCCAGAATTAAAAATTTATCAGAATAGTTTCTAATTTTAGAAATATCCTTTAAAACCTGTTCTCTGCTGGGACACACCGCTCTCTCCTTATTAAGATATTTCTGTAGACTTTCAATTTCCATATTTATTTCATCATAGTGATTTATGTTGTCTATAGATATGTTGCAGGAACAACACCAGTCAGCATATTTCCGTAAAACACTTATATTTTTCCTTAAGGCATTTATTGATGAGGCTGCAAATGTAGACAACAATTTATCTATTTCAGAAAAAGTAAAATCACATAAGTCCTTGTTAAGTAAGTCCTCATAGTCTTCCGTTTTGTTAAAAAGAGCTTTCGCACTTTGTGGAGTTTGTCCGAGATCTTCTACTACATGTCGCAGATATTCTTTCTTCCGTTCTTCATTATACATAATCACACCTCCTCAAATAAAGCTTTTATTTTATTTACTTTCATGTTTGTAACACTATTAATAATCGGCACATCTTTTCCTAATGCACTTTCTATTTTTTCTGCACATTCATATGCATCCTTTGAGATAGATGAACCATATAACACTACTGGCATAGTGGTGTCATCAAATACAACATCTGGATTATTCTCTTGAACTATCTTCAAAATATTTATGATAAATACCGCAGTTTTGATACACTGACTCCGGTTCATATTTTTAGTTTTAAGAATAAACTCCAATAATGAAAACAAAGTAGCTCTGTCTATTTCTCCTCTATGTGCTCTTTCAATTTTACCTCTTACTGGACTATCCAATGTGTTGTTTAGTTTGTCAATAATTATATTAGTAGGAGACGACTTATCCATAGAAGCTAAGTAACTTTTAGAAATCTTATTTCTCTTATCTTCCTGCTCGATATACTGACATGCTTTGTCTTCTGTAAAATTCATGATATTCAGAATAAAATTAAACTGAAAATCAGGATTCTTAATTTTCGTGTTTATTGCAGCTCTAAACCGGTGAAAACCATCAATGATATCAAATTTACCAGAATTAAGTATCAATTCTGATCCAACAATATCAAAATCTACCTCTGAATCATCAACATTGAGATTAAGAGTTAAAGCATTAGGTACAAATTCTCCCTTGCTCATTAAACCTTCAATAGCGTTTACTGATGAAGAAACTATATCAATTGTATATGATACATCTTGTCCTCTACGTCTCTGTTTAAGTTGACGCTGAGTCCTTGGATTGTATATTATAAGCTGGTTATCATAAAACTCTTTTAGTAAATCAATACTTATTTTTGTCACCCATTGATCTTCAGCTATCTCTATCACTGGACTTATTCTTATTGGATAAATATCTGTTTTTAAATAATCTGCCTTTAGGCTCGAAAATCTTACTATTTCCTTATCAGAAAAATATGTTTTCATTTCCATATTTGTCCTAAAAACATTATTAAACGCATCAATAAGCCAATACATTTCATTGTCTGGAATTTCATCTTTGCTTTTTGCTCCAATGATATACTGCATATATTCAATATCTGAGTATTCATATTTTTTCATAAGAAATTTTTGTACTTCTCTCTTGTAATATGAATTTTTCTGGATTTGAGAAAAATACTTATCCAGTATCTCATACAGGTTTTCACTTCTTAACATTTTGCAACCTCCTTTCTTGTATTATATCATTGTTTAGAACTTATTTCAATAAACTATTTACATATTTAGCAGCTTCAGCATTAATGGGCTTTCGAACGATGTATCTTTGTGTCGTGTCAGGTCGAGAATGATTCATTAATTGCTGTACATATGCAATGTCTCCTGTCTGATCATATAATAATGTAGCAAAAGTACTTCTAAATTTATGAGGAGTAATATGTTTTTCAAAATCTGCGGTATATGCCTTAACTAAATCTCTCACTGATTTGTCAGTGATTCTTGTTCGTCTGTTAGAAATAAAAAGAGCATTACAATCTCTTTTGTTCAAAAGTTCTGCACGTTTTACTACCCAATTTCTTAAAATATCCATACTATCATCATCAAGTTCACATTCATAAGTATTTCTGCGCTTATCAGTAACCCTAATAATCTTCTGATCCCAGAGTATATCTTCCATATTAAGTTCTGTAAGCGCAGTAACACGAATACCAGTTACCATAAGAAGAGTAAATATAGCAAGGTTTCTTTCCTTCCATGCTTCTCTTCTTGCGTTGGCCCTTTTTGTACCAATAGAATTATCATTTATTCTTTCAACAACTTTTTTCAACTCTGCGGCTGTCATTGCAACCTGTTTAAGCGGATCTTTTACAGAAACTCTTTTTATGCCACAATCAAAAGGGTTCTCTGAAATCATTTTCCTACTTAACAAATAATCAGCAAATGATTTTAATGCCGTATAAGTAGTTGCTTTAGCGCTATCTGAACTATATCCTCCATCTCTTCCTCTTAAGCAAGAGAGATAAGAGTTTACATTGTCAATAGTCATTGCTCCATTACAATCTTCTATTGATTCTATAAACCCGTTTTCTTTCAAATAGTTCATAAACCTAACAGCCGTCATAGTATAATTTTGCGCAGTAAGATATTCGCATGAATTGAATAGACCATTATAATAACCAGTGAAATATTGTGGCTTATCCCTAAGCAATGCTCTCATCTTGCTTTCTGATTTATATTTATGTTCTTCTCTTCCTTTCATGCAATTCACCTCACCATCTAAATTTGTGGTCTAATCCACTTCCACTAATTCCATGTTTATTTCTTTGTTCAAGGATTTCTTTTCTTACTTTTTCATGCTTTGAATGAAAATAAGCTGCTGCTACCGCCCACATTGTTATCAGTAGACTCAAACCAGAAAGTCCAGCCATTAACAGTACAAATGATATTATTCCTAATATAACTATAGTCTTTGCATCAGACTCGTCCCAAACATCTACATGCTTTGCTGCCTTGGAATCAGGATCACTTGTTTCCCCCCATGTCCATGGATTCGGCAAAGGTATTGGCTCATAGTCATCCCTCACTACAGCAATAGGGAATGGATAAGCTTCTTCCATTTCAAAATCTAATGAGTCTACTTCTACTCGGACAGTACAATTGGGATGATAGTTCCAAACCTTATTTCCGGTTCTTACTACTTGAAAAGTTCCTTGCTGACCGGGCCTCAGTGCTTTTTCTGTCAGCTCAACTTCTTCATGTATAGGATATAGATTGAACCCGTATTTTTCATCCCAATTGTTTTTATTGTCTTCAGTAACTTTGAGCAATAATAAACCTGTATTTTGCTTTGCGTCTGTCATTTGTACCGGAGGCCATTTAGCATATTCATGCGCACTTTCATAAATTTCTTCCAATGTTTTGCCAGGTACCCTATATGTCCAACCTGGCTTCATATCTCTTACTTTAACTTTCTTTCCCAAATTCACCTTACCTTTCCTTGGTACAAAAAGATGGTTATTTACAGTTTATAGTATTTATGTAGTTTTTTCAATAGGTCTCCATCCTACAACACACTTATCTGTCCAATTTCTCCATTCATAATTTCCATATTTCCCTTTAACCATCATATCTCTTTTGATGTTACCATCAGTCATAAGAATTTCTACTTCTTTATATAGTTCTGGAAAATCTCCCCATTTTGTATGCCAACTCATATTTACCTTTCTTTTTTAACCTGAAATCATCCTTTTAAATCAATTCACAAATAATATTGTATATAGAATCAAGTGCTTTTTTATATTCATCTACTGTGTCATGCACCCCACTTGCAACTCGATCGTATAGCTTGCCTTCACTATCATATAATGCAAGATAAATTCCCTTTCTGCCATCATACATCGAATATGTAATTGGCCTTATATTACTGGTACGCTTTTGGCATAGTTCTTTTGCATAGCTTATAATTTCATTCCATTCTGATAGTTTCATAATATTTTCTCTCCGTTTGTCTGTTAAAACACTTGTTTCATCAAAGTTCTTTCTATAATTCATCATAATCAATACTTTCCAAATCTTCTTCATCCTCTATTAGTTCAGAATCATATTCAGTATCTACATAATCATTAACATCGCAACCATTTGATTCTGCGTTACAAATACTCTCTGCTTCTCTACTAGAATCTGCTTCAACTAAATAAGTATGTTCGAAGATTTCTCTTACTGTTACTAAGTATTTACTCATAGTATTTTCTCCTTTTTATTTAAAATCCGTTTTCTCGTAATTTATACATTCTACCAAGTTTTGATGGCATATTTTATTCCTCTTGTACTCTCTTCCTCTATATCAAGCCATATTTTCAGCTTCATAAATCCTAGCGTTCAACTATATCGCTTTCATCAAAAACCATAGAGTCCGTATCATTAGTTTTATAGTAATTTTCAAGTCCTACATGAGTGCATATATAATCTCCATTTTCATCTATTGCAGCAATGGAAACTTTCACAATAATAACATCTCCTATTTTATTTTTTCTCATTTTTACCTCCATAAGAAACTTTTATTTACATTCTCATATTCCATGCATCAATCAATCCATGCGGTGTCTGGTCATACCCTCTATCAATTCCAGCCATACAGTTGCAACAATAGATTTTCCATCTTTTACCAGATGTATGTTCATATTCTTCTAAAACAATATCATCTGATTCTCCACAAAACGGGCAAGATTTTATTTTAATATCCTTATATAACTTGTTTGCTTTAATGATATTCATATTTTTCACCTACGTAACCAACCCAAATTCTTTAATAAGTCTCTGCACAACCATCCGGTTACATTTCTTATAAGCAATAGACAATGTTTTCTTTACACCTTTTTTCTTATAAATTGAATGTCCACCAGTACAATGATCTAGTTCCCAGCCATTCTTTAGAATGATTCTCTCAACTTCTCTTCTGTTATAAGTTTTCATGTTTCACCTTCTTTCATTTAAATATCCATTCAATAATAACTCTTGCTATAACTCCTATTAAAAAATACTGCAATTTTATCCCCTTATTTTTATTTGTATTATAAGAAATATCCAACTGTTTTATCCTTTGGCTTTCCCCAAATAGATTCGTATAGATACTCTACCGTACTAGGTGCAATTCCATGATAGTTACACAATTCTTTAAATACTTCATATTTTGGTCTGGCATCAATATCTTCAATTATTTCTTCTAACGAAGTTCCAACATAATCAGAAGTAACACCATATCCAGGAATAGGTCCATACATATAATCTTTTAGCTCTTCATAAATTTCATCACTGTATTTATGACCGTTATTATTTGATTCCTTTGATGTTAATATTGTTGCTCCAGTTTCTTCTGGTTCAGTTTCTTTAGACTCTTTTTTTTCGTCTTGAATAATTTCATCTGCCTTGAACAGAATAATATTGTTCATATGCCACTGATAATCATCATCAATACATGAATCAAATGAATTAACTTCGAATATATCATCATTAGTTATATCAATGTCATAATCATTAGCCATTTTAGCTGTAGAATCTAACATATGATTTTTACATTCTTCCAAAGTGCCAATCTTCTCTACATAGAATCCAACACCTTCGTAAGCATGATGATAAATACAAAGATAATCTCCATCTTTTATTTCAATTTCATGAATAGTGTTAACATAGAATTCTCCATCTCCGTATGAATAATCAATTCGCATGATCTGGTCGTCGGATCCGTCTACATTTTTATATTCAAGCTCACTTATTACTTCTTCTCGGCTTTCCTCTGTAATACTGACTAAGTTGTCTATAACCCATTTATGAGCCGCAAAAGCAGTTTTGAAAAAGTAAAAATATGGTTCTCTATAATGTTCACTATCCAATGTACATAGTAAATATATCTTCATTTTTCACCTCCACTGTTTCCTTCTTTTACTTTGCATCTTCCAACCAGACACTTTGGATTCTTTCTCATAATCCCATGGATTTATTTTTCTTTTTGGTTTTATAGGCTTGAGGGTAATACCATATTCATTTCTTACTTCTACAATCTCTTCTGGTGTAATACTTTTGCGCTGATCCGGCACTGTTGAAGCCCAATGAATATTCCATCCATGATGTTTATGATATGTACGATAGTATTTCTTTTTATATTTCTTAGTAAGCTGATGAAAGTCTCGTACATTACCATAATCATCCATGATCAAATATCTGTGATATTCGTGTGGGTAATACATAAAATCCCAATCGTTATCCGTTCTAACATATTCACTATCAAAATAGTTGAATGAATGGTAAAAATTAATACTTCTTGTGCTGTATGGGAACTTCAACTTAAAGCATGTATACAGCTCTTTAGTCCCTTCTACATATCCTACATATTCCCACGGAAGCCATTTATATATGCTATAGTCGCAATGCCATTCTGTACGCTTTGTACGCTGCATATAAATATGGTATTCTCTCATAACTACCCTCCTATTAGCCCCTCTCAAGAAGAGAGAGGCTATTTTTTATATGGCACAAAGAAATCTATGAGTATCTTTTTCATACTTATATATTTTCCTTGTGAGGAAATCTTCTTTAGGTGTCGCTTCTTCCAACGTATCCTGTAAGATTATTGATAAGTCTACCGCATCAACAGCATCTGCTTTATGTACCATTACCTCATGTACACTGGTAAACACTAAATACAAATCTGAATCCAGTACATCAACAAAGCGTTCAGCCACACCGGGATAAAATATAGCTACCGCACCGTTTGTTTTCTTTGCTGTAGTTAGACAATTTCCAATAAGATCTTGGCTAATTGCTTCTTCTGTACCAGGACTCATAAACTCTTCTCCTTCATATTCCGGATTAAAGAGCATCTGATCCCATCTGTAAATTCTCGGTGGATACATACGTTCTGTGTTTCTTAATGCTTCTTCCAGAATATTGTCTTCACTTAAGGTCAAACCATCTTCCTTCCATTTCTCTACTACAGATTTAAAAATCTTAGTGCTCATAATGTTTCCATCACATTCAGACACCTTCATATATAATACCTGAGCAATATCACCTATTCTTTTATAAACAGCATTACTCAATTCTTTAGAATTATCATCATAATTAAGCAGCCTTATAAAAAGAGAATCTTTAACAGTTTCATAGTTCCAAATTTTCTTTGTTTTTTCATAAGAATTTTGTCCTTGTAACTGTCTAATGTCTCTTACAGTACTATCAAGAATGATGTCAAATGATGTTCCATTTAAGAATTCTCTAAAAAGCTCTTTTGTATGTATTCCACAGATCTCATAGGCATCATCATACTCTGCAAACTTCACCAGCAGTCTGTCTCCTGTCGGAGAAAATCTATCTCCATCTTTTGAAAATTCTATATTCTCAATAGGAATGTTGATAGCTGCACTTATTTTATTTTTAAGTTCTTCCACAAACATTTCATAGTTCATCATAACTAATCCCTCTCTTTCTTAACCCATATGATTACATGAATACTCTGATATTTCTTCTAATCTTTCAACTACATAGTCAGGCAAATATCCACATTCTGAACATACACAAATTTTACCAAGAACATATAGGCATACCTTATCTTCTGGGATGTCTTTCCCTTTGAACAATTCAGCCATAGAATCACATTCTTCGCTTCTATCTTTCTCACAATAATATTGTGCAGGACATCTGTTACATCCATAAACAACACCTTCAAAATTGGGGAAATACCAATCTAATATATCTGACTCAATTCCGTTGCCATTGTCTCCTGAGCATTCTATCATTTGTGTGCTGAAATCAAGAGGAACATACGGATCATTGCAGGAAAAGTCTCTTATATAAAAAGGTGCATGAACTCCAATTTCCATTCTAGGAATCCAAAAATTGACATAGTCTTTGTATGTTTCACAGTTGATCCAATCAATTACTCCCGGTAATTCTTCATAATGGTCAAGGCCAAACATCAATCTCAACTGAGTGTCAGCAATTTTTGTACAGTCCCACGATTTCTTTGAGTGTAAATATTTACCTCTTTTTTCAGTAATAACTTCAAACACATCAGGATAATATTCTTCTACATAGCTATACATTTCAGAGCAAGATTTATAATATTGTTTATAAAATTCTTTTATTTCTTGATATACCGAATCAATAGTTACTGTGTTGTCGTTTGCTTTACCAATAATAAAACTTGAAGAACTACTATTGGTTACAAACCCGTTACGAATCTTCAATGGTATCACCTCTTCCTATATCATATGCTCTTTTACAGTACTTCCAATCATTACATAATGATCCATCCATTTTCTTATAGCAACCTTTACACAGGTATTCTCTATTTTCTATGATTTTATTGAATCGCTCATAGTTTGCATAGAATTCTTTCCGGTAGGTTCCATCTTCATCTTCAATAGTGCCTATATAGCCACCATCTGCTTCATCAAGAATGTCTGAATTAAAATATGGATACAGAAAGTCATAAATATCTTGCCCTAAGTCATCACCTAGGTACATGTATCCTTTCATACAGAAGCTGGCAGTCAAGAACCACACTCCCTCTGAAAATTCTAATGTGTAAGTCGGATATAAAGCTCTATAATGATTCATCCATTTAGACTCTTTTAATTCTCTATGCTGTAACAGTGGTTTTATATCTCTATCACAGCTCCGCTCGCTTGCAAGTACAGATAAATCATGTAACAGTTCATCTGGAAGATTCCTCTTTAATGCAAAAATCAGCCTTCCCTCATAATAATTCCCCATTTTTCCACATCCTTTCGAACACATAAATAGAATTCTCTGTTTCTACTGTTACCTCAGTTACTTTTACTGTAATATGTATCACATGGCTTGTATATAACACCATTCCTTTAAGAGAGGTTCCGTCAGTGTCGCATACGTAGTTAATAATCATAGGAGCATCTCCAATAATTTTAGTTACATCAAGATCTACAATTCGTCCAATTCTCAAAGGATACCTCCCATCAGTTCTTTTGGTTCCTCTTACGCCGCAACTACCAGAATGTAGTATTTCTTTTATTTTATATTGTGTGTCCTTTTTGCGTAGTGTTTTCATATAGTCTCCTTAATGATGACTAATAGCAGCAAGACAACAATTCATATTCGGTGCAACATGATGTTCAAGGGTTGAATACCCAAGACCATCCTCGTCTGAATAATTAATCTCTACAAATACAGAGTACCCTTGCATATCTTCCTCTAACTCAGACACCCTATCTGTTATTGCTTTATTGAGCTTATTCTGAAACTCTTTCGTTTCTCGTATTTCGAACTTCTTATCATAAGGTACATCAAGTCTATACTCTAAATCCCAGAGAGTATCATAATAAATTTCTTTTGAATACCCTTCCAAAGCTTCATCTTTAGTCAATTTTGTAGCTCTCATTACATCTTCCAGGACCTCATCAAAATATTCTTTGAGATCCTCTGCTTCCAATTCTTTTTTGATATTTTCTTCACTTGTAAAACCAAGAATGAAACTACTGCTGCTGCTATTAGTTACGAATCCTTTTCTAATTTTCATGACCAATCCTCCCATTCAACAATATCTCTGTTAATACCAATTAACCTTAGAAACTTGTTCATATCTCCATTGTCCATACATGTGAAGCCTCTAATTCCAAAATTTGTTTCATCAATATCCCACAAATCGTCGAAATCATTCATTCCAACTTCTTTTGCAGCCTCAAAATAATTTTTAATCTTCTCAATCTGCTCATCTGTTAAATCACTTCTAGCAATAGTAAAACTGGATGAAGAACTATTGGTTATAAAGCCTATTCTTAATTTCATACGTCCTCCTCTATAATTCTGTAATTACGTTCTTGTGCATAAGTTTTTGTATGAGCATTACATGTAGCACAAACATAGACTTCTTTATTCATTCCATTAAAATTTATCTGGCTAAAACCTCTCGCTTTCGCTTCGGCTTCAAAATTATTCTGTGCTTTTATGGCTACATATTCTTTGATATAAGTATCTATACACACCAGATAATACTCTTTAGGCTCTTCTGAAACTTCTTCATACATGGCACTAAGTTCATCAGTATCAAAATCTATTGTTCTACTCTCTGGATCACAATGGATGTAACCTTTCTTTTTTCCTTCAAAATGAACAATGCCATCCTGAGGCAACCGCTGCAGAGCTTCAATCATCTCTGCAACAGTTGTTCCCTCACACCTCACTCTCTTGTTAATGTCTAACATAAGACTCCTCCTTATTCCGTCACTTTAATGACGTAGATTTTATTTCCGCGTTTAGCGTATTTAATAACTTCTTTTTCGCCTTCTTCATTGAGTCTCTTGCAACAATTCATTACTGCAGAAGCTCTTCTTTTAGCTTCAGCCTCATCATCGTACTCAAAGCACATGTTGGCTCTACTTGTTTTCATAAACTCAACAATAGCTCTTCCCTCTTCTGAAGTAACAAGACCTCTTCTGTTTGCTCCTAACTCCTCAACCTGTACATCATAGCTCATTTTCATAATTTTAGTTCTCCTTTTCTTGTTTATTTAAAATTAATAATTTTAACGAATTTAGCGGCACCATAAAACATCTATTGACAGGATTAACATTCTCCATTACTGGATAGTAGACATGCACCCAATCATTTATTTGTTTTTCTCCAGTTAATGTAAAAATTCTATTTTCCCATCCTGGAGTAAAAGTGTTTTTCATAATAACTTGCAAACCTTTTTTATTCGGAATCATATTATAAACCCGTTTGCTTTCCAACAAAGTTAATTGGTTTACCAGTAACCTTGTTAATGCCATGTCCTACTACTTCTAAAACGTAATCTTCCCAGTAGTCACCTTTCTTCCAGTAGTCGGTATCTTCTTCATAGTAGCCCTCAATGTGCTTAACGACAAATTCTACAGTTCCTTTGAAATCTTTAATCCAAGTAACCGTCCATTTATTTTTTAAATGATCTTTATAATATGGATTATATTTCAGGACTTCATCTAATAAAAATACTGACACTAAACCAGCATCTGCACAAAACTCACCAATAGCTTCTTTTGTATCAGTATCAAAAGTAGTACAACTCCAATCTCCATAGAGAGTATCTCTTGTCATATAGTGAGTTATTCCAAGTGCTTCCATATCCTCTCCGTAGGCACATGTTGCCCAATCATCATCTTCTTTCATGATATAACAAGGATCTGTGATAATAATATCTCCATCAAATTCCATTGGCTCTCCATCTAAATATGCATCAATCCAATTTTTCTTGGTGTATTTATAAAACAGCTCTTCAATTCCTGTAAGTTCTGATAATTCTTTATATTCTTCATAAGTTTTTGTAGAATCATCCACATATTTCATAATAAGTACCATGTTTAATTCTTGTATTGCAGTAGTATAACAAGGAGATTCGAGACAATCCATGATTTTCTCAAATTCCTTATCATCCAAATGCAGCTTGTTCCTAAGTATTTTTTCAATCTCAGGCCGGGCACTTTCACATTCTTTTATTTTCTGTTCTAACCAAGCTTTATCCATTCTTCTTTCCTCCTTCAATTTGGTTCATCATAGCTGAGTCCTGCACTTTCCACATATTCATTTAATGCTAAAAACATATCTTCTTCCAACTCTTCTTTCCATCTGTTACTCCACCAATCCACATCTGCTCCAGTCCCAATATATTCAATAGGCTCCCAATCATTCTCCGTTTTTAAACAAGTAAAATATTCAATAGTCGGTTTATATGTTGGTATTTCGTTAAACATTCCGAGAACAGAAATATTTACTTCAATATCAACATAACCTATTTCCAATACAGCTTTACCTATAAGAGGACCATTATCGAGATCAATTTCTAAATGCTCTTCTCTTATATTCCTTATTAGAAGTTGGATTCCGTTGAGTCTAAAACAGTAATCCGAACGCTGTTTAGCTTCTTCAAATGTCATATTAACACCTCGAATATAATTCAATTTCCATATGAATATATTTTCCCATGTTCCCTTCTAAGATTTTTAACAGATCATGACCGCCACATTTGAATTCTTCTTCAGTCCAAAGATATCCAGTATAATCACTATACCGATGATAATATTCAGACTCAGTGATTCCTTCCATTGATACAATCTTTGTCTCATCAATGTGATCCATATCAATAGGTGTATCTCCTGTAAGCATTTGAATACTTGCATATCTGTCAAGCCACCCGCATCGACTTTCCATTTCTTTTGAAAAAGCAAATCCATTATTAGATACAATAATTTCTTCACCAGAAAATCTTTTTACTTTCTGAATATTTTGTATTCCAATAATGCTATCAGCATCATCTCCTGTGTTTACCCACCCTACTTTTCCATTGAGGATAATAGTGTCTTCTAATTTATATCCTTCTTTCATATTTATAATACCCCCTTCTTCTTACTATAAGTGCTCTCAGATTCTGTTTTTCAAATATGATAGAATAATACTTCAATGCTTCTGATAGCGGCACCGGATTTCCACATAAACTGTATCCACAACCATTACCACATTTATACTTGGGATTTATGAAAAATATTGGACAATTAAAGCAAAAATGATCGGAGCAAAATCCACTTAACTTGAAATATATTTCATTTCTATCCATGTTTCCTCCTATAGATCAATGTACTTAAAGGAAGTTCTAACATCTGACTATTCCAACAATATCTTGCTTCTTTTATTTGATAAAACTTATCTTCATGCTTATAGAATGTATCTTGTATCGTAATTTTTTGATCACACAATTTTTTCATTTGCTTATTAAAACCGCAGATGACATTCGGCATTCCACTAGAGTTATCAGAACCATATTCTTCCATTAAACGAGCAAATGATTTTACTTTATATTGCCCGCCAAGTTTAAGAAATTTAAGTTTATCTGTATTCATTATTCATCCTCTCATATAGCTTTCTAAACTTTACAAAATCTTCTTGTTTACCTCCATTGTCAGGATGAGCTTTAATCATTGCATAGTGAACAGCTTCTTTTATGTCTGGTGTAGTAGACTTTAAAGTGCCAGGCTCCATTAATAATCTTACATACTCCCGGTATATGCTAGAGTACTTAAAACGTTGAATCTCATTCTGTCTTTTTAGTTCCTCTACTTCCATTTTCAAATTTATATTTTCGCTTATGCAAGCGAATAAAATTATCAATGTCACTATTAATACAGCACTTAGCCCAATTGTTAGCATAAATCTTTCTCCTCTTTTGTGCACAAGACAATTTCTCTTCTGATCGGGCATCCACCTAAGCAATCACACTGACGGCTACAACCTCTACAAGAATTCCTGAAATGACTTCTGAAATCATCGAACACATCTGAATCCCATGCTTCCTGAATAGTGTGTTCATTAAGATCAACTGCCCACTTGAGTTCCTGATTGTCAAAGCTACATGGCAGCATCTTCATATCTGACGTAATGTAACCAGAAAATCTTGCTCCTTCACACGGTTCCAGAGTAGAATTTAAAATCTCTTCTGTAAAATTCAACAGTCCAGGCACAGAACATGAATCAAATCCAATCTGAAATTTATAATCATGTTTATCAATCAAAGAGAAAAATTCTTTGACTCTTTCATCATCAGGAGACAATACATTTGTCTGAGTTCCTAAACCTACTGGCTTATGCAACAAGAAAATCACTGCGTTGATACCATCAGGAAAATCTTCCTGCTGCAAATGTTCAATAGCTTCATCAATAGAATTCCGTCCAAGGACATAATGAATATTGGTAGTAACTCCTGCAGACACTAACATATCAATCGCTTTCCCTGTGTATTCACTTCTGTACCAAGATATAGCTACGGCTCCGCAATATTCTTTACATAAGGAAACAATTTTTTCATTGAATCCTAAACCGGAACTTGTAAAGTTTGGCACAATCCCTTGTAACCTACAATACTTAAGGATTTCTTCAAAATCTTCATGCTGGTCTACGTCTCCTCTGCCACCAAGAGCAAACTGAAATGTTTTCCCTTTACATTCATCTACTATTCTCTTGAAATTCTCAAGGGACATGTTAGGCTCCTGTGTGTGTAATCCATTCTGATAACACTGAACTCCTGATTGAATACACAAACCAGATGCTCCATGAACACAATGTCCCATAATACCAATATCTAACAAAGCAGGAAAATCTCTCATGAATGGTTCCTTTCCTGTTGTAAGATCATCGGACCGGATATAGAATCCTGTCTCCGGATTAAATGTTTCTACAAAATTGTTTTTCTTGTCGTAATATTTATACATGAGTTTTTCTCCTTTGAATTATTTGTGCCAATAAACCGGCAGATGTAAGCATTTCTTCATCCCAGTAATAATGTTTTATTTCATCATTTAATTCCTTATTATTAGTTTCTAAATCGTAAGTAACACGAAAAATACTAGATCTTACATTCTTAATTGTAAAAATCATCCCACAAAACCAATTCATTTCTCTAGTAAATGATGATGGTGTCTTTATGCTACCGCAAGAATTAAGTCCATATTCTTTTTCCATTTGTTCCCAAGATTTAACTCTTACTTTCTGTCCTACTTTATACATTCCTGTCTCCTTGTGATTAACATTGATAAGTCTCCTTTTTCAAACATCTCACTTGTAAAAGTCCACGGAATTGCAGTCATTGTATAATAATAGGTATTACCAAGATTTTTTATAGTATCTATTCGTAATTTTTTCCCACAATATTTCTTCATTTCTCCCACAAAACTGCAATAATTGTTACATCGAATAGCACCATAATAATTAACACCAAATTCTTTAACCATATCATCCCATTGACGAATCTGAACTATGTCTCCTACTTTGTATCGCTTCATATAAATCTCCTAATGGTGTGATCATGTCTGTAGACCACATATATCTACCGTTATCTTCTTCGATTCTAAAAACATTGTCGTATATAAAATATGAAACAGTTATAGTAGTTCCACAAAATCTACACATGTCTTTAACAAAAAATGCCAAACATGGTATATATGTTTCATCCCCAGTTTGAGCGGTTCCGAACTCTCTTTCCATATCATCCCAAGAACGAACTTTATATTTCTTTCCTATCTTTACCATAATCTACCCAACCATCATGACATCAACTGCATTCTTAAATTTTCTCAGCATTTCCGGATTAGAAGAAATGATTTTCTTTCTTCTTGCTCCTGCTTTGCCATGTTTGTTAATATAACGAACTTCTAAATTATGCCAATTGATCGGACTCATTTCTCCCATCTTTTTGTATACTTTTCTATATGTAACCATTCCTCCGTTGCTCTTATCTCCATATTTTTCTACGAGAGGAGCAATAATAGAATCTGTTGCATCCTGATTACAGATTGATTTATATTTTTCATACAGATCTCCTAACGCAGCACTGAAGATAGATCTTAAAGTATCATTGGCATAGACAACATCATAAGTACTAAATTTACTTACTGGATTATATTTTTCTTTGTAATCTTTCACTTCCTGATCCCAACAGATACCATAATTTTTATTCATATACTTATATACAGTTTTCATTACAGAGCCACGATCAGAGAACTTGTCACAAGTGGTAAGAGCATCAATCATCTGGTACATATCATTTTTCCATTTTTTACCAGGATTCTCTACTTTCTTCACTGGAAGAGGTGTCGTAACAGCTTTCTCCTGAACCATCATAGAAGCTAAACGCCCCATATCTTCAAAGATTTTATCTACTTTTCTTTCTAATACTTCAATTTTGTTATTGAAATCTGGTAGCTGTAACTGAATAACGTTTGGATTATTAACTTTTTTCTCAAGAAAAGCTGCTGCCAATACATCTTTTGCCTTGAGCTGATATGCTACAAGTTTTTCTGCTATCCCTGGTTGTTCCTTTTTCATAGTTGGAGTAATTGAGATTTTAGCCAACCATAATGGCAGATAGTCTAACTGTAAGCACATAACATTCTGATTTCCGCCATTAGTAAGGAGGGTAAAATTTTGTACCCCCTTTGAAATTACTGAATCCGTCTGCATTTTTCTTCTTTCATATTTAATCCGGTTATCATCTAAACCAATTGCTTCACATACCCAACGAGCACCAACCCAAATATTTCCATCAGGATCCTGTGCTGCTCTAAGAATATCTCCGTTAAATTCTACTTCTTTTGCTACTAAGTTCATAATTGCTTTCTCCTTATATAATTTCTTTAACTCTTCCCCAAAACATAATTGAATTATCAATATCAATGCCCCATTGCTCCTCATGCGAAGAGCATGTACTTTCATACTCATACTGTGGAAAACCAACTGTAACATCTTCTGCCTCGATAACTTTTCCTACTGATGTAGGCCCTTTATCTTCCTGATGGTAGTAAACTATTCCAGTAAGAAACTCTATTACCATCTCTTTATACTTTGGATCACACCAAACATATACCTTATTTCCTGAGTCATTCTCTATTCTCCAGATGATGTCTTTATATTCTCTTGCGTTGTTGCACAGCCTAAGCCATGCCATTGCATAGCTTTCTGTTGTAGGTGCTGTAAAATCGGCTGTAATCATTACAGCCTTTTTTCTCTTAATTGTAAGTTTTTCTTTTAACATAGCTAACTCCTTTATACAAAATTATATAGCCCATCCATATAATTAATATATCCAAATTGGCAGTCTCTATAATTATCAGTAATAGTCACACGCATATACTCTTTAAAACAAGAGTCTACTCGAAAAATTGTCCCTTTTGGCATAGTAATAATGTCACTTCCATCTAATAATTCCATTTCAACATCTCTATTATTAGTAATATACACATTTTCAAAAATATCGAGCCATGCCATCAATTTTTCCTTGAAGTCAAATTCTTTCTCGTTAATATCTTTATTTTTATTTATTTGTTTATCATCTGCATCATCAGCATCATCGGAAAAAAATCTTTGCTTTCGCTTCTCCCCATAAGAGCCATGAGCATAAATGGATTATTCATATCAATTGCTCCAAAAGGAGAAGAACTACCATTCATTCCGCCCATTAACAACATCATCGGAAGAATATCTTCCATATCTCCTTTGTCAGAGCTACCAAATAACATGAGAGGTAATAAGTTTCCAAACGGCTGATCTGGAGATGCATTTGTTCCGGAAAAGTCAAACAGAGTAACAATTTTGGTTACAAAATCGAACCCAAACATAGATTTAGTCGGAAGAATCACTTTCTTTTCTCCAGCAGCAACATCAACAACATGAATACCGCCTTCAGTTGAGGTCACAAAAACTGCGTTTCCATTAGTATGCTTAATAACATCACCCACCTGAATGTCTTTAATGGCACATGGCATTGCATAAATCATACCTTTTGCATCAAAATCAATGAGATCTACATTTACGATTTCATTATTTGCTTTATCATAAGAGACCATTTCTCCAGCTGCATTCTCTACAGCAATACCAAGATGGCTTAAATTGTATTTAACTGATCCAAATTCAATATTTCCAAACATTTTATTCATTTCCATATCTATTCTCTCTTTCTATTTTTTAATATAATATTTCATTACCAATAAGCTATAAACTTTAATGAAGAAAGATTACAGCCTTTTTCCGCTCAATAGATAATTTCTCTTTTAACATAGTTATCCCTCTTTTCTTTTCAATATCATATTTCTTAATGCACTAACTATTTCCTTGCACTGGTAATTACGATTATAAAAATAAGCGGAAGAATTATAATATACTTTACACTCTTCATTAAAGCGTAATCTTGTTGGGAAAGAACAAAATATATTGGTTAAAGCATATCCATCTGCCCATGTGAAACCTTGCTTTTGAGCTTCTTTGATTAACGCTATATATTCTGCTTTATTATTCACCAAAACAGTGCACTTTTTTAAATTTATCATTAGCCATTTCCTTTCTAATCATTATGAGCCTTCGCACTCCTTCAATTAAAACCATGCATTCAGGATAATCTCGTGCACGTCTTCCACGACTAGAACCATAATATGTATAATAATTTTCTCTAAATTCTAGCCTCGTTGGAAACCTGCAGAAAACTTTATTTAAAGAATCCCCAGATGCCCATGTAAATCCTTGCTTCATAGCAATTTTAGTTATAGCCGAATATTCTTTTATATTGTTGACCAATACAGTAGAATCTCTAAGATCAATCATTTCCACCCCCAACCTTTCCAGACGAGCATTTTCTTCAAATTTTTACATTTGATGAAGCTTGGTGTATACTCTTTTGTCTCTTCACAATAGCCGAACCATTTACCTGATACATCCTGATGAAGTTCAAATATTTTCATGAAGTCGCCTCCCTTGTCATTACTAAATATCTCAAACTATTTGCCGGAAGTAACATTGCATTGTTAAAATACCATCCTATCTTCTCATCATCTATTAATAAGTGATATTCGTCTAATACAAGATCTGTAATTTCAGTTATTACACAAACTTTCCCACAAAGTTTATACATGCGGCTGTTAAAAAATAATCTTCCCATTGAATTTTCATAATGGTAATACCACCCGCCAACTAAATTTTTTCTAATTACTACTTTATCTCCGACTTTATATCTCATGATTTTCCTTTCTGATTTTTACAAGTCTACTTAAATTTCCTACTGGAATAAGTGATGATCTGTACCAACATCCATATGGAATCCCAGATAGATAATAACTTGTAAAACTTATTTTATTGATCCTATAAACTTTTCCGAGATACTTCGCCCCTATCGCATGAACTGCTAGGTTGCGTTTTACACGAACCCAATCTCCAACTTTTAATTCTTTTTTCTCTTGCATATAAGTCCCCCTAGACACTGAACAGGTTCTAACATTATGTCACTGAAAACCCACTCACATGTTTCATCTCCTAGTGCTAGTCTATAGTTAACACGGCCAGAATAAAATGATGAAACTTTATCTATGATTTTATATGCATGGCCACAGAATTTTTGCATGTCAATGTGAAAAAACAAATATTTATTATCACTACCATCATAATAATATCTTGTATTACCTTTCAAATCACTTCTAACTCTTACTATGTCTCCTATTTTATATTTCTTTTGCATATTAAACTCCTTAATTTGCCAGCAGGTATCAGCATTGCATCATTAAATACCCATTTATATTCCTCTTTTCCCAGAGATAATCTATAAGTTATTTGATCACAACCAATTGCTACTATTTCATACTCTCTTCCACGAAATTTTTCCATTGCATGAGCAAAATACAACTCCTCTTCATAGAATGGATCTGAAAATGGATAACATCGTCCACCAACTAAGTTTGTTCGAACTATAACTCTATCTCCAACTTTATATTTCATGTTTCCTCCTCTTATCAATTAGTGCAGTTAGTCCTTTGTAAAGAATGAATTCCTCTGCTGGAAACCAATAATTACTAGCTTCTTCTAACTCATAAGCTTTTCTTTCAGAAGTCTCAGAAGTTAGTTTTATAATTGATTTTATGGTACATATATTTCTTAATAAATAATTTATATCTACGCCCCATAGAATACGAGGAGTATTAGATCTAAAAATTACTTTATCTCCTCTCTTCATGTTGCCTTCTTTCATAGATAGCTAAAAATAAAGTACCTTCTGCAGGAATAAACATGCTACAAGGAAAAATATAACTTTCTTCCTCTACATAGCAATAATGCGTACCATCACCAGAATCACCTACACGTCTTATAGTCATAATTCTATCTTTAACTAGCTCCATGGGAATCGCCCATATGGAATGATATAATCTAGGTAAAGTAGGATCAACTATTACTTTATCTCCAACTTTCATCTTATTCCTCCAATATAAAATCAAGTACTTCTACAATGCTCATGCCTGATATGTCTAATAGTTTCATTTCCTTTGAAGCATACTGCACAATACAAATCCCGTCCTTGATTGTGCAGCTTATTATACTTCTCTTTTTTAATAACTTATCCAATTCCATAATAGCTCCTTGATAATTCTCTTGGGGAGTCGAACCCCAAGAGAACTGTTTTATTTTATTGTTTACTCAGCATCTGGAAGATAGAACTTTTTGATTCTATCCTCTCCTACAGCTTCGACAGCAGCCATTGCTACCTCATGAGAGCTGAAGTAAATACCATCTGTAATTTTTCTTCTGCTCCATGTGGAATCAACTTTCTCTGTCTCTCTGTTCCAGCAGAGTTTGTATTTTCTCTGAGAATGATCATCCCAATCAATCTCATCATTGTGATCAATAGCGAAGCGTTTAAGCTCTGCTACAATCATCAGATACTCAGCAGCTGCATCTCTTTCTTCCTCAGTCTTGAAGCAGTTGCCTACTGCTAAACGCATCACATCTTTCTGGTTCTCAGTTGTGAATACTCCACCATCTTTCTTGCCTGTGCCCCACAGGTAGAAGTACTGCTCACCCTCTGTTGGCTCCCAATGTTTCTGTACTGTCTCTGGTGCATCAACCATTCCCTGAAGTGCTCCGATGAGTTCTTTAAGCTCGTCCTGTCCAAGTGCTGCCATAATGTTTGTAATAATAGTTGTGTTCATCATAATCATAATCTCCTATTCTTGTTTAAAATTTGTTTTTTGTTGTTTGTTTTAATCTTTACCCATATTCAGTTGTAATTTTTCTATATTCAGTTGTAATTTATATGAAAACCTCTTAGTGGGCTAGAGGTCAATCATATACTTTGGCATAAACATTCCTCCTTTACTGTGATTTTATATCAATAATGTCACAAGCAGAATAATACTGATAATGACTTAAAGCCATACCAATTGCTTCCATTTCATTTATTGCGAGGATTTCACAACAGATTTCATTTCCGCTGTAAGTCTGAAGATAAATATGGAAGAATTTCTTTGCTTTTTCCTCTTTCGAGAAGATATAAGTACAATCATCTGTATAAGCTGTTGTGTAATCAGTGCTAATAGGTGATGCTTCTTCATCATAATCTCTCCACCAGTTTCCATATCTGCCATATCCACCATAAGCAGCTTCAATATACTCAAAAGGTTCCTCGCATGGCAACGCAAGAATCTTTTTCGCTTCTTCAATTGTAGAAAGAAGTGCTTCTACATTAATTGTTTCTCTTGTAGTATGTTCATCAAAATATCCAGAGGATAAATTGACTGCCGCTACTCCAAGTGCTGGAGCAACTGTTGATATATCACTCACAGAACCCCATGCTGTTTTGAAATATCCAGTAGACTCTATGAACTCTTCGAAATCTGGATTATCACAAGAGTAGAATACACAGTCATTGGTTCCTCTTCTATCAATTTCTATGATGTAATTTATATCATTGTTTACTATATAGTCACTTACAGCAAACTTCTCAGCTCCTACGCATCCAATTTCTTCATCCTCTGTAAATAATACAGAACACTTGAAATCTTTAATAATCTGTAAGATAGCGTAGATGCCACACCGGTCATCTCCCCCAATTCCTTGAGGAGAGGACATGATTGCTCCAGTATATTTAATTTTCTGAACACAATCTTTATGGACTGTGTCCATATGAGCTACTAAAAGTACTGGGAAAGTTCCCTTGGCATAGAGGAATCCATCTTCTGACACAGGTTCATAACCAGCTGCTTCCAACTTATCTTCCAGATGTCTCTTAAGAGTCATCTGTTTCATTTTTAAAATTTCTTCTAACTCTGTAATTTTGTATTTATTTTTACTCATCTCCGGTCTCCTCTTCTACACAGTCTGGACAAAGTCCTTTGTCGCCTTCTTCAATTAAGTAATATTTTCCACAATGGACGCATTCTCTAACTTGTTCATTGAGGAAGTAATCATGCTCACTTTCGATATATGTGTATTTTTCTTCTAAGCAATGTCTACATACTCCCTCATTTGTTGATTCTACATGGAAGATATCATCATTGTTTCGAACTTCTCCACAGCAGTCACATTCTGTGAAATCTTCTTCTCTGCAACTATTGCAGATATCCATATTTAACTCACTGTAATAGCTGATTTCTGAGTTAGGCACTCTTTCGTTGCAATAATCACAATAAGTAGAACATTCGCAGCAATACCAGTGCCCGTTGATAAAGTACATATCTTCCTCATCACACCAATCACCACAATCATAACATCTGTGCCTTCCGTTATCACCATAAGTGTCATAACAATCTTCACAAAGAAGAGTACTTTCCATATCATGCCAATCCCCACATTTTACACAATAGATATCATGTCCAACTGTCATATGCCTATTATCTACTCTTCCCTTGGGAATCATTTTGACAATTTTACTTACTGAGCACTCACTCTGGCACTCATAATCTCTGTAGTGGGTACCTTCAGAATTAATAACTGAGCAACAAGCAGAGGTGCCACCTTTCTTTCTCCAAAGGTTAGGAGCTACCAAACAATCAGCGATGATTTTCTGAAGCTGTGCTCTAATTGGAGTGTACAGTGAGTTTTTACCATCATTGCACTGAGGGTAGAGTCTTCCCTGTACAAGGATTCCATCTTTATAATGGAATAACTGACGGATAATTTTAGGTTCAAACTCTAAATCATTTCCGTCATACTCTTTATCTACCTGATAGTAAACCATTGTAGTTCCATCAAGAAGATAGCTCATAGTTCCGGAACAGTGACAACCTGAGAACCCATTAGGATTATTTTTATCAAGCGTGTGGCAAGAAGACCAGCTATTTCCATTGGAGGACAACAGATAATCAACTGGATTAACTGACAGAATAGTGTGCCGGACAACATCCAATGGATTGATTGCATCTGAATATTTGGCATACTCTCTTTCGTAATCTTCTCTTTTATTCACTCCTAAAAGCTTACAGATTTTGTTTACTGCTCTGGAAGTTTTCTGTCCTGCAGCAATTCCCTTGATGTCTGGATATGACTGCTTAATCATTTCAGCCATTTCAGAATCCAGAAGTTGTTCTTTATAGTATCTTAATTCGCTAATACCGTTTGTACGGTATGTTATGTCCATTACCCAATCAAGGAATTGATAAATTTTCTTGTCGTCAGTCTGTCCTTTGACATTCTGATCAAATGCCACATAGCATTTTTCATCATTCCAGTTAGGATGATGTCTTAACAACTCCATCAAAGGGGCCTTGTTGTCTGCCCATGTGTTGATAATTTTTTCAATAGCTGAATTACCCCAAGGGATATCATACATATCCAGAACTTTAATCATACCCTGTTTCATTGTTTCCTTATTCATGCTACAAATCCTCCTAATACTGTTTCGTATAATTCTTCTGGAATCTGTTCTTTTCCTAAGTACTGTTCAGAGATTTCTCTTGCTCTCTGTACAGCTAAAGTTCCCTTATCTTTGACTCTGTCATAAAAGGCTTCAACAGTATTCATTACTTTTGATACTGTCTCGTACTCTGTATACAGCTCTTTGTCGTCTGACTGGATCTGCTCGAACACTTCCTGTACTCCATAAGTTACAAAGCATTCTGGACAATAATCATTGACTAAAGGTCCGGAAATAATCTTTCCGCAGTGCTTACAGATGGAGAGTTTATAATCTCTCTCATCTAAATCTTTATAGTCACCGTTTTCAAACTTGAATACCTCATACTGGTCAAAGATATAAGCTGCTTCGTATCCCTTGGCGAGCTCCTCAAACTGAATCAGAACCTCTACAGAATCCTCTTTTTCTTGCGAGAATATTTTTATTTTCTTGTTTAGAGGTTTCATTTTAAACTGGCTGTCCTCAATGTAGAGAAACTTTGAGTTAAAGTTTTCTGTAATGTCTTCTCCTAAGACATAGTTCTTGAAGAGGAATCCAAGGACAATATCAATGTCCTTAGATTCTACCTCTGATGAAGTGATTCTGTTATCTTTATATAAACTAATAAGTACCATGTTTGTTCTCCTTTCTTAACTGTAACTGCATTATAAACCAGTTTGTAAAACTTGTCAATACTTTTTACAAACTTGTTTAAGAAATTTTCTTTCCTTTCTCGTTAAACTGCTTAGGCTCACCAAGAGATACGAGGTAGTCCTGCATGTAGAGGGGTAAGCTCATCCCTGGTCTTTCTGGGTATGCAGCTAATCCTTTAGCTCTAAGAGTACTTGGTTCTGTTTCTCTCATAATAGGAACCAGTTTAAACAAACCGACTGAACCGTAGTACATGTAAATAGTATACAAAGCACGTAATACATATTTACTTAATCCATTAATTTCCATTGTATAGCCTGCTTTATGACAAACACTCACAATAGATTCTAGCCCAATGTAGCCTGAAGATTTAGAAATATTATAAGCTAAGTCATAAGAGCCGACCATACCTGCTTTCTGATTTCCTTTGTAGCTACTAATTCCTAAATCGTACTCATCAAGTACTCTCTGAATAGCTACGCATACAGGATCTTTAAGAATCAATCCTGCTTTATGCTGCTGTAATTTAGTTACTCTTTCAGTGCAGTTAGACTGACGAACAAAGATTGAAGCTTCATACTTTCTTCTCTCTTCCGGGTCAGTTGGAGCCGTAGTGATAACCACGCACTCAAGAGCATCTAAGATTCCTTCTGATGCACAACATCTTCCGTTGCCGTCTACAATTGAGAACGTACCTTCTTCTGGATGCGGCACTACTAACAGTGGATCCATGAGAGTATGATCAAATTCTTTATGCAGTTTTGCAATTTTCTTTGATCTGCCTTCTTCCAACCGCTGATATGCTGGATCAACTGAAAGAAGTTCTCTGGGGATTACTGCTAAGTGTTTGCTTCCTGATACTAAAAGATTGTTCATAATTGTAGTAAATAATACGTTTTCCATTTTGTTTTCCTCTTTTCTTTTTTATATAATAAAAAAGAGCTGTTTTCACAGCTCTAATTTTATTTCATAGTTTAGCAGTCACATTCTACTAAGTTTGTGAGATATTCAATACCGTGCCCGCACAGAGCAGTCAGAACCTCATCTAAAACATCAAGTTCTCCCTTTGTTTCGCATGATTCAAGGGCTTGAATGATTCCGTAGCCTTTTTCATATTCACTGGTATTTACAAGTTCCTTAGTTACTGTGTCACCGAGTTTTTCCTCGGCATACTCGACTCCGTAGAGTCTTTCCTTTGCTGTCTTCATCTTGAAAACCTCCTTGAAATTATTAATTGTTTAAGATTTTTTGGATTCCTTGTCCAAATTAAATCTTTATCTTTGTATTTCATTTTATAAGTAAGTCCATTTACAGTTGGATTATATAGAGCATTTATAGAGTACTCATTGTCACTACTCAGATTTTCATCATAATCACTGCCTATCATAAATCCTGTATTGTTAATAAAACAAATACTTTGACTGCCATAATTCACAGTCTCGCAATCGGTAAGAACAAGATAGCTTCCTGCTGGTGTGACAGCTATCATTCCAGACCTAAGTTTCTTTCTCAAATCAACCATGCTGTCTCCTTTCTATTAGTGTACGGACAGATGAAATAAGTTTCAGGTCTTCAGCATAGCTCCACCAATAGTGGTAATCTGAGCCACCATTTCCATTGTGTAATGAAATGTTTTCTTTATAGTAATAGACCAAATATTGGAATAGTCCAAAACTTTTGTCAATATCTTCTATCTGTCCTACACCGTACTCTTGATGAAAAACTATATCACCTATTTGCATTGTTGCCTCCTCTCTATTAATGATGCCAGTGGAGGAATGCACTTCATTCCTTTAATGTCGTCAGAGCTAAACCACCAACCATGGTTGTCTGGACAAGATCCCGGTTCTATAGCACCGTCATGTAGGTTCTCATTTGCTTTGAAAAAGTACACAAGTTCACTACTGCCAGGTCTGAATTTTATAACTTTACCTAACCCATAAAATGGATCTTTAATGTAGTCTCCTATCATTATAGTCATTCCTTTCTCTTGGTGATCAGATCAATCAGCGGTCTCTTCCTGAGGTATTTGATATCTCTTTTACTATAGCAGGATGCGTTAGTTATATATCTTCCTTCATAGTATCCAGAGTAAAACTTTGGATCATGTTTATAATGGTCTACTATGTAGTGAGATAACCATAATGATCCGTCATAAAAATTTAATTTACCTAAACCATTAGGTGTCTTTACATAAATATGTCTCACCGTTATTCTCCTTTTCGATTTATTTACGTGTTTATAATAGCAAACATCTGTTCTCTTGTCAAGCATCTATATAACAGAAACTTCCGGTCCCTGTATCTACAGTACAACAGGCATGCTCATATTTCATAATTAATTTATTAAACTTCTCTTCTGACATAGGAGTTTTCACTTTGAACGGATGTGCCCAAGGTGAATCCACTTGCATTCTATTAGGAAGCAAATACACAGGATTCCCTGCAACAAGTGCTTTCTGTGCTTCTCTTCTGGTTACTTTCTTTAACATAAGATTCCTTTCTATAAGTAGCATAGTTAAACATCTTGGAGGAAAACGGGTAGCCCTAGATTTCATGCTACCCTTTTTGAGCAATTCAAGATGCTTAAATATACTGCTTATGCAGTATATTTTATTTTCTACTTTAAAAAATTCTCAGCCACTCATCTCCTATCAACTCCCATGTTGTAGGATTAAGAGCATAGTCTTTAGAATTAAACAGTTGCTCATATCTTTCGTGCATCAGTTCCTTTGTCGGAAAGAACTCTTCTTTCCTTAGATTTCCTTTATTGGAACCTGTTTTGAAATAGATTCTAAGTTTATATTTCATAATTAGTCCTCCCTTGCATACCGAGCAAATTGTTTAAGCCCACCTGCATAGTGTGCGTCTATAATTTCATCATCATAGACAATCTCGGTTCCGTTGGACTCCATGATGCATGAAGCAAGGTCATTAATAGACCAACAGTCTTCTGCGTCAGCGTACCAAGAGAACTGATTTCCATTGGCAGTTGTCATAGTAATCAGATCAGTATCTTCCATGTGCTCAACCTCTGTTACTATTCCTGTCAGAGGATATAGGTCTTTGTATTCTCCATCTGTTGTTGGAGCTGCTGATACTGGGGTTGCTATCATCATAGTCGTTAATACTACTGCTAATAATTTCTTCATGATTTTTATTTCCTTTCTTATATATCTTATATAACTACTATAAATTTATAGATATCTACATACTGGTCTAACTGATATACAGGTGCCTTGTCGAATATTGGCAACAATCTATTAATCATATCCTTATACTGCCTTGTGAGTTCTCCAAGAATAGCTTCATACACTACATTGGACAACTCACAAAACTTTAGTGTCATAAGTTCCTGCATTGTATATACGTTATTCATGTTGAACTCTCCTTCCTTATATAAAATTGACTATCTCCCTTGCTAGGTATGAGTACATAACAGACACAGATATCCGGTGCCAAGAACCGTTTTGGAACATCATTACTGGAATATCAAAAGGATCCTTTGGACGTTCAGTACATACGAACTGAAGTCCATTGCCTCTAATAAATAAGGCTCCTTTAGGTATTGTATAACCCAAAAGAGCCTCTTTCCGTTGTGTGCGGACAGTAGTATATTTATATGTCATAGCTAATTCCTCCAATAAAAAAGACATCTCTTACGAGATGTCTTTAGTCAGCACAAAGCACACCTATTTTAGACCATGAAGCTGGTCCTCTGTCTGCTATTGTGCATAGATCTGGATGAAATTCATACGGCATGAAGATATTATCAATCCAATTATTTGCCGCATTTTCATCTATAAAGTAGGTTTCCGTTGTATATTCAACGGTAGTATAAGGGATTCTGTGTAATATACTAACGTAATACATATATCACTCTCCTTTCAAGATTTCCCTTGTGCTAATTTGAGTTCCATCTGGAAAATCAAAGGAACAGTTGAACTCTGCCCCCATACAGTGAGCTATTTTACATAGCTCATCCAGAGTAAATTTCCCTCTCTGGATTCTCTGACATATAGTTGGCTGCGTTACACCCATCTTACGTCCTAATTCTGTCTTGGACATATTTGCCTTGGCTAATGCCGGTTCTATAATTCTCTGCATATGTTAACCTCCTACAGAGATTATAGATTATTGGCATAGTTTAGACAAGAGCAAATTTGCCTGATTCTGCATTGTAGAAATAACCTACATCATTATATTTCCTTTGTGTAAGCCTCTTAAATCTATCCAAAGACATATATTCTTGAGCAATAATAACTACTCTGTTTTCGGTGCTACAAGCTACATAATAACTACCGCCTATGATCATACTCAAGCGTTCCATTGCTCCATTGTAGAATAAACAGATTGCTCCATTCGGGAATTTCGTCATCACAGTCCACCAATTTGGATTTATATCTATAGGTTCCGTTGTGTAAAAACCTTCATCTTCATAATCCAAATCGGTAGTCTTAACTACCATACATTGTGCTAAACTGCATAAAATTCCTGGATATTGTTTCTCTAACTTATCAAGATAGATTGATTTTCTATCCTCTGGTGTTTCAAAACTGTCGTTTCCTGACAGCTCTTTATATAATACTTCTAATCTCATGCTGGCGCTACTTCCTTTCCAAATAATATGTTTCGCTTGCGTAGTGGACAAGTGCTCCCTCTGAGCCAACTTCTATTTCCGCAGGTAAACAGTCAACTTCGCTGACAACTGCTGATTTAATATAATCATCAGCTGCCTTGGATGTTCCGTTGTTAGACACAACGCAAGATACTGTATCTCCGACAGAAAAGCCTTTTCCTTTGTAGCTCCAAGTGCGCTTATCTGGCGACACAATAGACACACTACGTCCTGAAACAAAATAGACAGTGCCCGTCATTGGACGAGTGCAGTCTTCACTTGCTCCTGTAGGCTTTACTACAGCCAATAAAAAAAGGAGTGCTATTAACACTCCTATCAATGAAGGGATTATTACTTCCTTGATTAATTTCTTTATTCTGTCTGCCTTGTTCATAATGATTTCCTCCTAGCTGCAATTTCAGCAGAACGTTTTTCATACATTTCTTTGCTGATTGTCTTTTTAGTCCAGTATGCGTTACGAACTTCTTCCCAGATGCAGGAAAGTTCAAAACTTGTTTTTGCTTGTGCAATTTGGGTTTTATAATTTTTCATAGTGATTTCCTCCTAAAAGTTCCCTTCAATGATGTCCATGTCCATATAGTCTACTACTTCGCCTGTGAATAGATTAACAGTAAGTTCATAGCCCAGTCCCTTGATTGGAACCAACAGAGCGTTCTTGAGCTTCTTACTTCCCTTCCAAAGAAGGGTAAGTTCGCTTGTGCTCGGATACATCACTGGAATGCATCCGTAGTCAAACAGTTCACTGTGACTGAGAATCAGTACAGCTGCTTTCTTCTCTTTTGCGGAAAGAGTTTTGTAGAACTCAGGGAAAAAACTATAGTCATGCTCGCTAAAGAATTCTGTCAGTCTTTCTTTAACAAGATTGATTACCTCTCTGTGTTTTGCTTTGCCTACATGGATCTCCAAGTAGAACTTTTCTTGTTCTGCACATTCTACATAGTCAGCAATATACTGACAGAACTTTTCAGGCGTATAAATGACATAATCATCATTCTCTTCATCATATAAACACCAGTTTCCACTAGCATAGGTGTAGAATTCTCTGCCTAAAACAGATTTCAACTCTACTGATGTGATTTTTCTTGTCATAATTTTTTCACAAATAGTCTTTACCATGGTATTTTCCTCCTGTTTATTGAACTTTGTAATTGTGCAAACTTGCACAGCTAATTTGCATTGTTCCATCTGAGCACTTTGCCCAAGCATAGGCATAATAGCCTATGTATTCGTTCCAGTAGAACACAATTTTCACTTCACTTGCATGAAGCTTTCTTGCATAGGTAGAAATAGATTTCTTAATTCTTCGCTGCTTCTTTGACAGCTTCCCTACACGATTTCCTGGGTACATTTCCATTGTTGTTTTCATAGTATTTTCCTCCTGCCTTTTCGGGTAGCATAACCTCTGAATTTAAAACCAGATGGAGGGATTGCATCTCCATTGCCGCTTTTAAAGCGTCTGCATATGTTTTAATCTGCATAATTTTTCTCTTTAATCTACAACATAGACTTTCCCTGGTCTGCATTTAATTTGTTTAACTTTCATACCGTCACGCCGTTTCGCTTCTGGAGTGTCTGTGTACCCTTCAAAAGCATTGAAACCTGCTGGTGGCATTCTATGACCAGTTTCGTATTTAACAGGTAATCCATGCCCAAAGACAGGTTTAGAATCTTCTTCCCATGAAATATCATAACCCTGTCCATCTACACGCGCCTGACTATAGCATCCACTACGTGAGCCATACATAGGCTGCGGATGTTTTTTAACCTGTGGAACTATAGAAGCTATAGCTCTAGTATCTCTACGACACGGTATAGATTTTTCGTGAATATAATCTTTAGTCCGCATGAAAGCTACAATATACCGCTTGATAGATGGGTAATCTTCGGTCGTGCCGACTGTCCATCTATAGCCATTCCAAATTTTCAGTGGAAAGTCTTTAGTCTTAGTGACCTTAGACTTTTTATCTAAAATAGTATGTATGTAACCAAAGCTAGTACATACATAGAGTACGCCATTGACATTCCCAAAGAGGGAATATTTAGGTAAAACATACCCGTGAAAGTTAGTGCCGAAGCCTTTAACCTGTGAACATGGTTTCATAGTTTTTTCCTCCCATCATGTTGATATTCCTACCTATGACCGAAGTCATAGGCAGAGTATATCTGCACGATTATGCCATGCGTGTCTCCATAGATTCTTCTGCTGAAACTTTAACAGAGTCCTCTACTGGAATACCTAAGTATTCAAGGCAAGAAAGAATCAGCTGTCTCTGTGCTTCTACTTCTTTGCCGTAGGAACGTTTTAAGCCCTTAGAACTTGCTGAAAGTGAACCCCAGATAAAAGAGCACACATTGTTAGCTACCCATGCAGGTGTAGCGCCTAAAGTGAAGTTCTTGTATGTAGAATCTTCACCGTCAGATGTAGTGTTGAATACAGGTGCAATGACCTGTTTACAGAGGTCTTTGACCTCTTTGAAGGCTTTCTGGCGGTCAGCATCAAATGACTCTGTATCATTGTATGTAGCCTGATAATCTTTAGCATAGATGTAGAGTGAGTGCATACCTGTCAGTGTGAATGTGCCACCTGTTTTAAAGTAAGCCCATACATAAATACTAGCAATGCGATTATTTGTTGGTTTAGGGCAGAAATTATCTTCTGAATACCGCTCAACCAGTTCACTCTTGAATGTATCAAGAGCCTCTTTAGCTGTCTCAACTTTAGCATCAAGGTCAGCTTTTTTAACCTTAGAAACTTCACCTTTTTCAAGGGCTTTAGTTCTTGATGCTACAGCTTTGCCGTATTTATCTGACAACTGTAAATAGTGCTGTCTGTCATACTCAAGCTGAATATCAGTACCAAACCGCTCAACATTGACAACCTGTTTTGGTGCTACTAATTCTTTCTCAGTGTTTCCTGCAATGTAAATTTTAAAGTTTTTCATAGTATTATCCTCCTGAATTATAATCCTGTTTATCTCTTAAAAAAATATATAGTTAGTCCGTAGACTGTTGATGTGCATATGAAGATAGTTTCGCACTCTTACTCTTTACCGAAGTAAAGTTCCTGTATAATCCCATCAAGGTGAAAATACAAGCGTGGCAAGCTACCCATCAAGGTGTAGACGTGCTAACTATACAATTTTCAAAGAGCGTACTCTTGCATCATGCAAGGCTATGTGATATAATAGTTATGAACTGTTTAGGGTTAGGGGGCTTTGCCCCCTATGGTTCAAGGTATTCTCTATAGTCACGGTATGATGCAAAAAGCATATACCGCTGGATAGAGTCCACCCATCCCATGTAACCTTGCGGAACGTCGAAGCCCTTTAAGGTCATGGTATCACCTCCTATTCAGTTGTGCATCCCCTGTCGTCAGCAGGGGATTTTTTAGTTGTTCAACAGGTTTTCCCTGTCGGTGATTGTACTATACCATAGGCGTTTGCCTATGTCAAGTACTTTTTTTGAAAATATTTTATTTACTGCTTTAGGAATTTTTCTGTGGATTCCAGAACCACCGCTTGAACTTGTCGACCGCCTTTCCTTATCGACACGCTTATCATACTACTGTCACAGTAGGTTGTCAACACTTTTTTGAAAATATTTTTATTTACACGTTTACAAAAGCCCGCAAACCCGCATAAACACTGGGAAAATTGCATGAAAAAAAGTTTTTTTGTGAAAAATTACTTCCTATTAAAGCGAAAATAAAGGTCGTCAGGATCAGACAGATTGCATACAGAGTGTAATATGTACTACTGTATGTACTTATATACATAGTGTAATACATAGTTGTTAGAATATTTAGAATAGATTAAATATTTAGAATAGAGTGCTAATTAGCAAAGTTTAATCAATTATATCTGCAATACGTGATTTAATAAAAGTTGCTACTGCAATATTGTTAGAATCACAATATTGTTTGAGTTTTTCGTATTCGTCAATGCGTAATGCGACACCTATACGTTTTAAGTTCTTTTTATCCCACTCTTTTACATATTTCTTGTTATATTCATAATTCGACATAAATTATAGCCTCTTTTCTATTCAATTTATTGAATTGTATATACATTTAAACTTCTAGTAAGAATTATTAGATAATTTATTGCAAAAGAAAACAATTGTCAGCAATATTGAGTTTTAAAGCAAAATTGTATTCACAATCTTAAAAACACTATGGTTCGATCAGAGAAACCAGACACAATTCAATACAATTCGCTATATTGTACGAATATTCTGATTACTTTAGTACTGTAAATCTCTGTAGTATTATCACTGCAAAATTTTTCAATTGTAAAATTTCAATACTATAAAATTTTGCTACGGTACGGATGTATAACACTGATTTATTAAAGTATACTAGGGCTATCCACTTTATCACTTTAAAGCCTTAAAAACGGGGCGTTTGTAAAACGATACATCTTACCGTTGCATAATTCATAGCATTCCTACTACTTCAGTCAGAAACAACCAGAATCAGTCCAAACCGTTCTTATCTGCCCACTAAAGGTTTGAAAATAAGCATTTTCGCACGTTTTAAACCGGGGGTACTTATGCCCTGAAAGCCTTGAAAACGCAGTGTTTTCCGGGGATGCAGAGCTTTTTTGACACCAAGTTCAGATTTCGGATCCATGTTCCCAGTTTCTCCGATCATCACATCTCTCTCACTCGATTTCCAGATCAGAGTTTCTTCCTTATTATATATGTTTTCCTGATTCACCTGTTTTTATTTTTCTAAACAAGTTTGTAAAATTCTGTTGACATTTTTCGTAGTCAGTGCTATAATACACTTATCCCGAAAGGGATAGAAATCACAGGAGGCACATATGAACGACATTACTTTTATTGGAGTCAATCTTACTCAAGAACTCCAAAAACAACTTGATTCTCACAAATCAGCCATTCTATCTACTGCACCTCCAGATGCAGTAAAAGGCTACAATCTAGGTGTACAAAACACTCTTCTACTCTTAGAATCACTTCTCTCATCTCTTGAACCCAACGAGTTCCTGATCAATACCACAGATTCCCACTTAAATGAGTATGACTATGATGAGCTTGAAGCTTTAACCCGTAAACAAGTTTATAAATCATAAGGAGCATTTATATGAAAACTTTTACTAATACCCACACATTACTATACCACATTAATGATTCAATTTCAATCCCTCTCAGATACTCTATCATTGAAGGCACTACATGGTTCATCGGTAAAGATATTGCAGCCATCTGTGGATATAAAGACACCTGGCGAGCTATAAAATACCATGTTTCACCTGAGAATACTGATCATACTATTTTTAATTCCCGTAAACTTATCATCATTAACTATGCAGGTTTCAAAGAAATAGATCCTACCGAAGAACATCTAAACTGGTTTATAAATCATCTTTCAGAAGCGACTACGCCTACAGAAGCCCCAACAGTGTTCACTCACCCACAATTCGGCAATCTGAGAACTGTTGAAATCTCAGGGGAACCATGGTTCGTAGGTAAGGATGTAGCGGAAGCTTTGGGATATACAAATCCAAGTAAAGCTTTTAAAGACCATATTGCAGAGGAAGACAAGGGGGTAACGAAATGTTATACCCTTGGAGGAACACAGCAAATGACTATCATTAACGAATCCGGCCTATACTCCCTCATCCTCAGCAGCAAGCTCCCATCAGCAAAAGAGTTTAAGCATTGGGTTACCTCAGAAGTACTCCCATCCATCCGTAAGACAGGGGGCTACGTTAACCCATCACAATCCGATCTTTTCCTAGACACCTATCTTCCATTTGCAGATCAGAACACTCGACTTCTTTTTAAAACTACTCTTGATACTATCCAGCAACAGAACAATACAATTCAGCAGCAGAATCACACTATTTCACATCAGGAAGACATCATTCGTAATCTTACATCAGACATTCCATTAGCAGATAAACGTCAGATCCTCAATAGAATTGTACGCTTCGGAGGAAGTCCTCATACACGTTGGCCATTCCTCTACAGAGAGTTCGACAATAAGTTCCATATGAATACTAAAGTACAGCTTGAACACTACAATGAGACGCATAAACCTAAGCTGCAGAACCGTTTAGATTACATAGAGCACATTGGTATGTTCAATGATCTAGCTGAAATAGCATGTGTAATCTTCGGTCCAGACATCGAAAAGCTGTCTGCTCAGTATTATGAAATATGCAAGTAAATTTTGATTCTACAGTGAGAGGCTTACAACTTTACAGTGAGCCTCTTACAAAAGAAATTTGATCTATATACTCGAATAAAACCATTATATAGGGGGTAAGAAAGTTGATTGACACCACAAAAATTTTACCAGGCCAAGAATTTAAAAATATGCAGGAACTGTCAGTAGCTCTTACTGGTCAGAAGATGCCTGCCGGAAACAGATATGTTGTCAGAGTCAATGAGATGAAGAAGTATCTTTCATGGGATAAAGTGCCTGGTTCCAACAGAATTATTATTACTGACATTTTTCCTGAACCTGTCACAAAACCCAGGAAGAAATGTAAAAAAAGAATAGCAATACCAAGAGAATATTATCCTCAGGGTAAATACAACTCTATGATTTATGCCAATTTAACTACGTTAGAACTCAACCATAAATATTCTCTTTCAGAACTATTTGAGGAGTTGGGCATGACCAGTTGCAGGTTCACGCGTCCAAAGTATTATTTAGATTGTGTGAACACAACTAACCTTTCACTTTCAACTTATAGATATTTTTTTAATAAATTGAACAATTTATTGAGTAAAACTTTATATACTACTCTTACTAATTTTAAAAAACGAGAATGTATTTCTTATCATATGGAATATAGATACACTTTCAAACAAGGATATGAAGAAATAGACATACCTACAGAAGCTATAGAAGCGCTCAAAGAACAGGCACTGCAAGAAACTGCATATAAAGATGAATGGTCTGTTTTACATAGTTCTGATTCTCAAAAGTATACTCAATATATTTTAGATAAATTGTCTATATATGGAATCAAAAAATATACTAAATGTTATGTGTTCACTTCTATTAAACCATTTAATAATCTTCCTGAGCCGAGTTTGTCTGAAATGAATGCTTTAACAATCGAGAAGCTTTATAAATTTAGCAATAAGTTTGATCAAGTTAATCAGAAAAAGATTCAATCCATCATAAACACCAGTATTTTAAGTCGGTAGACCGGAAGGCGAAGCCTGAGGTCTGAACACATGAAAGTTTTTTCAGCGCTACTTTCTACACTCGGCGGTTAAGCGCCTCGCCTAAAGCAGCTGCTTCTGAAAAAATTTTGTGTTCAGACGTTGATTATTTTTGTTGGTGAAAAGTTTCCACCAAAATAAAAATTGTACATATATCTTTATATATAAAAAATATTTGTACCTTTTTTTATTAAGTAGAAAAAATATTATTCGAAGTTGAACGAATGAGCGAAGCGAGTGAGAGAAAACTATAAGACCCTCATGGCTCGCATAAGTTAAAGAAAGGAATGATTACAATAGCAAAGCAGAAAAAATGTAAAAGATACTTATTCAAGCTTCACAGCGAACGTCTTCGTAGATCACGCTGGAAGCTAGAATATCCATTAGAGGAAGCTCTAAACACAGAAGACATTATTTCTCTGTCTGATAGCCAGATTCTCAGATTCATTGATGAACTCAACGGAGACACCAGTGAAGCCAGAGAAGAAGAAGCTTCTTATATAAAGAAAGAAATCAAGCGTCTCAAAAAATCTGATTCTTCTAAGAAAGATACTCTCATAGCAAATCTCTATAAAAGATTCTATAATCTTCAATTTGTTCCAGATTACATGTGCCTGATCATTGATAAAATGTCTGATTATGACAGAGCCAATAAAGGCTTTTCTATCAATGGAGTCAAATATCATAGGTTCCTAGGCACCAACGGGGGTATAAAAAATTCTACTATTGTTTATGTCTCTGAAAGACTATATCCCCAGCTCTATGAACGTCTCTGCTGTGGCAGGAACCTAGAACAAAAATTTGTACCAGCTAAACTTGAAGCATATCAGGCTCTGATCTGTTCTGGCAGCATTCCAGTGAGTATGCCTAAAGGAATTATAGTTGTCCCTGACTGTATTACTCATTTTAAAGAAGACATTATTCGTGTGGATGATTCTCAGTCTGATGAGCCAATAGTAGAGTTTCTCAAAGATCAAGAAATAGAGCTTACAGAATCAGACGGTTACGGAATCATGCTTCCATCACTCTCTTACCGTTGGGCTAGAGAACTTGACGAAGAAGAAGATTTTTTATCTGGCTGTAATCTCAGAGGGCTTCCATGGACAAAGGGCATGGTTTTCACAATGGACTACTTAGCTTTTGGGGAATCTATAGCGAAAAACTTCTATATAAAAGATGCCTGGGGAGATATGAGAGATATCAGAGAATCTGAACTGATCATTACTACTTCCATGCTTAAACTCTGGGACTCCTATTCTTCTTTCGAAGATTACTGGTCCAATGTAGAAAATCATTATCAGATATCTATAGCCAAGACTGCTCCTGCAAGACTTGATGAGTACAGAAGCACAAATTACCAGTTCCTGCAGAATTACCACCTTACACCGGAAGAAGTAACTGAATTGGTCCGTCCTACAGTAGAAGAAATTCAAGAAATCCTTGGATTGGATTACAGGAAGTCACTCCTATTTCTGAGAGGAACAAATCTTACAGAAGATTCCTATATTGATGAAGAGCCATATATCAACGCTCTCATGATTGAACCACAGATGATTCATGATCCTTACATCAGAGACAGAATCTACAACATGATAAAGAAAAAAATCAGACAGGCCAAAATTGGTGTGCTCAAAGTAAGGGGTAACTTTGCCATCATTGGAGGGGATCCGTATAGTTTGATGCAGAGTATCTTTGGTTTACCGGTCACAGGATTGCTCCACGCTGGGGAATGCTGGCATAAACATTGGCTTGATCGAGGAGTCAGCGAGGTCTGCTGCTTCAGAGCACCTATGACAAGCAAATACAATGTGCGTAAGCTTAAGGTAGTAGGGACTCCTGATATGACTTATTGGTATAGATATATAAACACATGTATGTTGTTAAACTCATGGGATAGTACTAAAGAAGCTCTCAATGGAGCCGACTGCGATGGAGATTTAATGTTCACTACTAATAATGATATCTTACTTAAGCATACAGAAAACTTACCTCCGATCTATTGCATCCAGCGCAAAGGAAACAAGGTTGTTCCAACCGAAGCAGATATGATACAAGCTAACAAAGGATCTTTCGGTGATGCGATTGGTTCTATTACTAATGTTATCACTTCACAGATATGCTTACAGGCAAGGTTCCCGAAAGACAGTGAGGAATATAAAGTCTTAGACTACAGGATATTGTGTGGGCAGATGTTCCAACAGAACTCTATTGATAAAGCTAAAGGAATCATCGCTAAACCTATGCCAAAACATTGGTATGATAATAGCTACAACCGTATAGAAGAAACAGATACACCAGAAGAAATAACTAAGAAGGAATTCAATCAGAGAATTTGTGCAGATAAGAAGCCGTACTTCTTCATCTACAACTACCCTACTCTTATGAAAGAATACAAAGACTACATCAAAACATCAGATGCCGTGAGCAGGTCCAGGTTTAACATCCCACTGGAAACATTGCTGGCTGCTGAAGAGTTGACTGAAGAACAGGCAGAGTTTCTTAAATTCTATAAAGAGTTTTATCCAGTCAATGCAGAAACCTGTGTAGTCAATGAGATCTGTTGGGAAATTGAAAGGCAACTTGCAGATGTAAAAGAAAGTAAGGTGCCATTTGACAGTTCTATTCTGAAGTCAGATGCCACCTACACAAATAAGGATAAAGTACTTATAGAACGCATATATGATAAATTCAATAAACAAATGAACAGATCCTGTACCACAAAAACAGATGCTTTTTCTGCTTCATATAATAAAGCATTTAAAATTGAATGCGCTGAATATGTATCTGATCCAGAGAAACTCTGCAATATCCTTGTTGATTTAGGATACAATTCCCAAAAAGGAAAATCTTTTATCTGGGAAATGTCAGGAGATACTATTATCAAAAATCTTCTCTCTCATACCGAAGGATATGCTCAAATACCAGTAAAAGATCCATCTGGAGATATAGAATATTGCGGAGAACATTTTACTATGAAAAAAGTTTACATGGAAGGAGAAAGAGAATGGATTTAATACTCAATGAGAAAGAATATGTTGAAAGGATGTTAGAGCTAGGTGAATTTAATCCTAAAGACTTAGGTTCAGTCATAGCGCTTCTAACAAGATATATGTATCAGGAAAAGTATACACAGAAAGAAATATATAATAATATAGAAGAATTTGTAACAAAAGTCGTACCAGAATTTGATATTAATGCTTGGTATTCATTTATAGATAAATGTATCAGTAAAGCCAAAAAAAGAGACCTGTTGAACATTGACTATATACCTATTACGCAAAAAGAGTTAGATACTATCAAGGAAATCAAAAACCCCGCCAGGGAAAGACTTGTGTTCACACTCTTGGTCATTGCAAAGTTCAATAATTTGAAATCTGAAACTAATAATAATTGGATCAACTATCCTATGGAAATGTGGTTTAAGCTCGCCAGAGTTGCCTGTAAAGTGGATGATCGTCCACATATGATCTACGACTTAAAAGAAGCTGGTTTGGTTGAAGTGAGCAAAAAGATAACTCGCTTCAATATAAGAATCACATTTGTTGATAATGAGTCTGATCCGGTACTTAAAATTACAGATATGCGTGAATTGGGCTATCAATATCAGAACTTGGGTCCGAAGTCTAAGATAAAGCTGTGTAAACGCTGCGGGAAGCCGTATAAAGTGAAATATTCTAAAGGCGGTTCACCTTATTGCACCGATTGCCAGAATAAAAGTGCCAAGGATGAAACAAAACTTATTACGTGTGATTGTTGCGGTAAAGAATTTATTGCAGTATCTAAAAATAATCGTTCTGTACTTTGTTCCGAATGTCAAAATATTATTGACTTAGAAAAAACTCGTCAAAGAGTTGCTAAGCATAGAGAAAAAAGGCATATGTAACGCTATCAAACTAAACCAATGTCTCCGCAAATGCGCTCTACAGGCGCGTTTGCGAGATTCTTTAAATTCTGCATATTATGAAAGGGAGATATAGAGATGAAAAACAACAATAGACTTTATTTTGCCAGACAGAAATTTTTAGGAAAATGTCCTGTCTGTGGAAAAACATTGAAAAAAGTAGATGGAGTAAATATCCTCCGCTGTGACAACGCAGTCTGTTCCGGAGTGACTGTGAGAAGAAATGGGGAGTCTTCTCAGGAACCTTACTACAGAATGCTGAATGACAGGGGTATGGAAATCTACGAACATCTATTTAATAAAAAATAAATTATAGAAAGAGTTGATTATTATTAAACCGATTTCTAAGAAAGAAATTGAAAAACTAATGGACAAAGGTATCATTAGAAACACGCACAAAGGTTACATTAACAAAAAAGGATATCATGTAGGATATTATAAGACCTCAGGCAACAACAGATATATTGAGGACTACTATGCTGATAAAGCAAAATCACTGTAAAGGAGTGCCTAATTATTACTAAATTTTATGATACCAATGCTCTCCTGAATCTCCAGGAGGCAGCATTCAAAGAAAAATTCTTCATCTCTGATGAAACTCTTAGAGAAATCGAAAATATCAAAACATCCTCTCGAAAAGATGAGGATATCAAATACAAAGCTAGACATATAGCTCGTCTTTTAGATCAGAATCATGATCGGTATTCCATAGTAAATTACAATTTTGAAATGGAAAAACAACTGTTAAATTTCGAATTGGATCCAGTCAGACCAGACAACAGGATTGTTTTTAGTGCTTATACTCTATCTAAAGCTCAGGATATTGAATTCATTTCAGATGATTTGTGCTGCAAAAATATTGCAAGGAAAGTCTTTAACCTGCCAGTGTATGGAATCGTAGAGCCTACTAACGAGATATATAAAGGATATAAAGTAATTAAAGGTGATACTAATGCTATCAATCAGGCTATGGCTGAACTAGATTATTCAACTTGGCATATCAATGAATATCTCATTATTGAAAATACCGATGACGGCACCACTAAAGAAATGCGCTATGACGGTCAGGGGTTTGTGGCATTAAAACTGCCATCTTCCAAATTTATTAAAGCAAAAAACTCCTTACAACGTTGTGCATTAGATATCTTGAATAACCCAGATATTACTATTGCTGCTATTCTCGGTGGTTACGGCAGCGGAAAAACTTATCTTTCTATGCAAATGGCACTATACAATGTAAAGGAGAAAGGCAGAAATAGTAAAATCTTAGGTGTACGAGAAGTTTCTGGTGAAGGTAAAGAGATCGGATTCCTTCCAGGCGACATGGAAGATAAAGTTGGGCGATTCTTTGAACCACTCTCTCAGTCTCTTAATGGCGGAGAGTTTGAATTACAGAGTTTGAAAGTATCTGGTGTGTTAGATACTAATGTACCGTTCTTTATGAAAGGTACTACTTATAATGACACTGTTATTCTCTGTGATGAAGCAGAAGATTTATCAGAAAGTCAAATTAAACTTATTGGTACACGACTTGGAGAGAACAGTAAAATTTATCTTGCAGGTGATTATAAACAATCCCTGTTAAGTAAAACGATTAATAATCCTCTCATTAAAATGTGTAATGAGTTTAAAGGAAATGAAAAATTTGGATGTATCTATCTTGGAGAAGATGTGCGATCAGAAACCAGTAAACTCTTCGCTGATCTTTTCGAAAAGGATCACTTCTAAAAATATAAGGATTACAAGGAGAAACATATGGAAGAATTATTTGATTTTCCAATTATGAAAAGTGGAGTAGATGAATTAGTTGCTGATATCATCAAAAGCAACTATGACAATCGTAGATTAATCATTAACGATGAAATCAATAACAATCTATTAGAGTCCATCTGTTTATATATTTTGAAATATAATCAGGAAGATAAAGATGTTCCTGAAGATAAAAGAAAGCCTATTTGGATTATTTTAAATTCAGTAGGTGGAGTCGTAAACTTCGGAATGGGACTCATTGATTGTATTAAACATAGTATCACACCTGTTTATTGCTTAATAATTGGAATGGCTGCAAGTATGGCAAGTTATATTCCAATGGTCTGTGATAAATCATATATCTTTCCTAATAGTACAATTTGTATTCATGATGGACAAACCGGTATTATGCAGACTTCCAGAAAAGCAAATGACATCATGAATTTTTATAATAAATGTGATGAACGATTAGCTGAACTTGTATATGCCAATACCTCTATTACTAAAGATTTTTTAGACGGTATTGCTGATCGAGAATATTATATGTTCCCAGAAGAAGCTAAAGAATTGGGAATTGTTGATACTATTGTTGGCGTTGACTGCCCTATTGATGAAATATTATGAAATATTCCAAAAAGGAATTGATTGCTAAGGTTTCAGAAAAAACAGGCTATCAAGAAGAAAATATAGCTGAAATATATGAAGCTTTAGAAGAAACTGTGTATGATTTACTCCTGTCAGCAAATGAACATAAGGATGTAGAAATTCGACTGTTCACAGGATTTGGTATGTTTAGTAAATTAGTACCAAGTCATGAGAAAAAGATGCCTGATGGAGAAATTAAAACAATAGAACCTACTTTAAAATTCTCTGCACGTTACAGTGCTCGCTGGAGGAAAGATAATATTAAAGAGTACAGAGAAGCTTTAAAATTGTGGGAAAGAGTGAAAGGAAGAAAAGGATGAATGGAGTAGAAATTAAAACAACAACTACTACCCAGATGAAAATCAAGAAGGCTACAATTGATGAACAGGGAGCTGTTTACGTAGATGGCGAGGTAGTTGATCTTATCAATGCACTAAAGAATACATTTGAAGGCTGTATTTTTGATTTAGCTGTCACAGAAAAAACAGAGGTCCCTGTAGAGGACTGATGTTGAGTGCCCTGTGGTATATATTGCATTGAGAATAAAATAAATCACAAAAAGTATGTTGGTCAATCTATTGATATTAAATCACGATGGACTCAGCATAGACATACAAGTTCTTTAGTAAGAGATACATTTCTTTATAGAGCAATGGATAAATACGGTGTTGAGAACTTTGATTTTTATATACTTGAAGAATGCCGGCCTGATGAACTGGATAATAAAGAAATTTATTGGATAGCTACCTTAGATACGTATAACCATGGATATAACATGACTCTTGGTGGATCAGGTTTAATAGGTTACAATGCCTACAATAGAAACTGTATTCCTAAAAATTTTGGAATGCTATCTAACAATGTAGACGAAACTGTACCTATTATAAAATTAGATACTAATTATGAAGTATTAGAGTATTATGTAAGTGTTCAAGACTGTGCCAGAGCTAATAATATAGCTTCTACAAACATTTCTAAAACAGCATCAGGGAAAAATAGTACATGTCACGGATATATTTTTATGTACTTTAATGACATTAAGGATATGACCACTGATGAAATTATTTCTTATAGATTACATCAAAGAAAGAATTATAAAGATTCTACCCTAAAATCTATAGATCGAATCTCCTCTTCTGGAGAAATTATCAATAATTATGAAAGTATTAGTCAAGCAGCTAAAGAATTAAATTTAGATCCATCTTCTATAAGCAAGGTGTGTAAAGGAAAACTAAAACAAACTCACGGCTATAAATTTAGATATGCCGTAGTAAATAATAAAGAATAAAAGGAGAAATAATTATTATGACAAAAGCAGAAGTTATTACAAAAGTAGCAGAAACAACAGGAATCACAAAGAAAGATACAGGAGCAATGGTTGATGCATTTCTTCAGGTTATCACTAATGAACTGGCAAGCGGAGGAAAAGTAGCATTCACAGGATTCGGTTCTTTCTCAGTTGTTGAAAGAGCTGCTAGAGAGTGTCGTAATCCGCAGACGGGAGAAACTATGATGACAGAAGCTCATCTTGCACCGAAATTCAAAGCTGGAAAAGCATTAAAAGATGCAGTGAAATAAATATTAAATTGCTGACCTGGTGAATTCCAGGTTGGCGATTTGTCCGGTTAGTCTAGCGGTTAAGACACTGCGCTTTCAATGCAGTAACATGGGTTCAATTCCCGTACCGGATGTTTGTATATTTGAGAGTTGTGGGTAATCTCAAATGTCATTTTCCGTATAGTTGTTTCTTTGGGGAGAACTGGAACTCCTCCCTCCTATTCTGCAAAGTAAATTCACAAGGTGTGGAACCGACCTGCTAAGTCGTGTGATCCGACAGGATTGAGTTTCGATTACTCTGCTTTGCGTTACAAGATATGTAGATTACAGCCCACCTCCTGTGGGAATTCGTAGGTGAAAATCCTACCATGTAACTCTTGGTTATGTGATTGTAGCATATCATGAATATAAAGATAACTGGATTGATTCCGGTTGAAAGGCAGGATTACTCTCCTGCCTTTTACTTATAATTAGGAAATGGCTGCGGGGCGGCCTGACAATCTGGAAAGACAGATTAATGTTGCGTGTCCGGTAGGTCGAGGGTGCAGTCTTGAAAACTGTCTGGGTGTAAAAGCCTCTGGGGTTCGAATCCCTAACGCAACGTCCGGGAGAACGGTAGAGATGGAGATCTACGGCGGTCTGTAAAACCGTTGCAATTGCTTTGAGTGTTCGAATCACTCTTCTCCCATGAGGTTGACAAATTAAATCAAAATTCCATAAAACAAGTAGATAAGTTTTACTATGAGATGTGTATACGCATGGATTAGGTTTATTAGAAGGTTTTGTCTCTGATTGCGCAACAGATAATGAGCCTTTTGAGTCTACAAATAACGCAGGTTACGTAGGATCGGTTCCTCGGAGCTTTCATAGGGCTTGTAGATGGGTTCAACTCCCATACCTGCTACTATTAAGATACTTCGGTATCTTTTTTTATTGGATGAAAAGGAGGTGCTCTAGTGGCACAAGAAGTTGAAAAAAAGCCTGTACCAAGAGCAAAACCTAAAGCACCTGCTCAAAAAGTTATTGATCGTGCTATTGATGAAGCTCTCTATGAAGTAGGGCGTACTAAATTTACATGTAATATGTGTGGAAAGCTGAAAGATGCTTCCGACTTTTATAAAAGTACAGATCCTCTATGTACTACTGGTGTGACAAGAATATGTAAAATGTGTGCAGCAAAGTTGGCATATTCTGAAGATTTAAAAGGCAATAAGAAAGCCCCTGATGAACAGAGTGTCCAGTTAGCGCTCAGATATTTAGATAAACCTTTCTTTCAAAAGCTTTATGATGAATCTATTCTTGAAGCTGCTAACACTATGTCTGGTCGGCCCAAAAATAATACCTGGACTAGTTATATAAAAAATATATCTATGCCACAATATAATACATTAACTTGGAAAGATGGTGATTGTGGCAATAGTTCTACTCTTCTACCGTCTATTGGGTCTGTAGATAACTCTGATGAAGTAAAAAAAATGTATAAAACCAATAAAAGAACTGTTATTTCAGCTCTTGGTTATGATCCATTCGAATCTGCTGCTGATGCAGATAAACCATTAATGTATGGAAAATTAGTAGGTTTCCTCGATGAAAGTACGCAAGACGATGAATTGAAGTTAGGTGCCTGTGTAGAGATTGTACATAGTCTTAACCAATCTGAAAAAATCAATACTGTAATTAATGCTCTGCAGAAAACTCCAGAATCTATTATAAAAAATTCTGCTACTATCAAAGCTCTTGAAGCCACTAAAAAAGACATTATGAAAACTACTCTTGATTTGGCTCGTGATAATGGAATTAGTATTAAGCATAGCAATCATAATACTAAAGGTGCTAATACCTGGACCGGGAAAGTAAAAGAGCTTAAGGAAATGAAGCTTCGTGAACAGGAAGTAAATGCTTTTGATATAGGAACTTCTCAAGGTATGCTTCAGGTTGCGGAAGCCAGTACTGCTGCAATTATGAAACAGTTGGCTTTAGATGAAAATGACTATACTGAAATGATATCAGCCCAACGTCAGAAGGTGTTGGAATTAGAAAATAAATGTGATGCTGCGGTTGAAGAAGCACGTATTCTTCGTAGAGAGAACGATGATCTAAAAAATTTCCTTAGAGATAAGAAATTGATTGATGAAAATGATGAGGTGATTGTGGAATGAAACAGACTGATTCTGGTATATGGGTTCCAGATACACCTACTATTTTTGTTAAGCCTACAGAAGAAATCATTTCTCAACGAAAAATGGAAGGAATGCAGAAACTTTCTGAAATTAAACAATGGGGATTAAGAAATCCAACCAAATTTATGGAAAGATTCATAGGCGTTGACCTTCTTGATGTGCAGACCTATACATTTATGAATTCTTGGGATAAGATGTATGCTCTATGGTTATGTACCAGAAATTATGGAAAATCGACATTGCTTGCATTATATTACATGACAAGAGGTATGCTTCTTAATAATTGTAGATGTTATATATGCGCTGGCACCAGTGACCAGTCCATAGAAACTTTTGAAAAGATTGTATCTATCGCTAAAAATGAAATTGAGTCATTTACTGGATTAACTGATGTATTTAGGAATGAAGTTGTCATTAATATGACCAATAATGATGGTTTTATAAGAAATCCTGCAGGTTTTACTTATAGATTGTATAATGGTAGCTTCGTTAAAACACTTAACAGTAACGTCAACGCGAAAAGAGGAAAACGTGCGGAAGCAGTTTGTTTTGATGAATCTGGTTTCCTGGACGAAGAAGTATTTCAGGTTATTGAACCATATACAGCTCAGGATAAGAACTTTAAAATGGGTGGAAGTGTAAATGTAACTACTCTTCCTAAAGAATTGCCTAACCAATTACTCTACACTTCAAGTGCCAGCACGACTGATTCTTACTTTTATAAAAAGTATAAAGAATACAGTAAAGCTATGATCTGGGGTTCCAAAGATCATTTTGTAGCAGATATCAACTGTGAGATTATGTTTAATGCTACATATAGAGGTAAGATTTATCCAGCATCTCTGTTAACCAAAGAAAAGGTTGACAATGCAATGCGTGAAAATAAAGAAAAAGCTCTTCGTGAGTATTACAATATATTCACTTCTGATGGCGGTGCAGATGCCATCTTCAAACGTTCTATGATAGTAAAAAATTCTACTATCCGTCCCCCAATTATGTTTAATGATACAAAAGACAGACTTTTTGCCTTAGCATATGATCCAGCTAGATCTATGGATAACTCTTTTGTCCTTGTTGGAGAATATTATAAAGATTCTTCAGACAATTGGAAAATGCGTATTGCTAATGGTATTAATTTTATGGATCTTAGTAAAAAGAATAAAACTCCTATGCGTACGCCTGAACAGGTCAAGAAACTGAAACAACTGATCCTTGACTATAACGGTGATGGAGTCGATGACTATACAAACATAAGTAATATCTTTATAGATGCTGGTTCTGGTGGTGCCGGTGTTAATATTGCAGATTATCTTATGGAAGATTGGTATGAAGAAGGACATGAAGGTGAACAGAAATATTTACATAGAGGTCTTATAGATAAAGAACAGTCGTCTGATTATGTCAAAAAATTTCCTAATGCTGTAGATAAAATTAAATTATTACCGCCTACTATGTATAAATCTATTATCTATGAAGCTGCTATTGAAATGATGAGACTTGATCTCATAGATTTCACTGCTGAGTATGATAATAAAGGATATTTAACAATGCTAGATATAGACGAAAAAGAAATGGCAAAAGCAAAAAAAGATTTAATTGCTAAGTATAAAGATAAATCTATGTCTAAAGGTGAATTAGATCGTTTAGTTGAAGAAGAACTTCAAGAAAGAAATTTGGCCTCAACTAAAATTTATAAACTATCTCCTGATGAGGAACTTGGTCTAGTACAGATCGACTCGCTAAAGGAGGAAATGGTTAATATGGTACGAAAGAAACGAGAATCTGGTAAAGATGGCTTTGAACTGTCTACAGAGAAGCAAAACAAATTGCATGATGATCGTTCGTATTGTTTCTCAATGCTTTGTTATGGACTCTCAGAACTTCGTAGAGAACATATTAAAAATAAGAAACGTCCCAAAAAAGAAAATATAGCTGCTGCTATGCCTATTCGTAAAGGTGTAGTAAGAAAAATGTTTAGTTAGGAGGTGAGACATTGGCTATTAAAGAGGAAAAAACAACTCAAGAGATAAAAAATTATGCTCTTAAACAACAGGCATTACAAGAAAAATTCGCTCAAGTAAAGCAAGCCGTACAGCTTATTGATTTAACTAAAACAGAAACAAGAACATTTACTGTATTTAGTAAAGATAAATTACGTCAATATATGCAAAACCCTAAAACCAATGAATCTAACCTTCGTAATTTGAGCAGATTCTTATATAGAGTTTCTCATAATTACAGAAGACTTATCTCCTATCAGGCAGAAATGGTAGATTTAACAGCTCTTAATGTTATACCTCAGATAGATTTTACTGAGGATACGCATGACGATGAAAAAATAAAGACTAGTTATTTTAATACTTTAGTACAACTTGATAAGATGAATATGCAGTCAGAGATTTTAAAATGTCTATTGATTGCATGGCGTGAAGACACATTTTATGGTTATACATATGAAGATGATTCTGGATTCTTCATTTACCCTCTTGATGGAGATTATTGTAAAGTATCTTCTGTCAATTATGATGGCACTCTTAATTGTGCCTTTGATTTCAGTTATTTCAGAAGTCATACTGCCGACTTAGAATACTGGGATTCTGAATTTAATTCTAAATACAATTCCTTTCAAAGTGACAATACTCTTCGTTGGCAAGAGTTGGATCCAGAAAGAACTTTTGTAATTAAAGTTAACATTGATGATCCAACACTTAACATGCCACCTCTTTCTGGTTTGTTCGAACCACTTATTGATCTTATTGATCTCCAAAGTATTCAGTCGGTAAAAGATGACTTATCAATCTATAAACTTCTGGTTGCAAGATTAGAAACACTTACTAACTCTGACGAACCAGATGATTTCTCAGTAGATATTGATACAGCCATTGAATATTATAATAGACTAGTTGAATCTCTTCCAGATTGTGTATCTGCAGCTATCTCCCCTCTTAAAATTGAACCTATAGAGTTTCAAGGTGACCAGACTCAAGATGTTAATAGAATTGCTACTGCTACTTCGAATTTATTTAAAAATTCTGGTGGTGCACAGATTCTTGATAATGACAAAGTCTCAGGTACGACAGCTTTTACTGCTGCTATTCTTTGTGACACAATGATGGCTATTAAAACTGTTCTTCCACAAATAGAAGAACGAGTTAATAGATATCTTACTTTTGCTATTGGTGATGATCATGCTAGAGTAAAATATTTTGAGGTATCTCCTTATACAAAAGCTTCTAAGAAAGAAGAACTTATGAAATCTGGAGAACGAGGTGTGCCAGTAAAGCTAGCCGTTGCTGCTCTTGATGGTATCTCACCTCTTGAAGCTTTATCTATGGATTATCTTGAAAATACTGTTCTAAAACTTCACGAAACATGGATTCCTTTTAGTACTTCTTTCACATTGAGTGGATCTGCCTCACAGCAAGTTATTGATGGTAAAACAGATGATACAAAAGGTGGAAGACCTCAATCTGACAACCTTACAGATGAAGGTGAAAAAAGTAGAGAATCAGAAAAGTCCAGTGAACAGGAGGGATAATAGATGAACAAACATTTTATCCAAACTGCTGACCAGGAAACAGCAAATATTTTAAAATCTATTGGCTTTCCTCAGGTCGGCTATACTAAAGGTATCTATACATTTGCAAATTGTTCATCTCTTTCTTTTGCAAATGTAAATATAGATATAAACAAGCTAACTTATACCGATATTTATTGTGCAAGTTAGTACTCCTCTTCTATGAGGATAAAAATACACAATAGAAAGGAGGCTAACATGAAGAAAAAAGTACTTACATTAGATGATCTCTATTCTTTTTTTGAACAGAGGAATCAGACAACTGTATTCAGTGCCAAAGAGTCTGGATATAATATTGCAGTTCAGGTTCCGGCAAAATTTGAATTAGAAGATTCTGATGAAGATGATGGTTTTTTACGAACTAAATTCAAAGTAAATCATTTATATGAAAATAGAAATAAATCTTATATATCTGAAGAAGCTCAGTTAGAAGCTTTACCGTCTTTACACTATAGACCAGTTCTGGCCGCTATTACCACTTTATCTGATGGAACTACTGATTTTACTTCTCATGCTATGGAATTTGATGATGAAGGAAACATTACATACATTGAGCAACCTATTGGTGTTTTTGTCAATCCTGAAGGATATCATCTTGAGTATGATAAAGATCATGATAAAACATATGTTATTGCCGATGCGGTAATTTATAACGATTATTGTGCTCCAGCATGTGAAATTATTCAGCGTAAACAAGGAAGTAAAGTAAGTTGTGAATTAAGTATTTCAGAACTCTCTTTTGACACTAAGGACAAAGTGCTTCACTTAGATAAATTCAGATATAATGGTGTAACTTGTTTAGGCACTGATCCTATCACCGAGAAACCCGTTGAAGAAGGTATGGAGGGTGCCAGATTAGATATTGCTGATTTCAGTGAAGAGAATAATAGTCTTTTTACTAATACAGAAGAAAAATTACTAAAGGTTATTCAGTCTTTGCAGGAGACTCTTGCTAAGTTTGAAATTGAAGAACCAACGAAAGGAGGAAACCAAACGTTGAAACTCAATGAATTATTAGAAAAATACTCTAAAACTGTTGAAGACCTTGACTTTGATTATGAGTCTATGTCCGATGAAGAGTTAGAGGCTAAGTTTGCTGAATTATTCGAAGGTACAGAAGATCCGGAAGCTGTTCCAGAATCAAATGACAATTCAGAGTTTAGCAATAAAAAAAGATATACAAAAAAAGAAAATGGTAATACTGAAGTTACTTTTGAAATTAGTCATGAAGATGTAAGAGGTGCATTATATACTCTTCTGTCTACTTGGGAAGAAAATGATAATGAATGGTATTTTATTAATGCTACATATGATGACCATTTTGTATATAGCAACTGGGATGAAAGTAAAATTTTCCGTCAGGGCTATACAAAAGATGGTGATGCAGTATCTCTCTCAGATGAAAGAACAGAATTATTTAAAGAGTATCTTACACTTTCAGAAAAAAGTGAATTAGAAGAACTCAGAAGTAACTATGCTGCTCTTCAGAATAGAGTTAATGAGTACGAATCAAAAGATAAAGAAGCTGTTCTTGGTGCTGAAATTTACACTGAACTGAAAAATAGAGAAGATTTTAAAGAACTGATCAAAAATCAGGCTATCTACAGTGTAGAAGAAGTACAGACAAGAGCCGATGCTATTTTAGGTAAATATGTTAAAGAAAAAGGCACTTTCAACTATCAGCAGAAACCTAGTGCTATTGGTTTTACTGAACCTAAGAAAGCTAAGAAACCATATGGAAGTTTATTTAAGGATTGAGCTATCAAATAGCTCTTTTTTATTGCCTAAAAATATTTAAAGGAGGAAATAAAAATGGCATCTAATTTTCAGAAATTTATGGCTACTGCTGAAAAACACGCTGTTGCTGGTAGCTCTAAGCTGAAAGCTACTATTGCAGGTCATATTTATAACATTCAGATTGAAGAAGATCTGGACAACGGATCAATTGTTGCAAAAGGCGATTATATCAAACCGGAGACTTATAAAGCTAAAGATTCTACTGGTTTTGCTGGTGTAGTACTGGATAAAGCAGCTAACGGAAACTGGTATGTAGAAGTTAAAACACCAGGAGATGCACTGTTAGTTCTTCAGGTACCAATGTTATACGAAGAATATACTACTGCTCTTAAACATGAAAGTAATTTCTATAACGCAAACGGTGACATCGTTCGAGCATATGAGCTTTATGTAGGTGATGTATTTGAAGTATCAGCTGAAGGATTTAGTGGTACTCCTACTAAAGGCGCAACTGTAACTGTAGCAGACAAAAAGCTGACAATTGGTTAATGAAAGGAGGAATACATAATGAAACTTAATTTTTCAAGTAACGAAGTAAGAAATATTTTTGCTGAAAATGATTATGCAGAGTATTCCCAGCTTATGTTTGACACAGCTAAGGGAGAAGAAAAAGTATCTACAAAAGATGCTAATAATAAAATCAGAGAGATTATGTTCTCTGTACTTGGAGTAGATGAAAACTGCTCAAGAAAAGAACTTAGAAAAGCTATTCGTAGACATAAAATTGATGTATTTGAAATTATCGAAGAGACAGTAGAGAATCTGCTTGTTTCTGGTTGGGGAGAAAACCCATTCTTCAATGAGTTTGTAGAAATCAAATCTATGGCTGACGGTGATACTAATGAATTTTATGTACCGGATGAAGTTATTCTGACAGTGTCTGAACTTGCAGGCAATCATCATGACCTGATCAGACAGCGTCTGGCAGAAGGACAGACATTCTCTGTTAGAACTTCATGGTATGGGATTAACTTTTAGTCCCCAAGTACTGTAAAGTGCTTTGTACAAACTAACGCATTGAATTGCTGGAATTTCTTAAAGCTAATTACACTACAACGTAAGTATGAAATAAAACTAAGCGTGAATGTTATGAAAATAGAAAGAAGTAATTAGATGATACAAGGTTAAATCCTAAATATCGAGAGCACTCAACACCTATAACAGGTGTTTTTATTATGCTTAAAATAGAGAATCAGCAGCCAAGATCCGAACAGGATAAGGTTCAACGACTATCTGGAAACAGAGTAGAACTACAAGCGATTGGTAGTTCGAAGTGGTGCGCACCCTCAATTAGGGTGAAGATATAGTCTAATCTTTAGTGAAAGCTAAAGGGCTTTTAGCCAACACAGAGTAGCGTCTGAATTAATATCATTTTTCAAAATAATTATATAAGGAAGTATACATGAAAGAAAAACTATGTGGCATTTATTGCATAGAGAATATACTCAACAATAAAAAATATATTGGTATGTCAAGAGATATAAAACGGAGATGGTCTGAACATAAAACAGAATTAAACTCTCATACTCATGTCAATCAGTATTTACAAGCTGCCTGGGATAAGTACGGCAAAGAAAATTTTAAGTTTTATATTATTGAGTTATGTGATGAAGAGAATCTCAGTGAACAAGAATGTCATTATATACGTTTTTATAAATCATTATCACATGAAAATGGATACAATCTGACTACCGGTGGAGAAAATACTTCTATCGGCAAATCAGTAATATCATTAAAAGATGGGGCTATCTACAATTATGTAAATGATGCAGCTCAAAATGCCAACGTTCAGTCAGCAACTATGATTTCATGGTGTCGTCAAAAACATAACTATATGTATTTAGATGAGTATAACGCTCTTTCTCAAGATGAGAAAGAATATTGGAAAAATTTTGATTGGAAAAACTTTGATCATAAAAAATTAAGTCAAGTACATTCTCGAGAAAATCTCTCAACAACTACCCTGAAAAAACTAAGTCAAGCGACATCTGGAGATAAAAATCCAAGAGCGCTAAAAGTGTATTGCCCACAATTAAATGAAACATTTGATTGTATAAAATATGCATCAGATAAGTATGGCGTTAATAGAGGAAGTATAACTTCTTGTATTAAAGGTAGAATTAAAAGTGCCGGTAAACATCCCGCTACCGGAGAAAAATTAACATGGGAACTAATTGAAAAATGATATTAAAGTGTTAAATATAAATGTAAAATTTACGCAGAATATGAGCTGTTTATGGCAGGTCGTATTGACTGGGCTGGATTTGTACAGAAAATCTATGAAGCCTTTGATAAGAAAATTAACGATATGGTATATGCGGCTGTAATGGCAGCAGGTGAGAAGGTTCTCCCGTCTACACAGTTTAATAAGACAGGTACACTTTCATCAACAACAAAAGATGAGTTTATGACTCTGATTGAAGATGTACAGATGGCTACAGGTGATGAAGTAGTTGTTATGGGCACCAAATCTGCTCTTGCAAAACTTTCTGCTATGGAAGATATTACTTGGGTATCTAATGCAATGAAAGATGAAAGACACACTACAGGCCGTTTAGGTATGTTTGAAGGTATTCGTCTTGTTGAAATTCCACAGAGATTTGCTAACAATGACACAAGTAAAAAGTTAGTAGATAATACTAAACTTCTGATTATGCCAGTAGCTGATAACAAATTTATCAAGATCTACAATGAAGGCGACGCTCAGATTAAAGAAGTATCTGATGGAAATACAAATATGGATAAAACTATTGAGTATGAATATCAGATTAAAATGGGTGTGGCCACAATTATTGGAAAGCGTTTCGGAGTTTGGACACTTAAATAAAAAACTATTTAAAGAGGTGGAATTACCACCTCTTTAACTGATTAAAAAGGAGTAATAACATGGCAACAAGAAGAGCTGCAACAAAAACTGTTGCTACTACTGAAAATACTACAAAGGAGACAGCTCCTGTTAAAACTACTAAAAAGTTTGAACAGAACGAACTTATTGAATGTCGTTCTTTAGTGCAGGGAACATTATTTATGCCTGGTAAACAAAGTGATATTCTATACCGTTGGGATGGATATGGAGATGTTCGTGAAGTAGAATATAGAGATTTGTACTCTCTTAAATCTAGCCGCTCACCATATATCTATGATCCATGTTTCCAGATTGAGAATGATGAATTATTAGAGGATCCTAGATGGAAAGATGTAAAAGATCTTTATGATAATCTTTATGATGCTTCTGATATTAATCAGTTTCTTGCTCTCTCACCAGCTCAGTTTAAGAAAGCACTTGCTGAAGTTCCTAAGGGACTTAAGACAGCAATTAAAATTGAGGTGGCAACCAGACTGGATAATGGTACATTTGATTCTATTCAGAAAGTACGTGCTGTAGATGAGATTTGTGGTACAGAGTTAGAAAAAATGATTTAGGAGGTATCATATGACCTCTTATGAAACAGTATTTAAACGATTTGAAAATAAAGTCGAAGACATAAAAGTATTGAAATTAGCATCTGATGACTGGACTGAATTGTGCTTAGAATGGCTAAATAGTGCTATTGCAATGATTGAGTTGGACAAGTTAAAAATAGAGCATGATTTAACTAAAAAGAATGATGTTTTGTTTGAGTTCGAGGAAACTCTTACCAATGGAGAAATTGAAGTAATTGCTCTGTATATGGTCGTTGCATGGTATGACATTCGTTTGAACTCTTTAGAACATACTAACATGTTTTATGGTTCAAAGGATGAAAAATGGACCAGCCAAAAGGAACATGCTAATTATATTATGAGTATTCAAAAGAAATATAAAAAGGAAGCCAGAAAATATTTTAGGAATCACTCTTCCAGAAGTAATTCTTATCTGGATGGTGAACAAAATGAAATATAAATATGGGACTTTTAATGACAATCAGTTTTCTGATTATATAAAAATACTACATAATAAAATTCATTGGCTTTTAATATATCAAGAAAATGGCTATCCAAAATTAAGTATCTATTTTAATAGTTTACAATTATACATTGCAGGATTGGCTGAATTGATTTCATCTCCTTATATAATTGATTTAGCAAACACTATAGAATGTGCAAAAATAGAATTTGAAAGTAATGATTTTAATCATGACAAATACAGAAAATTAATATTTGATGCACATACTATTATAGATAAGATAGGTGATAATCATGAGTGATATCTTTAAAAAAAGAATGGCCTTATGCGGTAATACAGTATCTGATAGTATTCGTATTCAATCAGATGAAATCATGCAAAAGACATTCACAAATGATCTAGGATATAGACAATGTAAGCTATATTCTAGGACGATGGAATACTTAGAAGATGTCGAAATTAAATATCAGTATTCTCAAGTCTACACAATCAATAAAGACCAGGTTGAGTATCTGGCTCAATTCAGACCTGGCTATTTTCCTGAAAAAAAATATATGGAACCTGATGGAATTGAACGTTTTGGTTTTTATATAGAAATACCTGATAAGAATACAGGTGTACATGAAATGTGGTTAATCTTAGGAAAGAATGATAAGAACTCTTTTATAAGATATAACATTCTTAAATGTAATTGGATGTTTAAATGGGTAAAAAATAAACAGATTTATAGTTGTCTCGGTATAATAAGAAACCGCAATAACTACAACAGTGGCGTATGGAGTGATGGTTTCTTTACATCAGTAGATAATCAATCACAGTTTATTGTCCCTACTACTCCAACTACGCAAACAATTGATTATAATGATCGTTTCATGTTGAGTGATTCTATGATTAGGCCTTTAGTTTTTGAAGTGTCAAAACTAGAAGATACGTTCCCATGCGGAGTAACTAAAGTAACGCTTAAACAGGATCATTTCAATAAAGTTACAGATAATGTTGAATTAAAAATATGTGACTATTATGACTCTCCGGTTATTCCTCAAGAGCCAGAAATAGAGGACATTGTTTTATCATGTTCAGGTACTAATAGAGCTTTACGTGTTGGAGGCTCTAAAAGAACTATTTCAGTTGCGAGTGATATTAAAGATAAATCTGTCATTTGGTCTTATGAGTTCAATGGAAACAAATTATCTGTAGAAGAATTATCTAATGACTTTGAAATCTCTGAAGGTAAGAATACGTTAAGTATCAAAGCTTTGTTAAATTATAATAATTTAGGAAAAGTAATAAAGATTATTGCTACTCTTCCAAATAAGCAACCATCTTCTATTGAATTGGAGGTGATGCGATGAATCAAGAGCGTATTGATAGATTATTTTCTTGTAGAAATGAACAGGGATTTGACAGTATTTCTTATGATAAGAGAAAAATCTTAGAGGATTTATACAAAGATTCAGATATTATTGAAATCTTAAATAATAAAGAACTTCAAGCAGTTAATGCGTGTCCGGAAGATTATTATAATGTAAATATTTATTCTTTTTTAAAGATTCCAGATGCACAAAGTAAAGTCAAAAACTTTATTTGTTTTGAAGTAAATGACACTGAAATTGTATACTCAAATAATATTATGGTTTCTAAACAAATTATTTTTAGAACTATAGCTCACCAGGATGATGTCAGTACTATTTGGGGTATTGATCGACAGGATTTACTAGCAGCTTTAGTTAAAGAAAGATTTCAATGGTCAAACATATTAGGTACGCAGTTAATAAAAACATATGATTCTGGCAAAGTGGCTGAAAATGGTTATTACTATAGGAATATGTATTTTGAACAGACTGCTCCGAATGATATTCAAAATAGGCTTAAGAGTAATCGCTTAGATAAGTTAGGTCGTGATTATTATGGATAAACTTCTCATTTATTTAGGTGAGAATCTTAAAATTAATGATCAGATTACTATTTATCAACCTTCTATTCTTGATATAGCTAAATATGGAGAAAATCATTATTTTAATGTAGTTTATAAAATATGTTCTATACCTTCTGATTATAAGTCTGAATTGTGGGATCTTGGTTATAACTATAGTAAGTTGGATGATTTTGATTTATTCATACTTCTTACTCGTGATATAGGTGTTGAAGATACCTGTCTTCTTTTAGGTGATACTATTTCATTGAAAGATATGGCACCTTTAGTCGATCCGGAAACTCATAATATAATGCTTTATGATGAAAATACTGAATTAATAATTACTCGTGATATATACATAGAAATGATATCTTTCATTCGTGAGATGCACAATATTCATCCTAAGCGTGAACGAGCCGCAAACAAAGAAACCTTACAGCTATTAGTAGATGAAGATAGAAGAAAAAAAATTCAAAGAGTAAAAGAAGCTTCTCAAGAACCCTCTCCGGGTTCTTTTTTATTGCCTTTAATTTCATCTATGGTAAATAGTCCTGGTTTTAAATATGACATTAACAGTCTTAAAAGTCTTGGAATCTATGCATTTTTAGATTCTGTTCAAAGGATTCAGGCCATTAATACTGCTGCCTCCATCTCTGCAGGAATGTACAGCGGAATGGTTGATATGTCTAAGAATCCAAATCTACTTAAACAATTAAATTGGTTGCGTGACTTATCTAATGAGTACTCCTCTTCGAGCAATGTACGAGTCACTAAAACCGAATAATAAATCAAGGAGGAAAATATTATGGCAAATTTTGATTCTCTGGTTATTGATAGAGTCTTAGAAATTGTTGGTGAAAATAGCGATGGAGAATTACTCTATCTGTTAAACAATTTATCTAATGTTTCTATTAATACAACTTCTGAAAGTAAAGATAAAACAGACGCTCTTGGCGTATTAATTAAGAGATTTTATACTTCCAAATCTGTAGAAGTATCTGCTGATTGTAACTTACTTTCATTCTCTATGCTGTCTCAGACTTTTGGTACAGATAAGATTGTTGCTTCAAAAGAATCTAAGATTCTTGCACCAAAAATCTTACATATTGATACTACAGGTATTAAAGAGTATACAATTCCTGAGAAGCTGAAACCGAAAGCTCCACTTACAAAGCTTTATGCTCTGGAAGCAAATGGTACTTTAGGAAAAGCATATAGTGCTTCTTCTACTGCTGCTCCTACTGCTGATACTTTTGTATACGCTGAAGATAGCGGAAAAATTACTCTTCCTACTGGAGTAACAGGTACTCTTATTGCTAAATACGAGTATGAAACAGAAAACGGTGTTAAGGTTACTAATGAGTCTGATAAGTTCCCGACTACTTCTTCTATTACAATGAAAGTTCTTGTTGCAGACACATGTTCTGTAGAGGAAGTTCGTGCAGCTTATATTGTATTCCCAAGTTTCCAGGTATCACCAGATTGCGATCTGACACTTGAAACAGATAGCACAATTACATTCTCTGGTGTAGCTCAGAGAAATTATTGTCAGACAGGTTCTCCGCTGTATTACATTGTAATGACAGGGGATGATGTAGAGAAATAATCCTTGAATTGTTATGCCCCGGACGAATCCGGGGCATTTCTAATAAGGCAAAGGAGGAATACTCGATGAAATCAAAACCAAGAATTTGCGTAACCTGTGGCACTACTTATGAGTATTGTCCTAAGTGTACTAAAGATGCAGATAAACCTGTTTGGATGGTAGCTTTTCATACAGAAGAATGTAGAAAAGTATATAACATTATTGCTAAATACAATACTGGTGATGTGACCAAAGAGGATGCAAAAAAAGAATTGGCTGATGCTGTTACTCATAAAACAAGATTTACTAAACCTATTCAGGATAAAGTAAATGAAATTATGAAAGAAGAACAGCCTAAAGCAAAAACTAAAAAAATAGTGACGGAAAATTAAATATTTTATTGAGGGGAAAGCCGCACTATTTTTGCAGTTTCCCCTTATTTTTTTCGGAGGAATTAAATGGAGATTGTAATACCTAACTTAAAAGGAGTTCCTTATGATCCTGTTCAAGCAGTAAAAATTATTGATCCAAATCAACAGAAACTCTACCTCAAACATGGATTAAAACCTTTAGATGTTTATTATAGTCCAGATGTGATTGTAATGTTGTTTGATAAAAAAGAAAGTTATCCGTATTACAAAGAATATCAAAATTATACTTTGGAGTGATAACGTGAGGAACTATAAAAAAAGATCTAAATATGGTGTCGATCAAACTACTAAAGGTAAACAGAATCGTACTGTTATAGATAGAAAAACAGAAAAAGAAGTATGTTTCGATTCTCTATTAGAGAAAAGATTTTATGAAGACATCGTATGCGCTGGATTGGACTCTGGTGAAATTGTAGATTATGAATTACAAAAAAAATATAAATTGCAACCGTCTTTCAGGCATAATGGAAAGACTATACGTGCAATAGATTATGTTGCTGACTTTTGGGTCAAATACTCAGATGGAAGCGAACGTGTCTACGACACTAAAGGTGGAATGGTTGATCCTTCTGCCAAGATTAAACGGAAACTGATGTATTATATCTATCCTGATTTGGACTATGTATGGATCACTCATACTAAGTCTACTGGTTGGATCGATTGGGATGAAAATGAAGCTTTAAAAAGAGCAAGGAAGAAAGAGGGAAAAAAGGATGGAAATTAATATTTTAGAATTTGTAAAAGAATATAAAGAGAACCCAGTAGGGGCTTTAGAAAAACTTGAAGTTGAAAATTATGTGCCGTTTGCTACTAAACGAGCACTTATAGATACAGTTATTGAAAGTATTATTGAATATGATACTTCTCTTCTTACATACGAACCAATGAATAAGCATTTAAACTTTTCTCTGACATGTGTGGTTATCTATACTAATCTCACCTACGAAGACGAAGAAGGCCTTGATGCTTATGATGCCTTAGTATCTTCTGGTCTTTTAGATAAAATTATTGAAATGATTGGTGTTGATTATGGAGATATGGTCGCTATGTTTGAAGAAACACTTTCTGCTCGTATTTCATTTACTAACTCTATGTCTAATAGATTAAGTGCATTATTTGGAATATTAGAAAATGTTTTTAAAGAAGCTACTCCGGAACAGTTAGATTATTTACGAAAGTTGGCTGATGTAAAAGATGGGGACAATTCCACAGTTAAGAAAGCTGATTGACCAGGGAATAACTATTGGTTTACAGCAGTTTGTTAATGACTACAAGCCTAAGATGGAAAGAGATGCACAACAGTCAGAAGAAAAATATTATAATGACTATTCCTCTTGGGCGGATGGTTATAGACTTTATGATTTAAAAAATATTCATACAATTACAGGCTTTGCTTATAGTCGAAGTGCAGAGCTTAGAGCACGATTTGATTCAAGCCATATGTCTGGAGGACATGGCATATGGGAACCATTGGAAGGTGATCCAGAAATAGTTTTTTCTTGGGGATTTGAAACAGGTAATCATGGATTTCGTAAAACAATAACTCCTATCAGAAATTATTGGGAACAATATTTTCGTGCTAGAAAAATGCATGCTAAAGGGCAAGCAACAAAATTCGTTATCAACGGATTACATTCTGTTGGTTTATAAAGTGAGGTGAGAAAATGGCTGATTATATAATAAACGTTGGTGTACAAGTCGAGGACAGTGCGCTAAATGCATTAGAAACACGAATTAATTCTTTAAAAGAGAAGCACATTAAACTAGGTGTGGAATTAGGTAATACTAAACAGCTAACTAAAAATGCACAGATGGCGGTAAAGACAATAAGTAAAGCAACTGCCAAAGCCGCTAAAAATACTCCTGTTATTAAGGGATCTAATCTTGTGGAACAGATGGTCGATCCCGAAAAAGCTTTAAAATCTATGGCTAATACAGCCAATAAGCTGTCAAAGTATCAGGGTAAGCTTGATCTAGGAGAAGTAAAACTTTCTGTAAATCAAGGAATTATGGGAGAACTTGATGGACTTTTAGCTAAACTTAATGAAATAAAATCTACAGCTAAAAACATGGGCTCTATTAAGCTTACTGTTGGAGACAATATAAAAACTAAAGACGGTAAAATAGTTGTTGGAGAAACTACTAGTTCTTCTAATACTGCAAGATCTGCAGGTATTACTCTTAGACAAGCTCAAGCTGAAATTAAGAGAAATATGAAGACAATAGGAACCCTACAGGAACAGTATATAAGTGGGATTATTGATGAAAGTACTTATAAACAGTCAAAGAGAACTATAGGACATAGAAATTCTCAGCTGGCTAGACAGATACAAAATCAAGGTACTGCTTCTGATTGGGTTACTTCTGCATCTGACATTCGAGGAGCACAGGCTAAGAATCAAGAAGCATACAAAGCAATGACTCAGAGTGCTTCAGAATACGACAAAGTTATCACTAATTTGGGTGAGAAACAGAAGACATTCAATAAAATGGCTCAAGTATATAATCCTAACAATGGTAAACCATTAGATAAAACTCTAGGACAAGGTTATGATGAAAGATTAAAATCTTTCAATGATACATATGAGCAATTAAAAAAATCTCGTGATAGTCTTGCGACTCTTACTGGAGACGAAAGAGACACTGAGCAAGTACGTTTTGCTGCTCTTCGCTCTGAAGCCAATCGTCAAGCTAGGTATCTCGGTAATACTAATCAGTTTTTCTCACGCACTCCAAATAGATATAGCCGTTCAGAATATATTGGTACAGATTTAGATCCAGCATCTGATAAGGTCCGTCTTAAGATGGAGCAAATGTCAGCAGATCTGGCAAAAGGAAGCAAATACACAACAGAGTTTAATGCAGCACAAGGTAAAATGTATGCTACTATTGATAGAGGGTCTGGTGTATTTGAAAAATATCAATTAGCATATAAAAATGGTCCAGGTAATATTGACCAGTCTCTTACTAAAGTTACACAAAGTGTAAAACCTTTATCTAGTTATCTTTCTGAAATGGGACAAAAGTTCCGTAGTCTTAGCCAGTATCTTGTAAGCAATTTTGGATTCCAAGCATTAACAACGGGTGTCAGATCCGGTGTCGAATCAATAAAAGAATTAGATTCAGCGATGACTGAACTTAAGAAAACATCAGATGGTACAAAACAAGAATATAGAGACTTTACTACTCAGGCCAGAACTGATGCCAAAGACATTGGTAGTACAACAACTCAGATTACTAGTAGTGCTGCTGATTTTTCTCGTCTTGGATATAGCTTAAATGAATCTCAGACTTTAGCTAAAAATACAGGTATTTTAAAAAATGTATCAGAATTCGGATCTATAGATGATGCAACAACCGCTATGATTTCCATGATGAAAGCATACGATGTAAAAGTTGATGATTCTATGGATCTCGTTGATAAAATGAATCTTATTGGTAACAACTATGCAATTTCTACAGACGGAATTGCCACTGCTTTACAAGATTCAGGTTCAGCATTAGTAGCAGCGGGAAATGACTTCGATAAATCAGTTGCTCTCGTTACGGCAGCAAATAGTGTAGTGCAGGATCCATCGAAGGTAGGTGCTGGTCTTAGAACAATTGCATTACGACTTAGAGGCACTTCTGCTGAAGAATTATCTTCTATGGGTGAAGATACAGAAGGTCTTGTAGAGACCACTTCTAAACTTAATTCAAATATTAAATCTCTTACTGCCGTTAACGGTAAGGCTGGAGTTTCTATTCTTGATATGAATGGAAACTATAGAGATACTTATGATATTTTAAAAGATATCTCTCAGGTTTGGGATGATATTGGTAAACAAGATTTGGCAGATGGTCAGAATAGACAGGCTGCTCTGCTTGAAATGATGGCAGGAAAAAATAGAAGTAATATTCTTGCATCCATATTGCAGCATCCTGAATTGCTTACAGATGTTTATAATGATTCCGCAAATAATTATCAAAATTCAGCTCAGAACGAGCTTAATACATACCTTGATTCTATCGAAGCAAAAACAACTAAAATTAAAGAATCTTGGTCACAGTTATGGCAATCAGAAGGTAGTACTAATACTTTTAAAGGATTGCTTGATATTGGCAACGGCGCTGTAGGACTCTTAAATGGTTTGGGACTTAATAAATCCTTAGCCGGAGTCGGCGGTATGCTTGTTAGCCATGCTATGAACTGGGGTGGGACAAATTATCAGTTGGTCCTTTAGAAAACGCCCCATGTAACCTGGTGGTGACACGGAACGATCTCATATGAGAAAGGGGTTACTAAGCAAACAACCGAAACTGTCTTTATTCGAAGGAATAGAGAAATGCTTTTAATTTAGCATTCAGGGTGAACCGAAGTATATACTACTCTCCAATTACAGTAATGTAATAGGTACAGTAACAACGTATATATATGGGTGGTCTGCAGCGAAGCTTCTTTATTTTATAGAGAAGAACGTTCATCGACTATAATGGGAACTTGGTCTCCGGATCAAGAAGGAATAGTCAGGACTGTTAGGCAGCTTACGCCGAATAAATTAAAGGGTAAATACATCTTACTCTTGTGAGCAATCTTACCTTATGTGCAAAGGTGATGTAGGCACAAAAAGCAAGAGAGATTACTCTCCTGCTTCTTTATGTTTAATATAATATGTACAATCTTCATTTTCAAAGTACGGACATTTCTCTTCCTTGCACTCTTTATAAAGAGGACATTCCAATATTTCCATAATCTTTAAACCTCCATAGTATAGTTTTGAAAGTAGGTGTATTTAATGGATAAAAATATTTTTGATAAATTGGTTCCTGAATATGTTCAAAAGTTAAGCTCAGATGAAGTTACAGATTTACTTATAGAAATTAGTAATATTGGCAGGACAAAATTTATCATTAATTACCCAAAAGAAATTGCTGATCAACTTCCAGGATATGACCTATACGAATAATCTTTTCAGTTGCAAATTCTGGAAAGCAAATAACACCATTCTGGTATTCGTCTATAATTGCCTTATAATAATTTAAAATATTTGGCGCTACTAATTGAGCTTTATTTACTAAATCATCTGCTAATTGAACAGATTCATTAAAGTATATATAAGCACATTCAAGTGCCAAAAATTTTACGCCAACGTCGTTAAAAGTTTTATCTTGCATAGAGTCAACTAACTTAACATATCCACAATATTTATTATTATCTTTGAAAATATCATGAATATCATAATGATATTGTTCTTTCAGCCAATAGTGAGCATCTGTGTCCAAAACAAAATCACTAAGATGAATTAATAGTTCTTTTATACGCATATCCGGGACTAGACATCTAACAATCCTTTTATACCCATTCATAAATTGATAAATATGAGTAATTTCATGAATAAATTTGAAACTGAACATTTCCTCTGTTTCATCGGGTACTAGTGATAGTTCTATAATAAAACTATGCTCTGAAGCTCTTTTAACTGAATTTGTCGGTCCAATTTGACATATATAATTAAAATCAATCTTCGATTTTATATCTTCGTAAATCTCAGTTGCTTGTTGTGTTAATTCTATTCCGCAAACGTTCATATAAGTCTCCCCTAAAATTTAGCTCCACACTTACAGCACTGATAAGTCTTGCCCAGATCACCTGTACCCAATCTTCCGAAGAGTCCTACTTTGAGAATCTTTCTTGTTGCAGTAACTTTTCTGAGATAAGTACTTCCACAGACTGGACATTTAGGAATATTATCATCATGCTTTTTTTGTTGGTAAGCATCATCATATGCCATTCTTTGGTTTACTAATTTTTGTTCACTGTCATTAAATGAAGAATTATAAAAGAAACGTTTCCTTAAAAATTCTTCTTCTTGTTCCATAGAATAATCTCCTAAAGAAATATGATAATCTTTTTCCACTATTTTTCGTGCTTCACTATAATTAATGCCGCTATCAAAAAAATGCCCTTTTTTGCACCAATAACATTTATCACCATCTTTACCATCAAGAGATACTTTCCCACATTTATTACAAAACATTAATTTCGGCATATCTTCCCCCTATTTAAATGATTAAGATACATTTATTATACTACAGTTAACGGTTTTCGCCAAGAATGAACTGGGAGGAATTTTACCCGAAACTCGTATTGCTCAACGTAATAGAACTTTAAAAAATGGTTATATAGAGGCAAGCAGGAATTACGATAGTTATAAAAATGATTTGGCAGTTCTTGAAGAACTCAATAAGGAACTTGATAATAATGGTCAAGCTATTACAGACAATGAGCAACGACAAGCCAAAGCAAACGAAGTGACAAAGAATGCCAGTCAAAGAGCTAAGGACTATGGAACTCAAATTGCCGCTAATACTAAAACTCTTACTGACTTCAAAAAAGAAAATGAAGTAGAAGACCCCAAACAATTAAAACAAGCAAAATGGACTGATGGATTAAAAAGTTTTGCTTCTTCTGCACTTTCATCAATTGGTAATGCTGTTGTTTCTGCCGGTACAGCAATGATTGCACAGCAATTAATCTCATGGGGACTTCAAGGTATTGATGCTATTGTTCATTGGAATGATAACATTATTGCTAAAGGAAAAGAAGCAAAAGAAACAATCCTTGAGCAAAATCAAACTTATAAAGATCAGAAGTCTCAATTAGAAGAGCTCCAAGAACAATATACAAAATACGCTTCAGGTGTCAAAATCTCTGGTAATATTATTAAAAATGCCACTCTTTCGGATGAAGATTTTCAAGCGTTTCTCGATACAAGTAATCAAATTGCTAACTTAGCACCTTCTATGATTGATGGTTGGGACTCTGAAGGCAATGCTATTCTTAAATTTGGAACGGATACCAAAGAAGCTAATCAGCAAATTTCAGATTATATTCAACTCCAACGTGACGTAACACATCTATCCATTAGAGATAATCTACAGGATGAGTATAAGGGTGTAGTTAAAGATGCAGAGAAAACTGGAAAAGAAATTTCTAATAAAAAAGATCAAAAAAAGGAAGCAGATACTATTACATCTGGATGGACCGCATTAAAAAATGCAACCGAAACAGATGGACCTATTACTTTTACTACAACTGCACCACAAAAAGAAGTTGAAGAATTACTAGATAAATATAAAGTTACATCGTTAATAACTAGCGATGTAAATGGTGATACTTATACAGTAGATATGTCAGAGCTTTCTGCGGCAGATAAAAATGCTCTTAAAACGTCTCTTGAATCTAAAGAAGCATTAGCTCAAGGTAATGCCAATTTAATTGAATCTGAAAAACTTGCTCAAGAAGCTGTACAAGCATCTAAATGGAAAGATTTACTTCCAAGTTTACAAGCATATGTTGAATCATCAAATATGTTTGATAACATGGATTCAGATGTTGCGGAAAGAGCTAAAAATGGCATTAACACAATGCTATCCAATATTGATATTTCTAAAATGACAGATCAAATAAAAGATGCTGGTGGTATTGATGATTGGATTGATAAGACTTTAATCGCTCCTATGACATCGGGTTCGAAAGATGTTCAAAAAGCTTGGGCTGACCTTTTTTCATTGGAAGACTCTTATGGTTCCGAAGATTCAAAGATGACAGTTGGAGAATGGTCCAAACAGCGAAATGATTATCTTAAAACAATTTCTGAAGGTACTGGTGAAAGTTTTGATAGTCTTGCTAAAAAATTAGGATATAAAACTGATGAAGGTTGGACTGTTAGAGAACAGATTAACAATGCAGCTGCTCGTCTTTATGGAAAAAACTATGATAGAGATCAAAGAGCGGAAATAGGTAGTTATTTAAATGGATTGACCAAAGATAATTATGAAATAGCTATTGATTTACTTATTAATGGTGATAAAGCATTTTCTTCTTTAGATGAATTTAAAGAAAAAGTTAATGAAGCAATAAGCAATGCTAAGAATCAGGCAGATGAAGCTGCTGTTTCTTTAGATTCAATGGAAACGAAAGTATCAACTGCTAAGTCTACTCTTTCTTCTATGGGAACTATTCTTACAGAGACTACTTCTGCAGGTGGAATTTCTAAAGACAATGTTAAGATCCTTTCTACTGCTTTCAAAGATGTGAAAGATCCTCGTGGCATTGAGCAAAATGTTAATGATTTATTCACCACTACTTCTGATGGTATCAAACTAAACATAGATGCTTTGAAAACCTTTACGGAATATCAGGCTGAAGCCACTGATGGAGATTTCGAAAAGGGTATTAAGTTACAGACCAAAGCTATTAAGGATCAAACAGATGTAACAAATAAAGCAAAAAAAGCATGGAAAGAAGCTAGAGGAACTGAAGACGAAGATGATAAAAAAGCTACCTATGATTCTGAAAAAGATAAATTAAAAGATGCTAGAAACGAATATTTATCTTATATACAATCTCAGTCTGAATGGCAAGCAACTAAGAAACAGCAACAGGAACTTCTTTCCTATTATTCTCAGTGGCAACGTGCCCAGAGTACGGAGAATGCCGGAGATAAATATAATAACATTGTCGCCGGACTAAAGAATGCTAAAGATGCATATGATAAAGGTCTTGTAGGTACAGATGATTTTAAATCATTTGCTGCTCTTATTTCTCCTACAGGTTCAGATGATAGAGCAAACTTTGCAGAGAACTATGGTAAAGCTGTAAGATATCTCACAGAAGATAAGACAGGTGTTAATAATTTCTTAGCTGATCTTAAATCTAAGGGTATGGCATCTTATGACGATGTAAGTAAAAGATGGTCATTTGACATAGATGATATGAGTAAAGCCGCTCGATCAATGGGAATCAGCAAAGAATTCATGAGTGCTAACTTCGGTCGTCTTCGTGATTATGGCATTGATAATAACTTTATATCATCTACAGAAGAAGGTATAGATAGGGTTCAGGAACTTACTTCTGCTCTTTCAGACGAACAAAAACGACTTGAAGAATTAAAGGATACAGATAGTACCAATACTACTGCTATTACTGCTTCTGAGGACAAAGTTAATAAATATAAACAGGATTTAAAAGAAACCTATGATAATATGGGTGACTACTCTGAAGATGCTGCACAGACTGCTGTTGATAATTTTAATTCGGCAGCAATGGGTGTACAATCATATCAGAATGCAATAGAAAATGTTAAAAAGAATGAGAATCTGACAGAAGCTCAAAGAACTTCTGCAATTAATCAATTAATAGCTAAACAGGAAGAATTAGCTGCCACTTACGGTACTACTGTTAAAGAATTATTAGGAGCAGATGTATCTTCATTAATGGATGGCATTATAACAGATTCTGCTTCTGTTACTACTGCTCTTGATGGTATCAATAAAGCATATGAAGAACAGAACACAGATGTTACTTCTTTAGTAGACACTCTTGGAAAATATACTTCTGAACAGTTAGAAGGTATAGATTTCAATGACGGTAAATGGGACACTGAATTAGGCGATGCTGAAAAAGCTGTTGAGTCTTTATGTGAGAAGCTTGGCTTAACAAAAGACCAAGCTTCTTCTGTTATTGAGGCTTTAAAGGAAGCTGGTAAGTTAAAAGATTCCGAGAAAAGTAGTGATTCCTCTAAAGGAACTACTAAGGGGTCTTGGGAGAAACCACAGACTGCTGAGGAAATGGGATTTGAAAAAGATTCAGATCAAGCTACCGATTATGCTAATTCATTAGAAGTTCTTACTGCTGCACATAAGGAAAATGATGCCGCTACTGAAAAGTCATTTGAAACCCTTTCTAAATATAACCGTACACAATTAGAGGGCATCAAATTAAATGATGGTGCTTATAATGTTGAGGGTATGGAACAGGCTGAAGATGCCATACAACAGTTAGCAGATAAGACTCAGTTGTCTAAAGACCAGATTCTTACTGCTCTTGAAGGTCTAGGTATCTTAAAGGTTAATACGGATACTACTGATGCAACAAAAAATCTGGATTCTGTAGTTACCGAAGCGAAAGAAGCTCAAAATGAATTAACTGATCTCACAGGAAAAACTTATAAATTTGATTTTGATTCAACTGATTTAGATTCTATTCATCAGCAAGTAACTGATTTAGGAACAGAAGTAGATAAGTATAGAGATCGTGATGGTAAATATCATCCAGAGATTACTGGTGGTGAAGAACTCCAGACTGTGTATACAGGAGCTATTTCGCATGAGCAAGATGTAGAATATAACTCCTCTGATATATCTCAAGCCGATTCTAGTTCTAGTATTGTAAAAGCTGCTCAAGACTTTATGCAAGCTAAGAATGAAATGGATGTCCAGACCCAATTATACCAAAAAGGCATGGATAACACTCTGGATCAAGCTACTCAAGATGCTAATACAGCTTTTGAAACTTTACAGCAAGCTCAGACTGATTCTAAAGTTAAATTAGTAGATACTGATAATATACAAACTGCAGAAGACCAATTGCTTAAAATATCAAATGACGACATAACGGCAAAAGTTGATGTTGAAGCAGATACCAGTGAAGCAGAATCAGATATTGAAAACTTACAAAACGTTTCTGGATCCACTGTAACTTTAAACTGTGATGTTTCTAATGAAGGTAGTTTTGAACAAGCAAAATCTACAATTGAATCTATGCCATCTGATACTACAGCTACTATTGATATGGAAGTTAATGGTGAAGAGGATGTTGAGAAGGCCACCGAATTAATTGAATCTGCCCCTACCAATGGAGCTAAATTAGTTGTTGATTGCGAAGTAAACAATAAAGAAGAATTTGATGAGCTTATGCAAGCTCAAAGTACAGCAAATTCTAAAGGAGCAAATGTAGAAGTACACGCTTCTATTAAAGGGGTAGATGTTGATTCTGCCGCTACTGCTGATACTGAAGTTCCTGTCAAAGGTAAACTTGAAATCGAGCCTTATTCTGGAGATGCTGTTGAGGTCAACGCTAAGGCCAATATCACTGGTGTTACTGGTGGAGAAGGTGTACAAGTAAGTTTAAATGCAAAAGCTAATGTAACAGAAGCTCCCACTGTACCAGATACAACCGTTAAAGCTACAGCTCATGTAGATGAAGCGCCTACTGTTCCAGATGCTGAAGGAATAGCAAATTATGAAGGCATTTTCCCACATGTGGCTGATGATGCATACGGAGTTGCTCATTATGAAGGAGATTTCCCTACCTCAGCTCCTACTATTTCTGGCACAGTTAATTATTATGCTCATATTATAGGTGCTCCATCTGGTGGTGCCATAGCAACTGCTTCGGGTACAATGACATCAGTTGCTCACGCTTCTGGAACAGCTTATAACGTTCTTAATATGAGACCTCTCTCTTCTGCTCATGCAAAAGGTGATGTAGCACTTAAACATGATGAGCAAGCACTTATTAATGAGGTATGCATCAACGGTCATTCTGAATCCATAGTGCGTGATGGTGTATGGTCACTTATTCCTGGTGGTGCTCATATTGAGAATTTGAAAAAAGGTGACATCATCTTTTCAGCTACTCAAACAGAGGATTTATTAAAACATGGTGCTACACATGGTCATGCTAGAGCATATGCACAAGGCACTGCTTCCAGTGTAACCCTTGCTCCTGCCTATGCAGACGGTACATCAGAATTAGATGATACAATTAAAAAAGTAAGTACTCAAGCTAAAGACTGGATAGAAACTGCTCTTGATCGTTTAGAGAGAATCGTTGAAAAGTATCAAGATATCGCTGAAAGCGATTATAGTAATTATAAGTCTTCTGAGAAGAATTATGATAAAGCACTTAAAAATCTGAATAAACAATTACAGACACAAAAAGATTCCAGAGCAAAATACGTAGCTAAAGCAAATGAAGTTGCTTCTGCTGTTGGTTTATCTGACGAACTGAAAAAGAAAGTCCAGAATGGTACAATCAATATTGAAAGTTTATCCGAAGATGATAAGAAACGTGTTGACGCATATCAGGAATGGTATGAAAAAATCTTGGATTGTGACAAAGCGATTCGTGAACTCACTAAGTCACAGAAAGATTTAGCTAAAGCAAAGGTCGAACGTGTTATTGAAGCTTATGACACCGTCATAGGTAAACGTGAGAATAAAGCTGACTATTACAAAGCTAAACAGGAATTGAGAATCTCACAAGGGTATAATCAGAAACCTGGTTCTAAATATGAAAAATACATGAAAAAGGAACTCTATTATACCAATGAACAGAAACGTCTTACTGATAAAGAAATAAAAGAATATAAAGGTAGGATGAAAGAATATCTTAAGGTAAATGGACATAAAACTGTCGATCCAGAATACCAAAAGATGAAGAAACAGCTTTATAGTCTCCAGACAGAGGCTGTTAAGTTAGAAAATGAAGCTGCTGAATTAGTTCAGGCTTTACAAGATAATCGTGAACAGATAAAACAATGGGCTGTTGACCGCTGGGATCGTGCAGGTTCCAAGCAGGATGCAGTAATTGATTACGCAAAAGCAAATGATAATCCTGAGTATCAGATTAACGAAAAGATTTATCAGGAGCGCATTAAATCTAATGCGAGACAGATCAATGCACTTCAAAAGCTTCGTGCAGAAAAAGCCGAATACTATGATACTCATTTTTCTTCTATGAATAATGAAGAAGCCCAGAAATATCTTAATTCTATAGCACAGATTGACGAACAAATTTTAAAAATCGGCAGTGATATAGAAAATCTGAAAAATGAAATCATGGAACTTCGCTGGAAACCATTTGATGATGCACAAGATAAACTATCAAATGTTATCACTGAATATCAGACTATGCAAAAACTTCTCGGTGACGCTGAAAGTTTTTACAATGATGATGGTTCATTTACTACAAATGGATTAACTAACATTTTATTAACTCAAGAATCTATAGATGCGACAAAACAGAAGATTGCTAACTATAGGGAAGGTCTTAATAAGCTTGAAGAACAATATAAAAATGGTTGTTACAGCTTAGACGAATACAATGAGAAAAGCAAACAACTTCTTGATGGTATTCAACAAGAATCTACTGCTCTTTCTGAACTGAAACAGAATATGCTTGATATGTATGAGACTCAAATTAAGAAAGAGAATGATTTACTTCAGGAAAATATTGATAAGCGTAAAGACGCTCTTTCTGCTAAAGAGAAATATTACGATTATGACAAAACTTTAAAAAAGAAGTCTAAAGATATTAATACTCTTAAATCCCAGATAGCTGCCCTTGAAGGAACCAGTAATGCTGCCGCCAAAGCTCGTCTTGAGAAATTACGTGCAGAACTTGCAGATGCCGAAGATGATATGGCAGATACCATGCATCAACACGAAGTCGATATGAAAAATACCGGCTATGAGAATTTCTCTAATGAAGCGAATAAAGCTCTTGATAATACACTTGATGCAGTAAAGAAAAATTCTTCGTTTCAGGAAGCTATTATTAATGGAATGCTTACCAATGTAACCACTAATTATGATAACACATATAAACATTTACATACTGTGATGGATCAGTATGGTGTTAAGGTGTCTGGCACATTTGATACTATGATAGGTAAGTCTGCTGATTTCAATACAAGTTTGATTCAACAGATAAAAGCATTAGAAACCATTTCTAATATGAAAGTTACTCTTCCATACGGAACAAGCAATGGACAAGGTGGTTCTACAACTGGTAATAATATATATACCGGTGCTGAGAATGGTATTCACAATACATTTAATAGCAATAAAGACTCCACTGGTGCTGGAAATGAAACTCCAGGTACAGTTAATAACAAGAAATACAGTTTAAAACTAAACGCTACTGATATTTATTTAACTTATGACCATATTAAACAGCAGCTTAAAGCAACATGGTCACCAAGCAAACCGGAACACTCTGATATTGAGTGGAAAAGTTCTGATGAATCTATTGCGAAAGTTTCTTCTGATGGTACAGTTCGTGGTGTGTCTTCAGGTCTTAATAAGAACGGTTTAATGGCGCGTGATGAGTCTAAAACAAGAAAATGTATCATTACTGCTATTGGCGGTGGCGGTCTTGCTAAAGTTACTTGTACCGTTCATGTAATGCCAAACGCTCATTACGAAGCAATTAAATCCTATGCAGCTAATGCAGGGATTGATGTTACTTCTGGAGATAACTTAAGAGCCGCCATGCAATATGCATATCAAAATGGGGCTAATCATAGCTACCAGTCTAATGTTGCAGTTGAGGGATTTAAGAAAGCATATCTGAAAGACTGGACAAATTCTCTGAGTAATCGTCCAGATGGTGCAACAGACGTTCCTGCCGGAGTGAGTCCTTTGATAGGATATTTTAATGCTAAAGGTAAAAAAGTCGGACCAAAAGAAATGCAGCAGCTTGCAGATATTCTTGGAATTAGTACTCCAGGTGTTAAAAAATATGATTCATGGGGTTCTGCTTTAAAAAATCAGATACTTCAAAAGTATAAATCATATGGTTTTGCTACTGGTGGAATAATAAATAAACTAATACCTGCTGACATGAGCACTCTTTTAGGTAAAGCTATTATTAGTAATGGAGATCAGGGATTCATTGGTGCAAAAGTTGGCGAATCAGTAATGACCGAGGAATTTACTCGTCTGCTCAAACCTTCTATTGCTGCAATGAATGACTTTACCAATATGTTTAACCCGGTTACTCCTACTGCCACAAATAATGATTATACTATCAACAACGAAGTGAACATTAATGTAGCAAATATGAGTAATGATTTAGACATCCAAGATGTCGCAAACAAAGTTTCTATAATTATTAACAAAAATATGACTAGAGACTGGAGAAAGCTTAGATGATAAAAGGACTGCTTCGGCAGTTCTTTTATTGTATGAAATTATAAAATGAAAGAGGTGAATAAATGTTACAATTTGAATTTGATGGACATAATTCTAGTGAATACGGGATTATAATGACTGGAATCACAGACAATGATAATCTTGAAAGCAGATCTTTACAGTTAGGAGAAAAGAATAGATATAGAGCAAGAGAAAATCATTTCGGAACAGTGTACGGTGATAATTATAGCTTTACACTTAGCATCATGAAAAATCCTTGTCACAATACAAATGTGACACCTGAATTATCTAATGGAATCATTACATATCCAGAAAAATGTACTCCTATATTGAAAAATGGTATTATTACTTTCCCATTGGAGTACATTCCAGATGTTAAATTAGGTGTTATACAGATGAATGATACTGATTACCTTTCTTCAAGCAATATCCGTATTATTAATGGTTGGTTAACTTCTCCACAAACACCAAAATTATTTAAGATAATTGGTGGTGACTACTTCTACGAAGATATAGAGTTCTTTGCTACATTCACAGAAATTACTACTGATCATGTTGTATTCCCATATGAAATGAACTTTACAGTCACTTGCGACAGTCCATATGGTTATACTCCTGAGATTACGCATAATATCACCTCTTCTTCTACTCTTCCAAAAACTTATATAATTAACAACACTTCTGACTGTCATGAAGATTACATCTATCCTCTTATTAAAATTTCCCCTAAAAGCCATGGCACTATTACAATCCAAAATGTAACAGACAATAACGGAACAATGAAAATAAGTGCTTTAAAAGATGATGACTTTTATATTGATTGCCAGCATTTAAAAATATATGACATTACTAATTCAATTATAAGTTTTGAAGATTTGGGTGTAAAAGATATAGATAATATATACTGGCTTAGATTGGCTTACGGTGAAAATGAATTAAGATTCACTGGTGATGCTACATTTGAGCTTATTTATAGAGAACCAAGAAAGGTGGGTGCGTTTGGGTGAAAATAAATCATAAGTATGATATTTATGGACGTACTGAGCCTTCTATTATTTATTTAGCTAAACCTGGCAAAAGATTATATTGTGCGCTAGGAGGCATTGATACATCTACCGTTTCATTGTCATTAAAAACTAATAATACAGCTGAATTAACATTTACTGTTGATAAATACATAAACAATACTGTTACTGACGGGTATGAAGAACTTGATGAGCTAATGGAGCTATACTGTGATGGCATTTGGTTCAAAATAGTAGATCCGCCAACTATTAATAACGATGGTTTGCGTGAAACTAAAGAGATTACTGCTGAGTCTTATGAAATCATGCTTACTCAATATAAACTGAAAAACTTTAAAATTAATATGGGCGAAGAAGATTCCTATGAAATGATGTATCAGGCAACTCATGATACAAATAAGTTTTATCAGATTAAGTTTTATGATTCAGAAAATGAAGATCTAAGTTTTTTACATTTAGTATTAAAACATGCAGATGTTCCTGGTTGGCATATAGGTTATGTGGATAATATTACTCCTGATGACGACGGAAAATTACTCCCTAATAATATATGTAACTTTGAAGTAGACGATCAAAATGTATATGCTTTCTTAACACAAGAGGCCGCACAAGCCTATAAATGTGTGTTTGAGTTTGATACTGTAAATATGACCATAAATGTTTATAGACCTGACAGCTTAGGTAAAGATACAAATGTAGTTTTGGGTTTTAGAAACATTCAGAATAGTATAACTATTTCCAGAGATGAAAATTTAGTTACACAATTTTATGTTGAAGGCTTAGATGATTATAATATTGATGCAGTCAATTTTGGTGATTCTGTAATTACTGATCTTTCCTATTTTATACGTGAGCCTTACATGGATACTTCACTACAAGAAAAATATAATGCATGGCAAAGCTACCGGGAGTCCCGCAGAGAAGAGTTTATTAATTTATCCAAAGAATATAATAAAAATCTGGAAGTTCTTACTGAATTAATGAATAGAGTCCCAATTGATACTGCTCAAACAAATTGGTTCGGGAAAAAAGTTGAAGATTTAAAAGATGCATATAATGCTAACATGGCAATCATTAAGGGTTTAGAAGCTCTATATGTTGACGATGAAAAGAATTTTGATTTAGAAGCTTTAAAAAAGTCACATGATTGGCCTTTATATGAATCAATTATGAACTACACTCTTCCATCTATTGTGGCTGCATTACAAGCTCAAGACGAAACTGTAGAAGGATTCGGTAAAGGAAATATTATTTCATGTGTAAATCCGATTGTATTGGGCCAAGATTGGTATATGGTAAACCCTGGAACTTCTTCTTTTCAAACTATACAAATTGATGATGCTCCTGCTTATGGAATCACTCGTGGAGTTAAAGTAACTGGTACTAATGGAGGAATTTATCAACACAATATTAGTATTGAACCATCTCAGAGATATACTCTTAGTTGTTTTGTAAAAGGATCCGGTACATTTTATCTTGGTTATAATAACACCGGAGAGGACAGAAAGAATATTTCTTATAACATCACATCTTCTTGGACCAGAGTTTATACTTCTTTCAATCTTTCTTCTCGTTTAATTGATGTAGCATTCACTGGAACTAATGATTTCACTATATGCGGTATGCAATTAGAGATGGGCGATTCACCTAGCCAGTTTGGGTATTTCACGCAATCTGAAAATATTATAAAAGCTTATGAGACTGATTGGAAGTTATACGGAATCTCAGAATTAAAAGTAAAGATTTCAACTTACGATAGCTGTATTAAAGAATTAAAAAAGAGTGGTTATGCAGATGGGTATAATCCTTTATCTGGATATGAAGAAGCATATTTTACTCAGATGCATCAAAAATATCTGGATTATCTGAATTTAAAAGATCAGGCTGAGGCTGCTTTAAAAGAACGCCAGGCTGAATATGATAAGGCTAAGAAACCTGAAATTCAAGAGAAACGAAATCAGATTGCAAAAGATGTATTACTTGAAAATTTTGGTAAAATACAGAACAAATATTCATCATTTACTGATAAAGAAACATATATTATTAAGAGTTTATATAGCCAATCCACTTATACAAATGAAAATATTATTGTTACTACTCTTGACAGTACTGCTGATGCCGTAGATAAGTCTAAAGTTCTTTATGATGATGCATTGGAAGAATTGTATGTGGAATCACATCCACAATATACATATACTGATGATGTAGAGAATGTATATGCTCTTCCAGAGTTTAAGGAGTACCATGAACAACTTGCGGTAAATGATTTTGTACGTGTAGGAATCACTGATACTAATTATATTAAACTAAGAGTAATTGAGATCACATATAATCCTTGTGATTTAGATGAATCTATGGAAGTTACTTTTAGCAATATGATTCAGTACAAAGCTAAAAGGAATGATTATAATACTCTTTTAAACGATGCTCTTAATACTTCCAACCGTAATGGTGGTCGTGTTAACTCAGTCAACAAATCTTCTACTTCTGACTATGTAATCACTTCTGATGCTATCAAGCAGATTTTCTCAAATCCTCTTTTCAATTCAATGTTAGGTGGAACTGTCACTGGAGGAACCGGGTCTGGCGGTACTATCACTGCCGGTATGATCGTTGCAGAACTCGTGAAAGCAAAAGAAGGTATATTTGATAAGCTTACTGTTGACACTGCTTTCATGAAATATCTCGATGTAAAACTTATTTCCGCAGATAAGATCACAACTCGTATTCTCGAAGCGGAACAGGCAAATATTGAAAAGCTGTCAGCTAAGATTATAGAATCTAACCAGATTAATGCTGATATGATCAATGTGAAAAATCTCCTGGCAGGAAATGCTGGTGTAGGTAATCTCCAGGCAGTACATCTTACTGCTCAGAATGTAACTATTGACCAAGCAGTAATCACAGATCTTATTGCTAAGAAGATGACCGTAGCTGACTTAAATACTCATACTGCTACTGCTGATGAGTTTATGATCATCTCTAGTGGAAAAGCTGGTATTGCCTTTAAGAACAGCACTCAGCAGTTCTATGATTCAACAGGAGCTGTTAGGGTACAGATTGGTCAGGATGGTACCGGAAAGTTTAATTTTGTTGTCAAGAACGGTGATAAGACAGCATTATTTGATGAAAATGGTATCACTCAAACAGGTATTCCTGATAACACTATTGTCAATAATATGATCTCTGATGGAACAATCAATAAAGAAAAACTAAGTTTTACTATGGTAGAACCGAATGAACAAGGTGGAATTGATATCAGTCAGGTATACCTTGATGGTAAAAAGTTCGGTCAGCAATATACTTCATTTAAAGACCAGACAACTGAGCAGATTACTAACATTACTGATCCTCAAAAGGGTCAGATCGTACAGAGTATACAAAACAGTTTGTTTAATGAGGACGGATCATCTATCTATACAAAATATACAGAGTATAAACAAACTGTTGATGGAATTACTCAGACGGTTTCAAATAATAAGCTTGATACGGACAAAAAGCTTGATGCAGCTTCTACTTCTATAACACAGACTGCAGATAAGTTGAATCTTATTGCTACTGGTGGGACTGGAGAATCTAAATTAGAGCTGACCCCAGATTTTATAAATCTTGTTTCATCTAAAGTTGTAGGTATTAAAGCAGATCAGATCAATATTGATGGTGTGATTACAGCAATCAATACCAATGGCACAACTGCAGGTAAGACTCAGATTGATGCTGGAGCTATCAGTACAGAGAATGTTAATGCTCTCTTGATCAAAACAGGAAAACTGAAATCTAATAATTACAAAGATCCTTCAAACACTTCTCCTCTTTATTCCCAGGCTGGAACATTGATTGACATGGAGAATGGCGCTATTACTTCGAAGAACTTTAGTATAGATGCTTCAGGCAATGCTCATTTTAAAGGTGACGGAGAGTTTGGTGGAAAGATTTCTGCTAATTCCGGTTATATTGGTGGCGAAAAAGGTTTCGTTATTGAAGCTGGAAAATTGTATTCTGGATTAAAAGATTTTCCTACTCAATACCCCTCTTCTATTTCAACGAATAAAAATGTATATGTAGGAATCAATGGCATTGCTCTTGGTGACGGTAATTTTATGGTTGATTCTAACGGTAAGATGTATGCTAATCAAGGTGAGTTTACAGGTAAGATTACAGCTAATGATGGATTTATTGGTGGATGGATTATTTCAAGTAATTCTTTAACTGCCAATAATGGAAGCATAAGTATAAGTCCAGATGGTATTCATTGGGGTGATTACCTAAACATTAATAGTCAAGGCGCTACATTTAAAGGTCATATTACAGCCACTTCAGGGAGCTTTACGGGAGATGTAATTGCTAATTCACTTACACTTGGACCAGGTTCAACTGTTAACGGACTAAGTTATAATGATCTTGACGATAGACCTAATATTCCATCTGATCTTAGTGGATATATTACTATTGATGGAAAAATTGGTATTATTCAAAATGAAGATCAAGAAATACCCTCTGGGGCAACTGGATTTAAAGTGTCAAAAAATGGTTTGTTACAAGCAAGTAATGCTATTATTTCTGGAACTATTTATGCTTCTTCTGGTACTTTCGCCGGAAATGTAACCGCAAGAGCAATGACTGCAAAAAGAAGTTATAGCATTTATTATAATGATGTAAACGGTAACCCTACTGATTCAAGAGAAATCATCTCTGCTACTAATTGGGGACTTACAAGTGGCGATTTAAGATTCGGGCTAAATGATGAATGTGGATATATGATATCTACAGATGTTGGTGGCAGGAACACCTTGCGAATAATGGGAGATACTCTCCTTGTTACCGCGCCTATGCAAATACAAAGCAATTGTTTAGTACAAAGTCAATTTGTTATAGATACTACAACAGGATCTATCCCTTATCAGAATATGAAATGGACACCATATGAAGTTAATAGTTCTGGAAATCCAATCTATCTTGATTATGATAATCGAGAATATTTTTCATATAATGGATATGGACATAATCATACGTTGCTTCCAAATACAGAAGGTGGTTGTGCAATTGGTATTGGTAACGTAGATAAGCAAGATGCTGATGTTACCGCTACATGGTGTATTATGCCTTATAATATTTATACCGAAAAAAAAACTGATGAGAATACAAACGGAATCCCGGTTATAACAAGTATCAAAAGAGATGCAAGTGCAACTATGAATATTGGTTCTAAAAATAATAAATTTAATTGTTTGTATGTAAACGCAATTCATATGGGTGGACACACATACACATCTTTAAATTCTGGTGGCGGAAAGATTGCTTCTTACAAAGCAACTGCCAGTCAAGTTAATTATAACGATGATCCTAAAGTAGAGACTTCTGTAAACACTGCCGGAGATACTTTAACATTTAAATTTAGTATCCCTAAGGGAAAAGACGGAACCAATGGTAAAGATGGTGCTCGTGGACCACAAGGAGCAACTGGTCCAGCTGGACCACGGGGAGAAAAAGGTGAACCTGGTTCAAATGGAATTTATACATCTAATGGATATGGTATTGCTGCTAACTATGGTGGTAGCCCAGCGGCTTATAAAATATTACCATCACATAATGGTAGTTGGATAAAGGATACCATTAATCTAGGTTCATCTGGATATAAATTTGCTTCTGTATGGGTTAACGGTGGATCTTGTAGCGGTTCTGATAGAAACATCAAAGAAAATATTGATGTATACAAAGAAAATATAGAACAAGCATATATGGAGTTTCAACCTGTATCATATAAATTTAAAAATTTCGCAATAACTGATAAACATGATCGTATTCATTATGGTTTGATTGCACAGGATGTTGAAAAGATTTTACACAAGTATAATATTACTAATGAAGAAGCTGGTTTTTTATTAATTGATCCTCTTGACGAGCCAAATGAAGCAGGTAAATTATTTAATTATGGGCTTAGATATGACGAATTCATTTCTATTAATATGCATATGACTCAAAAAGCCCATCACCGTATTGACTCTCTCGAAGATCAAAACGCATCTCTCGAATCTGAAAATCAATCCCTTAAGAATGAAATTCTTATGCTCCAGGGACAGCTCTCTCTCATTACTCAACGACTACAAAAAATGGAGGAAAAGTTATGTTAAAAATTAGTGAAACAAGAAATGTATCCGGTCAGGTTATGATCGGTGAAGGTGAAAACTCAAAGCAGGTTGCTTATCTTAATGCATCTGTTAGTAAAGATGGAAATGTAAATATCAATAAATCCATTCAGGATAGCGAAACATTTAAAACAAATAAAGAAGCAGTCCTGAAAGATTTTACAGAGTTTGAAACATACGTATATGGAATTATTCCTGAATAAATAAGAGGCCATGAGCAATCGTGGTCTTTTATTATGCAAAGAAGGTGAAATATTTGACCAGTCGAGAATATGAACTTGAATTAAAGAAAATTAAAGCCCAAAATCGACAGATTGAAATGAAACGAAATCTGAAGGCGGCAAAAGTTAAGAGATTCAATATTCCAAGAGTCTCTACAAGTAAATTAATACTTATCGCTGTACTTTTACTTAATCTACAGATTATTCATTTTGTAGAAAAAGCAATTATGACCTATGGAGATTTATCTGCTCTCTACGCTCTCATTGCTATTCCAGCAACACTCGTCCCTACAGTTTGGGCTTATTATGCAAAGGCTCGTGCAGAAAACTGCACAGGAGGCATTACTTATGATTCCGCAATGGAACAACTTAGACAGCAGGACTCTTCAGATGATGAAGCAGTCGGTTAGGAGGAATAACTATGGACATTAAACAGGGTATTCAGGATGTATTATATCTGATCATTACTGGTATTCTCCCACTTCTTATTACATATGGAGTCCTTTTTCTTAAAGTAAAGATCAAGGAACAGGAAAAACAGCTTGAGAATGATCAGCTCGTAAAATATATAGACGCTGCTACTGATGCTATCAGTAAAGCAGTGCTCACAGTTAATCAGACTTATGTTGATTCATTAAAGAAACAGGGTAAGTTTGATGCGGAAGCTGCTAAAACAGCTAAACAGATGGCGATTGATAAAGCTAAAGCACTTATTACAGAAGATTCTAAAACAGCAATCGAAACATTATATTCTGACTTTGAAGCATATCTAAATGATGCTATTGAAGAACTTGTCAGAGAAAATAAAGTTACATATTAATATAAAAGGAGTACAAGGATTATGAAAAAAGTTATTGTAAATGCAGACATTATGGCAATGTATAAAACATTAAATTCTATGAAGAGTCGTGCAGATTTAATCGCAGGAGATGTCGATGTATTCTGGGCAAATACAATGAACCTTAAGACTCTTAAGGCACAGGTTGATAAAATCTCAGAGGTTGAGCAGGAGTTAGTTGATTCTTATTTTACAGAAGAAAACTCATATCCTATTATTGACGAAAACGGTAACGAAACAGGAAATCGTGCGCTTAATGATGACATAAAAGATAAAATCATCCCTGAAATTCAGGAAGGTCTGCAGAAAATTTATGATAAGACATGTGAGCTTGATGTTGAGATGATCCCAGAGGAATCTCTCAAGAAAATGCTTAAATCTAATGAAGACAAACTGTCTATGCTTGATATGACAGTACTATATGAATTTGTAGAAAAAGGTGAGTAATAATGGCAACATATGTTCAGGGAATTGAAACCTCTGTTGGTGTTGTTAAGTATGATTACAATTATCTGGCTAATCTCCCTGAATCAGATATGACATTATCTAAACAGGGTGCATTTGCTGATGCCCTTGTTGTTGGAAGAAAACTTACTCAGTTGGGAGCTGATGTGGATAAATTGAAAGAATCTATGACTGCTGCACAGAAGTCCATCTCTGATCTGCAGTCTGCAGATTCTTCTTCTAACACTTCAATTGAACAGATTAATACATCATTACTTAACATGACCAATAATATTGAAACAATACAAAACAGTATTACTACTTTAACTCAGAATACTGCTGAGATCAAAAAAAGTGCTGATAATGCGAATTCATCAGTCATAACACTGCAGGAAACTATTAAGTCACTACAGACTAGAATTGAAGCTTTAGAAAAAACTCAGACTAAGTAAGGAAGGAGGCAGTTATGTATACACTAAAAATTACAGATGAAAATACTGTTGTAACAACAGTCAAAGAATCAATTGTGGAAAGAAGCAATTATGTAGATAAGATTCAGATTGTAACAAGTAAAATGTACCGGGAACAGATTGATATGTCAGATACAACTGTTTATATGAAGTATAAGCTCCCAGTGTCAGACAAAATTAAAATGACACAACTTATTATAAATAATCTTGAATATGAACAGAATTATATCCAGTATTTAATCCCTGTCGATGCAGCACTTACTGCTGAAGCCGGGGATATTGAAGTATCTTTCACGTTCTTAAAACTTGTTGCTAATGAAGACGGAACGTACACTTCTTATATTAGAAAAACCACATCAGGTGTTATTCATATTACTCCACTTGTACAATTTGATAAATATGAACCTTCTGAATTGTTTACTGAAATTGATCAGAGACTCCTTGCTATGGAAGGAATGATTAAAGATCTCAATGCTCAGAATAAAGCAACTTATGAAGGTATGGTGAAAGATATTCGTCTTAATACAGAAGACAGAAAAATCACTTTAACAGACAGAAATGGTGAAGATACTGGAAATGGGATCGTTGTAAAAGATCTTTCTGCTATGGTAGCCGAAGATATGACAGGTAAAGATCCTGATGGCACACAGGATGGAGTTGTTCATCTTGATCAGGTTATTGATCTGGATAAATTATTAAAGTAAAGGAGTCATGATATGTCATTTAAAGATTCTAAAATTGCTGCTGCGGCTAATTCGGCAATGACTTTGAGTGCTGAGTTAGCCGTAGACACTGAGGAATATACATTATGTACTGATGGTCGTTATGAAGTATATACCAAATATCAAGACAATGCATATTCAACAGTGGACAACTTAAAAAATATTGCCGTTGATGTTACACAGATTAATATTATGCAGGAAGAAAACAGCCAGTATATGCCATTTAGGATTCCAAGATATTGGGATGGTATGGATCTTATGGATATGCTCATCCAGATAAGATATGAATCTGTAGCTGAGAAAAAAGGTAAAGTAGCAACAGTTATCAATGTAGCTTCCAACAATACTTATATTCGATTTGGTTGGCTGATTGATGCTGCTGTTACAGCAAATGCCGGAGATATAATTTTTGAAATTATGGCTACTGGCGTAAATGAAAAAGGAAACAATTATATTTGGAGAACCAGACCGAATGGTAAGTTTACTGTTCTGGAAGGATTAAATTATGACGGAATCATTGAACCTTCTGAAGATTGGTATACAAGTTTTGTAAATATGATTCTTGGTCATGTAGCCGAAGCAAAACAATACGCAGATGAAGCAAAAGCTTCCGCTGCTTCTATCAATGTAGATGATATCAAAGCAGATGTAACCGCTTCTGTAACAGTAAATTTAAATCAGACTGTAGCTGCTTCTCTAAAAGATTACTATACAAAAACAGAGATTGACCAGACTGTTGAGGAACTGAACACTGCCATCTCAGGTATTGATAGTCTGAAAAATCTGAAAATTGAATATGATAATACTTCTGGACATCTTGTATTTAAAGATAAAGAAGAACAGATTAGTGAAATCACTATTAACAGTCTTTCAAATCTTGTTGTTGAGTATTCTGTCATAAGTGGTAAAGGTTCTCTCGTATTTAAAAATGGAGAGACTGTTATCCAAACTGTAGAACTTAGTTCTATTGAACCATCTGCTGAATGGAGAGCTGCATTAAAACAAGAACTAGAAACGGAAATGGATGAAAAAGACACGGCAATCTCCAATCGAATTGCTCCACTCGAATCAGCTAAAACTGAAATCGAAAAGAATGTAAATGCCAATACTACTGCTGTCTCAGAGATAAAAACTACTATTTCAAACATTGAGAAGAAAGTAGAAAGTGCTACTACAAAATCTGATGAGGCCAAAAATGCTGTAGATATCTTGAAACAAAATATGACTTCTTATGATACTCAGTTTGAAGGAATTAATACAGATATTACAGATGTTAAAGCCGCCATTGAAGAAATCAAAAAAAATCCTGCGGCTGCAGAGTACGATGTTACATACGAAAATAGTATTTTTACATTTTTAAAGGATGGAGAAATCCAGAAAAGCTTTAAAATTGAAGGTGGTGGAGGATCTTCCTCAGATACTACTACTATTACTATTGAAAGAATCACAAATGCAGATGCTATTTTCTTACTTGGTTCAAAAGCAATTATTGAATATAGTTTTTCATCTGTAGATAATACTGGTGATACAACTGGAGCCGGTACTGCTGTGTGGAAAGTTGGTAATACTATTGTAGCTACGAATACGGCTGCGCAAGGAAACAATAGTTTTGATATCACTGAATATCTTAATGTCGGTGCAAATACTATTAGATTAACTATTACCGACAGTTTTGGGACACTTGCCACTAAGACATGGACTGTTACTATTGTAGAATTCAAACTTGAAAGCACATTTGATGATACTTTGTTATATACAAATACAGATGTAGTATTTAGATATACACCTTATGGAAACGTTAATAAGACTCTTCATTTTATTCTTGATGGTGAAGACTTAGGCACTGTTGAAACTCAGTCCTCCGGCAGAATTATGTCTTATAATATTCCTAAACAGGAACATGGCAGCCATTTACTCAAAGTATATATGACTGCGACAATTAACAATAAAGAAATAACCTCAAATACTATTTGTAAGGATATTATTTGTGTTGATCCTACAAATAGAACTCCTATTATTGGATGTGCTCAACAGGAATTTACAGCACAACAGTATCAGGCAACAAGTATTAAATATGTTGTATATGATCCTGATCACAATCCAGCCTCTGTAAAACTATCAATTGATGGTAAAGTACAGAGCACTCTTTCTGTAAATCGTTCTGCTCAAATCTGGAGTTATAAGTCATCCACTGAAGGAAAACATAACCTGACCGTCTCATGTCGTAAAGTGACTAAGATTTTATCAGTTAATATCACTAAACTTGATATAGATGTTGAACCAATCACAGCCAACTTAGCATTTGATTTTAACCCTGTTGGAAAATCCAATGGAGATACCGACAGACTCTGGACCGATAAAAATAACTCTGCTATTACTCTTTCAGTATCAGATAACTTTGACTGGGATAATGGTGGATACCAGATTGATGCTTCTGGAAACCAGTATTTCTGTGTAAAAGCTGGAACAACTGCTCAGATTAATTATAATCTCTTCGGAAAAGACCCGAAACAAACTGGTTCTGAATTCAAATTTGTATTTAAGACTCAGAATGTTCGTAATGCTTCTGCTACTTTCTTATCATGTATTGATGGTACTGAAGGCTCTGACGTAGGTATTAAAATGGATGTTCACGAAGCATACGTGAACACTTCTACTGACAGCTTATATTTTCCATATAGCGAAGAGGATATTATTGAATTTGAATATAATATCAATACAATTGATACAAAAGACACATCTGCAACTTCTATCATTATGACTTATGAAGACGGAGTTGGAGGAAGACCTCTTATTTATGATAATTCTCATAGACTGCACCAGTATTCTCCTACCCCAATTTCTATTGGTTCTCCGGATTGTGATGTTTTAATCTATAGGATAAAAGCTTATTCTGCTTCTCTGACTGATTCAGATATCCTTGCTAACTTTATTGCAGATGCCAGAGATTCAGATGAAATGATTGCAAGATATAATAGAAACCAGATCTACAATGACAATAATGCTCTTACTCCAGATTCTGTAGCTAATGCTTGCCCGAATCTAAGAGTAATCAAAATTGAAGCGCCACATTTCACAAATGACAAGAAGGATTTCGTAAAGAATACTTCTATGGAATGTATTTATAAAAATGGTGATCAGAAATTAGACAACTGGAAATTCTCAAATTGTTATCATGCTGGACAGGGAACTACAAGTAATGAATATGGTTTTGCTGCCAGAAATATTGATGTTATTTGTTGTGCGGATGGTGTACATCAGATCAATAGTAAGATTCCTCTTGATCCTAACTATAAGACAGAGTTGGTTCTTGGCGATGGTACAAGATATGATGACGGTACAGGTAAAATTAGTCTTACAAGAAACTCTATTCCAAACAATTGGTGGAACTTTAAAGTAAATGTAGCATCTTCCAACATGTCAACTAATGCATTAGGACAGAAGAGATTCAACGACTTTTTACCATATGAAAGTCCTGCGGTACGTAGAGATCCTAAAATTAAAAACTCTATGGAATTTGTCAACTGTGTAATCTTTATTAAAGAATCTGATCCTGATATTACTACTCATAGAGAATTTCAGGATACAGACTGGCACTTCTACTCTCTCGGTAATATGGGAGATTCAAAGAAGACTGATATTACAAGAGCTTATGATCCAGAGGATATGAAAGAATTCTGTATTGAAATCAGTGACAATACTCTTCCAAACTCTGCATTCCAGACCGGTATAACAAACCAAGATGGAACTATGAAATATCCTATCAGTAAAGCTGAATGGAAAACTGGTAATACAGCATATGATGCTCTGTATAATAACTGGGATGGATCATTTGAATTCAGATATGATTGTTGCGGCGATTCTAAGGATGGTTCTGCTCTTACTTCTGATGAAGCAAAAAAGAAAATACGTACAGATAACAAACAGATTTGGAGAGACTTCTATGAGTTTGTAATTACGTCTAGTGATAAAGAATTTAAAGATGGCTTGAAAGATTGGTGTATTCAGGATGCGATGCTCTATTTCTATTTAGTTACACTCAGATATAGTATGATTGACAATAGAGCCAAGAATGTTTTCCCACATTGGGCAAAACATTATATCACTCAGGAAGAAGCTACAACTATGGGTGATAAAGCTAAATATTATACTATAGATGATGATGCGGCTGCTCTGCATAATGGTTATAGATTTGATCTATGGGCATATGATATGGACACTCAGCTTGGTATTAATAATTCAGGTGAGCTGTCATTCCCATATGGTAAGGAAGATACTGACTATAAAGAAGAAGGAAATCCTTCATCTGGTTATGTTTTCAATGCTGCTGAATCTGTATTGTGGTGCAGAATACGTGATGTATTTACACAAGAATTAAGAAATATGTATCAGTCTGTAGACTCTAACTGTTGGTCTGATTCTCATTTAATTAATGAGTATGAGGCTTGGCAGAACCAGTTCCCAGAAGAACTTTGGAGAATCCACTATGAAAGATTATATCTGAGAACATATCGTGCTGGAACAGTAAGATTCCTTAATGAGATGATGAATGGACGTGGAAAATATCATCTCAGACAATGGGAACGTGACCAGCATATTTATATGGGAACGAAATTCTTACATACAGATGTAAAGTCTGATCAGATTATGTTCAGATGTAATACACCTAAGAAAGTTGTAGTCAAACCAGATTACACACTGAGAATTATTCCTTATTCTGACATGTATATTTCTGTACTTTATGGTAACTCTCCAGAAACCACTCAGGTACGTGCAAAAGCCGGACAAGAATATGAAATTACTACTAATCTAACAAACATGGATGATACAGCTATTCTTATCTATGCTGCATCAAGAATCGAGGCATTAAATGACCTTTCTGCTTGTTATATTCATGATAATGATTTCTCAAAGGCTTCCAAGCTGAAAACTCTTATCATTGGTAATAATACAGCTGGATATCAGAATACTTTTATGACATCTCTTAATATGGGTAATAATACTCTTCTTGAGACTTTGGATATTCGTAATTGTCCAAATCTTACAGGATCTGTTAACCTGTCTGCATGTGAAAATCTTATTAATCTTTATGCTGATGGAACAATTGTAACATCTGTATTATTTGCTAATCATGGTAAGATTGCTCATGCTTCTCTCCCATCTTCTATCAACACTCTTACACTCAAGAACCTCAAAGACTTAACTGATCTTAAGGTTGCAGGATACGATAATTTACAGACATTTGTATGTCAGAACTCTATCGTAGATGCTCTTGCTATCTTAAATGCTGCTATTAATACTCTTCGTACCGTAACAATTACTGGTATCTCATGGAATCTCGATGATACTACGCTTCTTCTGAAATTAGCAAAACTTACTGGTATTGATGATAATGGAGCTACTACAGAGCAGTCTGTTCTTACTGGAACCGTACATGTACCTGTAGTCAGACAGCAGGAATATAAAGAATTTGTTGGTTCTGAAGATGAACCTGGTATCTGGACAGACCTTGTTCTTACTTACGATTCAATCATTACTCAGTTCAAAGTTACATTTATAAATGATGATGAAAGTAATACTGTCCTTGATATCCAGTACGTAGATAAAGGTGGAAACGCTGTTGATCCTACTACAAGAGAAGTTAATCCGATTCCTGTTCCTACAAAGAAAAGCACAATTAAGCTTGATTATACCTTCAAAGGATGGAAAGATTCAATGACCGGAATCTTTGCTGACAGAACTATTACTGCTGTATATGACAGTAAAATCCGTGAATATACTGTAAAATATGTTTCTAAAGGATTATCTCTTCAAGAATCTACTGCCCAGTATGGTTCTTATGTAAAATATACAGGTGACACTCCTGTATATACTGCTGAGGAATCTGCTTATAAGTACAATCTGTTTAAAGGATGGGATAAGTCAGGATTTGTCGATGGAAATAAAACGATCAATGCAGTATATGAAACCTGCGAATACGTAGATGGATACTTTGATGGTAAGGATCTGGCCAATATGACGCAGGTTGAACTTTATACTCTTATGAAAATGGGACTTGAAGCAAAATCATTATCATTAAAAGATACATTAGATTTCAAACTTGGTGTTGATTATAGCTATGGCGACATTGAAGAGCATGAAGTTATTTCAGCTGCGACTAAATTTGATGGAACAAACTATATTGACACCGGATTAAAGATCATGGAAAAAGACAGAGACTTTACAATTGCTATTGACTTTGAATTTGATTCAGGAAATAGTGTAAACTCCACTCTTGCTCAGTGTTTTCAAGGTGATGGTTCAAATGGATTCAGACTTTGGTATTCTCAGGAACCTCGTTTCTCATGGAATACTGATAGTATAACTCCATCTGCTGGAACAAACCGAGAGATTATTGTATTCCGTCATGAAGCTGGAAGTCAGAAGCTTTATGTGTACAATTCAAACATGACTGGGAAAGAAGTATCTTCTACTACTCTGAATGCGATCAGGATTCCAGAGCATAGTTCCACTCTCGTATTTGGATGTTCTAAAGCTGACGACGGAGCATATGAAAACTTTGCAAAAGGCACTATACATTGGGCTAAAGTATGGTACGCAGATCTTGGTGAAGAACAATGTATGGATATTGCTGCATGGATCCACGAAATAATCCCTATGGAAGTGGCTAAGTTTAAAGGATATTATCTGTCTGACGTTGCTTCAAAGAGAGCTAACATTACATTTGTTGCTTCAAACCTGTTAGGTACTGAAAAGCCTTATAATAATAAGAGCACAAATGCAGGTGGATGGGCTGAATCTTCTCTGAACACATGGCTGAATACACGTCTGCTTAAAGCTATTTCTCCTTTATGGAAAGCCCTAATCAAACCTGTAAAAGTATACTCTTCTATTGGTAATAAATCAAATGATACATCCGTATCTAATTGTAGATTCTATGTTCCATCTCTGTACGAAGTTGATCCTACTGCTACTTCTGAACCATATATTTCTGAAACAAATGCTCCTATTGCTTATTTCACAGATGATGATACCAGAAAGAAAGCAAACTCTTCTACTCCTACGGAGTATAAATCTTACTGGACCAGATCTCCAAATGCTACAGTTGCAAACTGGCTGTATACAGTCAATGAAGCCGGTGGAACATATGGGTTCTCTTATCCAGGACAGAATTCTGGAATCTTACTTATGTTCTCAATTTCAAGTGAGGGGTAACCATTCCCCTCTTATAAGGAGGATATCACATGTATTATAAAGTAATCAAAAATGATGAAGTCGTAGATGTCCTTAATCATATCCTGTATATCAAATATCAGGAAAAACATAGTCTGTTGCTTTTATGTGATATCACAGAAGCACAGGCTATTTTAAGTTCAGACGGAAAATATGGATGGCACATTGAAGGTCTCTATAATTTTCCGCCTGATAATAACATCTATGCAATAAAAGAAATTTCAAAATATGAATATGACAAATTGAAGAGGTGATCACAGCATGGCGTTAATTCCAACCTGGTATTCTGCATCAACTAAGCAAATTGCAGAAAAGGCTTTACAAAGAGGGGTGCTAAAATACCCAGGACTTTGTTACATTCAAGACAGTAAGAGTATAGCGTGGGTGACCATCGACAACACATTAGAATATGTCAAAGGTGATAAGCAGATTACAGATGTAAAATGCATCGGATCAAATCTTATGTTTTTCTCTGGAGATAAACTGCTTTTCTCTTATGACATATCTATGACTGATGAAGATAAAGGTCATATTATTGAAGAGGTCAAGAAAACAATCGGATTGGATAATTATGTCAAGTCTTCTGAACTTTCTACTCTTTTAGATAATATAATCGGTAATCTTGAAGATAAGTCCACTGTTGTAGACTATATCAACAGCTTATCTTATAACAAATTATCTGATGTACCTATTGTAAATCTTATAGGTACGCTTACTGTTCCTGTGAAGATATCATCACTCGATGATGGTATTTATAAAGTAAAAGGCCAATGTATCATTGGTGGAAACAATACTACTGTTCAATCTTCTGCAGACGATGTTCTGTATCTTGTATCTCATGATGCTGATACTTCCAGCACGACAATCACAAAAATGCAAGGAAAATCTATTACTCTTTATTTCATTCAACAAGATGGTGAATATACGACTGATCGTTATGTAACCGAGGAGTGGATTAATGAGCAGAATTTTGCAAGTGCTGATTCTGTAAAAGAATATGTTTCAAATATCATTGAAGAAACTGTTCTGGATGTTTTAGACGAACATATTGACGCTGCTTTAGATCGAAAACTCGGAGGTATTGATTCCAAAGATTTAACAAACATATTTCAAGGAGGAAACTAATTATGGCAAAATTACAGTTCGCTACACTTTCTAATCTTCAGGAGTTTTTAAATCTGCATAACGTACAGATCGACTCTAAAATCAGTGAAGCTGTTAAAAGCTCAATTAAAACAGTATCTCAGTCAGAAGACGGATACACACTTTATTTCTACACAAAAACTGCTCCAGTAACTATTGATGAAGCAGCATTCACTATTACTATTCCTCAGCCGACAGGAAAAGCTGACAAAGTAAAAGGTGCAGTAAAAGGTCATCTTGCAGGATTAGATGAAAATGGTAATCTGGTAGATTCTGGAAAGGCAGCTACAGATTTCGATGCAGCCGGAGCTGCTAACACAGCAAAAACAGAAGTAATGTCTTATGTTGGTACTATTCCTGCTGATGCAAAAGCTAAAGATGTAGTTAATTATATCAAAGAAGCAGTTACTGCTGGTAAATATGATGATTCTGCATTAAAAGCAAGCGTTGCAGCTAATACAGCAGCTATTGGAACACTGAATGGTACTGGTGACGGATCAGTAAAGAAAGCTGTTGCTGATGCAGTTGCTCAGATTGTCAACGGTGCTCCAGAGGCATACGATACACTGAAAGAGATTTCTGATTGGATTTCTAGCCATGCATCTGATGCTGCTACAATGAATTCTCAGATCAAAACAAATAAAGAGGATATCACAAAGCTGAAAACTCTTATCGGTACTCTTCCAGAATCTGCTACATCTAAAGATATCGTAGGTTATATTGCAGAATATGTATCTAAAGCTCTTGCTGATTCTGATCTTTCTCAGTATGCAAAAGCTGAAGATCTTAAAGCTGCTGTAGGTAGAATTGATGCTATTGAAAAGAAATTACCTACATTAGAAGCTGCTGATAAAAAGAATGCCGAAGATATTACTGCTGTTAAAGGCAGAATGGATACAGCAGAAGGCAAAATTACTGCTGTAGAAAAAGATCTTGCTACTGAAAAACCAAAGATTGCTAAGAATACATCTGATATTGCAGCTCTTAAAGGACTTGTTGGAGATGGATATGAAGCAATTCCAAGTGCGTCTATCAAAGGTTTATTTAGTGCATAAAGTAAGGGGTTACTCCCCTTGCTTTAATTAAAGCGAAGGGATGTGCGGATAATGAAAGAACAATTTCTTAATTTACAAGGTCTTACTGAGCTTGTTGATTATATTAAAAAATATATAGCTGATCAGCAAGAAGTCATCCCTTATGCATCTTATACATTGTTTCCAACAATTGGTAAAACAAACGCAATTTATGTGGACACAACCACAAATGCAATCTATAGATGGGATGATAATAATATCAAATATTATGCATTGGCATTTGATCCTGAAAAGGAATTCATCATGCAATGCGGTAGCTCGAAAGGATGATGTAAATGGCTACACAGACATTGAATACTCGTATTGCCCTTAAATCGGATACAACCGCTAATTGGGCGAAATCTACGCTTGTTCTGTTAAAGGGTGAACAAGCGATTGAAATTACAGAATCTGGTGCTTACAAAATTAAAATTGGTGATGGAGTTAAAACATTTGCTGAATTGCCATATGCAACTATGACACCAGAAGAAATCTCTGCACTGATTGGTGATGGCTCAGTACAGACTGTTACTCTTAGTACCGGAACTAATAATGGTACTTTAAAATTAACTGTTGATGGAAAAGATACGGACAATATTGCTGTTAAAGGACTTGGAAGTGCCGCTTATACAAATGCTTCTAACTATGCAACCGCTGCTCAGGGCGCACTTGCAACTAATGCGGTTCGTAAAGTAGTTACCGGTTCTGCTAACGGTACAATCTCTGTAACAACAGGAACTGGAGCAGCAACAGATATAGCAGTAAAAGGATTGGGATCTGCTGCATATAAAGGAGCTGGAGCTTCACAGGGACAAGTTCCTGTAAATGGAGCCGCTCTTGGAACGACAGCCAATGTTCCTGTAGTAACAAATACTTCCGGACAGTTAGTTCCGCATGCCTCTGGTGCTCTTGGTTCTGCCGCATTTAAAGGTGCCGAGACATTTGCAACAGCTGCACAAGGTGCTAAAGCAGATAAATCAGTTCAGTCTGTATCTATTACTTCTGGAACTAATAACGGCACAATTAAATTAACTGTTAACGGCAATGCTACTGACAATATTGCTGTTAAAGGGCTAGGTTCTGCTGCTTACACAGCTTCAGGTGCCTATGCTACATCCGCTCAGGGTGCAAAAGCAGATGCGGCTATGCCAAAAGCTGGTGGTACATTCACAGGTACAGTAACACTTGCAGCCGATCCGACTGATGCTTTACAGCCAACAACAAAACAGTATGTAGATGCCAAAATTTCAAGTTCTATTGCTGCTTCTGATGCAATGGTGTTCAAAGGAACACTTGGAACTAATGGTACTGTTACTGCTCTTCCTACATCTTCTGTTGTAGTCGGTGATACATATAAAGTAATCACTCAGGTTTCTGTAGATGCTGATAATTCTTATACAGGAGCTGCTGTGGCAGCTAAGGTCGGTGACTTAGTAGTCGCTATGTCAAATGATCCAAAATGGATTGTTGTACCATCTGGTGATGAAATCGTTACTACTGTTAAGTATTCCACTACAACACAGAATCTTACAACAAGTGCTCAGTCTGGAGCAATTACAGTAGGTGAAGCTGCTACAAAACAGGTAGATTCTTCTATCACAGCCGCTTCTACTTCTACTAAGCTTCCAACTTCAAAAGCTGTTGCTGCTTTTGTTGAAGGAAAAGGTTATAAAACAACTGATCAAAAAGTAAAAAATACACTCAATGCTACCGCTAAAGCGTATGTAACAGGTACTACAAGTGCAACAACTGGTATTGGAGAACAGGTATTTGATACAGGTGTATATCTTGATACAACTGCTGGAAAACTTGTTGCTACTACTTTTGCAGGTGCTCTTCAGGGTAACGCAACGACTGCTACTTCTGCGGCTGCTTGTACAGGTAATGCTGCTTCTGCAACAAAACTTGCAGCATCAAGAAATTTCTCTCTTACTGGAGGTGCCGTTGCTGATGCTGTAGCATTTAACGGTGGAGGAAATGTTGCTCTTAGTGTCAAAAGTTTAAATACTGATTATTTAACTAATGGAGCCAATACTCTTATTTTAAATTGTGGGACATCTGTTTAAATGAAAGTGGCCTCTTTTATGAGGCTGCTTTACTAAATATGAAAATTATAGATTATATCTATTTAAATAAAAATTAAAAAAGGGAGGTGCACAATGGGAGAACAAAATCTCAATATACGAATCAAACATAAATATGATACGGAAGCTAATTGGAATAAAAATAATCCTGTTCTTTTAAGTGGAGAAATAGCAATTACAAGTGATAAATTCGGTAAACATAAAGTGGGAGATGGTACGCATAAATGGTCAGAACTCTCTTATGTAAAAGCTGATCTTACAAAAAGCGATGTAATAAGCGCTCTTGGCTATACGCCTCCTTCAAGTGACACTTGGCGAGGTATTCAGGATAATCTAATAAGCAGCTCTACAACTGAGTCTCTATCTGCTGCACAGGGTAAAATATTAAAAGAGTTAGTTGACGGGAAAGCTCCGTCTTCACATACGCATACTAAAAGTGAAGTCGGATTAGGCAACGTTGACAATACTGCTGATGCCACAAAAAGTGTTAAATATGCTATTTCTGCAGGTAGCGCATCATCTGCCGCTGCTCTTACTTCTAATGCTGGATCATCAACTCAGCCAGTATATTTCTCAGGTGGTAAACCAGTAGCTTGTTCATATACACTTGGTAAGTCAGTGCCTGCAGATGCATTATTTACCGATCATACTTATGGAAACATGAAGGGTGCTACTTCTTCTTCTGCCGGAAGTGCTGGTCTTGTTCCTGCACCTAATATAGGAGAACAATTAAAGTTTCTTCGTGCAGATGGTGCATGGGTAATCCCTACAAATACGACATATTCTGTAGGTACATCAAGTTACTTAGGAATAACTAAGCTTTATACTGAAACTGGGTCGGCTACAGATGGTACCATGACTCAAAATGCTATTACAACTGCTCTAAATGGAAAATCTGCTACTGGACACACACATAATTATGCTGGTTCAAGTTCTGCTGGCGGTGCTGCCACATCAGCAATTAAATTATCCACACCTAGAAAAATTGGTAACGCATCTTTTGATGGTACTGCTGATATTACTTTATCTCAGATGGGACTTAATGTTCCTGTTGAAATTACAAAAGCTGATTATCTTGCAAAAAAGAAAGCCGGAACTTTAAACGCAAATACCTATTACAATGTTATTGATGAATATGATTCTGTAAATGTTATTAACGACTTATCTATAACAACCAACAGTGCATTTTCAAGTACCAAATCAGAAAAAACATATGCAAAGAAAAGTGCACTTATTAATACTACTCTTACAGCTAGTAAATGGACTGGTTCCTCTGCTCCGTATACATATGTATTACCTGTATCTGGTGCAACTACTTCAAATATAGTAGAAATAGATTATGCTTCTAATGCTTCATCTGCTGCTATTGAAGCTTATCAAAATGCAATGTTAGCTGACGGAGGACAGACTACAAATCAAATTACTATAAAAGCAACCGAAAAACCAACTGTAGATATTCCCATTACTATTGTTATAAGAAATGATTTATAAAAGGAGGCGATAACATGGCAATTTATAAAGGTGAACAATGTCTTGCCGGAGTTGGTAAGAATGCAACTATTAAAATTGGTACTGCTAAAACAGGTACTTCGGCTGCGGTAACTAATTCTGGTACTGATACAGATGCTATATTGAATTTTACATTACCTAAAGGAGATCAGGGAGTTGGAATTTCAAGCGTTATCCCTCATTATCTTGCAAGTCCTAAATCACAGGGAGTAACCAGATCAACTACTGGATGGGCGACTTCCGCTCAGGTTATGACATCTACAAACAAATATTTGTGGTGCTATCATGAATTTGTTTTATCAAATAATAATCATCTGTATACAGATGCAACCGTTATAGGTGTCTACGGTGACAAAGGTGATCCGGGTACAACTGATTATAATGGATTACAGAACAAACCCATTGTTAATGGGGCTGTAACTGCTTATCAGTCAGATATTATGAAATCTCAGTTAAGGAATGTGACATTCTCTACTGAAGAACCTAAGACAACTGATGGTAAGCCTGGTGATATGTGGGTGGTGTATGGCGATGAGTAAAGAAATAGATTATATAAGTTTTACCGGACAACAGTATGTTTTTTCTGAAGTCACAGTTAATGGTAATAGTACTATAGAAATTACATGCGCATATACCGGTACTAATACTGGTGCAATTTTTGGTTCAAGAACTACAGAATCTGGAACTGATTCTACAAGTTTTACTATGTTTGTAGCTAATGGTGCTATAAGAATAGATCATTTTGGAACAAGCAAAACATTAGATAAAAATAAATATAATCCAAATGGGAAACATACTTATAAAATCACTCCAGATACTGTATATTGTGACGGAACAAAAATATATACACATGCAGTTTCATCAAATTCCGCTCCGAATAAACTTCATATTGGTGCAGTGTGTACGAATGGCACAATAAGTAAATTTAGCAATGTAAATATATACTCTTTTAAATTCTATGATGGTTCAAATTTAATATTAAACCTTATTCCATATAAAGATAATAATAAAAAATATTGTTTTAAGGACTTAGTAAATAATAAATTGTATTATAGCGGAGCGCCTGAAGAACTTAAGGGGTTTGATTCTAATAATATTAAAACTGGTGATATTTTAAATTTTAATTATACTGGTGCCGTTCAGAGCATCACATTACCTAAAGGAACTTATACTTTAGAGTGCTGGGGTGCTCAAGGTGGAAATCGGAGCCAAGATAGTGCTTCTGCTACAGTTACAGGTTCTGGACTTGGTGGTTATTCTATTGGAACACTAACTTTAACACAATTAACTACTTGTTATATTTATGTCGGTGGGCAAGGTGGAATGTCTAGTTCTACAGGTAATGTGAAAGTTGAAGGAGGTTTCAATGGCGGTGGTTTTGCTTCTCACGAGAGTACAGGTGAACCTGGAAATGGTGGTGGCGGAGCTACTGATGTAAGAATTGCTCAAGACTCATTATATGCAAGAGTAATTGTTGCAGGCGGTGGAGGTGGTTCAGGCGAAGATAACGAAACTGGCGGATATGGTGGTGGTGAAACCGGTGGCGCAGGATCTGGGAACACTTCATTAACACAAGCTTCTCAAACTTCTGGTGGAACTAATTCATTTGGCTTTGGACTTGGTGGCAATACCTATAATGGCGGAGCTGGCGGAGGAGGATGGTACGGTGGAGCGAGTAGATACTCCGTTTCATCATACTCTACTGGATCTGATTCTGAAGGTGGCGGAGGTGGTTCAGGCTATGTTTACACATCATCCACAGCTAAAAACTATCCATCAGGTTGTTTATTAAACTCTTCTTATTACTTATCTGCTGCTAAAACCATAGCAGGTAACACTTCTTTTACATCTCCCACAGGTTCATCTGAAACCGGTCACTCTGGTAACGGCTATTGTCGAATTACTGTTATTGAATGCAGTAATACGGCACTATATACCAGAATAAATAATTCAATGAAAAAGGCTATTGCTTTTTATTTTAAATTAAATAATAACAAAATGTACGGTGTTGGATCTGCTAATTATAATGGTTCTGTTATGAATTTTGATTATACTGGTTCGGTTCAAACTGCTACATTGACTCCTGGTAGGTATAAGTTAGAATGTTGGGGCGCTCAAGGTGGGAATAGCAATCAATCAAACGGAACTTATGGTAATGGTGGAAAAGGTGGTTATTCTACTGGTATTTTAAATGTTTCAACTAATACCACTATATATATAACAGTAGGAGGGCAAGGTCAAAATGGCATCCTTAATACCAGAACTGCTGGTGGTTTTAATGGCGGCGGTGATGGTTATGGTACTAACAACTCTGGCGTAGGTGGCGGAGGCGGTGGAGCTTCTGATATTTCTTTAATGAGTCCTGTATTTTCACACTCATCTTATTTTATAAATAACATTCGAGATACAAACTCACTATTAAGTAGAATTATTGTTGCAGGCGGTGGAGGATCTGCAGGATATGACGTTAGTAATAATGCAGCTAATGGTGGTGCTGGCGGAGGTACTACAGGACAAGATGGATTATCAAACCGCGTTTATCATGGCACTGGCGGAAAACAAACTACTTTTGGTACAGGAGGATCATCAGAGGAACCTAATAGGTATTCCGTCCAAGCTAAATTCGGATGTGGAGCATCAGCCAGTAATTCTACAGATGTAGCGCCTGGTGGTGGTGGCGGCTGGTACGGAGGTGGATTACATTGTGATTCTGCTGGTGGAGGTTCCGGTTATGTCTACACTTCTGCCACTGCTTCAAATTATCCTTCTGGATGTTTACTAAATTCTTCTTATTACTTATCTGATGCTCAAACCATTGCTGGCAACAAATCATTCCCTTCACCAACAGGTTCTACAGAAACTGGTCATTCTGGTAATGGACATGTAAAAATCACTAAATTATCAGATGTAATATATCTTACTCATGCTAAGAACGACATAATGGATTTTAATTATATAGGTTCAGTACAATCTAAAACTCTAAAACCAGGTACGTATACAATAGAATGCTGGGGTGGCCAAGGAGGAACTTACAGTAGTTACATAGGCGGACACGGTGGTTATTCCAAGGGTACTATTACTCTTACTGAAGCAACTACTGTTTATATATCTGTTGGTGGGGCTGGATCTTCCTCTTCTACTACTGCAGGATTCAATGGTGGAGGAACTGGTATTTCTTCTGGTAGAGGTGGCGGCGGAGCCACAGATGTTCGTATAAGTCAAAATTCGCTATATTCAAGAGTTATTGTCGCTGGAGGAGGTGGAGGCGCTGGTGTAACAAGCGCCAATGTTAATCCTTGTGGTTGTGGTGGTGGAGAATATGGAGGAGATGGATATTACAATGATACTACCGGTTCTTATACTACTGGTCAAAATAGATGCGGCGGTAGTGCCTCACAAACTGCAGGTGGTATAACTTGGAGTACAGGCACTCAGGCTACTTTTGGTCAAGGCGGAAATGCTTCAGGTTACTCTTGTGGCGGAGGAGGCGGCGGCTGGTATGGAGGCGGTGGAGCCTATGACAGTGATTCTGACTCTGATGGACGTTGGGGTGGAGGAGGATCTGGATATGTTTATACCTCTTCTACAGCTAAAAACTATCCTAACGGATGCCTACTCAATTCTACTCATTATCTCACAAATGCTCAAACCATTTCAGGAAATAAATCATTTAAATCACCAACAGGAAAAAATGAAACTGGACACACAGGCAATGGATTTTGTCGAATCACAAATTTAACTCCAACACAATATGGATTATACGTAAAAACGAACTCTGGTTGGGAACACATAGATTTATAAAAGGAGGGCTTAACTATGCCGATTATATTTCACGGAACAGGTAGTGGCGGCTCTGCTAAAAAACTAAAAACCGCACGAACTATTAATGGTACGAATTTTGATGGTACAGCTAATATTACTACTGCTAATTGGGGAACAACAAGAACCGTCACTGTAGGAAATACAAGTAAATCTGTAAATGGATCTGGAAACGTAAGCTGGTCATTAGCTGAAATAGGTATTCATCTTTCAACAACGGAACCTGCAGCTAGTGACGGAAAGAATGGAGATATTTGGATTACTTATGAATAAAAGACTGAAAGGAAGGTGAGGCTTATGGCTTGTAGTAATGGATGTGGAACTTCTTGTGCTACCAACTGCACTCATTCATCATCTGGAGGATGTGGTGGTTCTTGTGGTGGTTCTTGCTCTACTAACTGTACTGGTGGATGTTCTGGATATTGTGATGGAACTTGTAAGGGAGGTTCAGGAAGTACTTGTTCTGACTGTACTGCCAAATGTGCTAATGACTGTACTGGAGCTTGTACAAATGCTTGTGTAACCGGATGCACTGGCTGTGGGAACAACTGTGATGGAGACTGTACAAGCGCCTGTGCTCAAAGGTGCTCTAATGATTGCAATGCTGCATGTACTGCTACTTGTGCTTATGATTGCGAACATACTTGCACTGCTTCTTGTGCCAACGACTGCACCAGTTGTGGTGGATCTTGCTCAAGTAATTGCTCAGGAAATTGTGATTCAGGCTGTTATACTGGCTGTTCCGGTTGTGATTCTACCTGTTCTGGATCCTGCACTGGTACTTGTAATACTACTTGCACTACCACTTGTGCCAATGACTGCACTGGCGGATGCAAAGGAACCTGTACAGGTGGATGTGGTGGTTCTTGTGATAATTCATGCGGCTTTTCTTGTGAAGCTTCATGTGATAATAATTGTACTGCTGTTTGTTCTGTATCTTCTGTATACGGTGGAAACTCAGAAAAGAGTGTATTGAATTTTGCTTATACAGGTAAAGCTCAATCTGTAACCCTTGAGCCTGGAAAATATGTTCTTGAATGCTGGGGAGCACAGGGAGGTTATCGTTCTAATTCTAGTTATGGTGGAAAAGGTGGCTATTCTACAGGAACTTTAACATTGACTCAAAAAACTACTATATACATATATGTCGGTGGATCTGGAAATTCTGTTACATCAGCATCAAATTCAATCTATCCCGGAGGTTTCAATGGTGGTGGATATAGATACAATTATAAAGGTGGTGGTGGCGCTACTGATATTCGTATTGGAAGTGCTTCTTTATACGCCCGTGTTATCGTTGCAGGTGGCGGTGGTTCTGATGGTAGTCCTAGTTATAGTGGTGGGTATGCAGGTGGTGTATCTGGTACTAGGGGAAATTTTGGATGTGGTTCATATGGATATGGTGGATCTCAAACTGCTTCATATTCATCTTTAAGTGCTATTAATTCACAAGGCACCACAAACTCTTCTTCTAATTGTGCTGCTGGTTTTGGTTTCGGTGGTTTTGGATGTTATTACGCTTCAGGTTATGGTGGAGCCGGTGGCGGAGGATGGTACGGTGGACAAGGTACTTATCCTGATGGTTCTGGAGATGATGATGGCGGTGGCGGTGGCGGTTCAGGCTATGTATATACTTCCTCTTCTGCTTCTAACTATCCTCAAGGTTGTCTTCTAAATTCATCTTACTATCTTTCTGATGCTTCTAATTTATCTGGCAATGAATCTTTTAAATCTCCTTCTGGTTCTACAGAAACAGGTCATTCTGATAATGGCTATTGTAGGATCACCTGTTATGTTAAAAAGAAAACTCTACATTGTAAAATGAACAATGAAATAAAAAAAGCAGCTCCAGTATTTGTAAGGATGAACAATAAAATTTATGATGCTGGCGCTAATGCTGTAATGGATTTTGCTTATACAGGAACAGCTCAAGCTATATCACTTCCAAGAGGACAATATATTATAGAGTGTTGGGGTGCTCAAGGCGGTTCATATAGTAGTTATTATGGTGGCGCTGGAGGGTATTCTGTCGGAACCATAACTCTAACTAAAAATTCTACGGATTTATATATTTATGTTGGTGGACAACCAGAAGCTACAACTTCAACAGGTGAAACACCTGGTGGATTTAACGGAGGAGGAAAAGGTTGTTCAAGAACTTATAATTATAGTAGTTATGGACAAGGTGGCGGCGGTGCAACCGATGTTCGTATAGGAAAAAATGATCTTTATGCTAGAGTTATTGTCGCTGGTGGCGGTGGAGGTTCATCATCAGAAAATTCGCTTACAACAAAATATGGCGGTGGAACTACTGGTGGTTCTTCTGCTTCTGGATATGGAGCTACACAAACTGCTGCAGGTACAAATGGTTCATTTGGTCAAGGTGGTTCTGCAACAACTTCTGGAACTAATTATAATTATGGTTCCGGCGGTGGTGGAGGTGGATGGTATGGCGGTGGTGCATGTTCTAATTATAGTGACAGCACTAACTACCAAGGCTATAATGGCGGAGGTTCAGGATATGTTTACACTTCAGCTACTGCTGCTAATTACCCAAGTGGTAATTATGTAAATTCTTCTTACTACCTTACCGATGCGCAAACTATAGCAGGAAATCAATCATTTAAATCACCTAATGGAACAAATGAAACAGGCCATACCGGAAATGGTTTCTGTCGAATCACCCGTAAATCAGGAAAAATATTTGTAAAACAAAACGGTTCATGGATCAAAGTATAACACTTTGGTCCATATTTAAATTACGAGGAGGAATTGTTATGAAACTTATTTTTAAAGACGGACAAGAATTAGTTATTACTCGTGCTAACGATACATATTCATATGAAGGATATAAAGATGGGTTGGGAAATGATATGAACAAAAATATTGTAGCTACTATTTCTATCTTCAATTCTGATAAATCTTTAAACACTATCAAGGATATGATTACTGATGAAAATAGAACAGGTTTTAAAATTATTTATGGGAATACCCAGAAAGATTATACTGGAATGAAAATTGAAAGTATTTCAGAAGAAATCTCCAATGAAAGAAGTGTTATTAATATCTCATTAGCTACAGATAAAACCATAGCTCCTACTGAGACCACTGGAACAACAACAGAAAAAACTAAAGAAGAAACTAAAGAAAAAACGGAAACAGCTTCTGATAAATAATTAAGAATGAAAGGAATATAAGGATATGAGAAAAATAATCGTAAAGATTGATAAAGAAAAAGCTACAGAGCTTGAAAGAGTTAATTTTGAATTAAACTTCGTAAAAGACATTGTACAGAGAGTTATTGAATCACATCCAAGCGATTTAGAACTCATCAATGGAGATACTCTTATGTCTTACAATAAACGTGGTGCAGAATTACAGAGAAAGTATGCTGCTCTTGCAAATGAGATGGAAAAGGAATACATCCCAGAATACCTCGAAGGTCATCAGTATAGTTGGATTATTCCAAATAATTCTGATGAAATGACTATTACTATTAAATGTAATTGTGAGATTCCAGAATTAGAGGGAATAGCATGAAAAGGACAGAACAATATTCGGATCAGATAGCTAGACTTTATCCATCTAAGAAGGTAAAAACCGATGACGGACAAAGAATATTAACACAGAGTATCACTTTTCAAGTAACTGATGATTGCAACCTTGCATGTCTATATTGTTACCAAGGACACAAAGGAAAAAATCGAATGTCGTTTGAAACAGCTAAGAAATTCTTTGATTTAGTTGTATCAGGTGAAAAAGGTTTTAAATCTTATATCAATCCAGAGAAATCTCCTGGATTGGTTGTAGATTTCATTGGAGGAGAACCTTTTCTTGAGATAGAGCTTATAGATCAAATCTGTACTTATATTATGGATAAACTCATAGAGTTGGATCATCCTTGGGCCATGAAAACTATGTTCTCTATTTGTTCAAATGGTGTTTTATACAGGGACGAAAAAGTACAAGCATTTCTTCGTAAATGGGCCAATAGATTATCTTTCTCAGTTACTATTGATGGGAATAAAGAATTACATGATTCCTGTCGAGTATTCCCAGATGGCAGTCCAAGTTATGACATAGCTGTCGATGCTGCGTCTGATTGGATGAAACGTGGAAATCATATGGGAAGCAAGATCACAATTGCTCCAGGTAATATCAGCTTCTTATATGATGCTATTAAGCATATGGTTGATCTTGGATATGATGAAATCAATGCCAATTGTGTATATGAAAAGGGTTGGACACCTGTACATGCAACTGTTCTTTACGATCAAATGAAACGCATATCTGATTATTTCTTGGAACAGAATTTTGATTTTGAACGTGATTTCTTCTGTTCCCTTTATAATGAAGACTTCTTTCAGCCTAAAGATCCTGATGATTTACAAAGTTGGTGTGGAGGCGTTGGTAATTCAATGATTGCTTGCGATCCTCAAGGTCGCATATTTCCATGTATCAGATATATGGAATCTTCTCTTAATGGAGAGCAAGAACCGTACTCTATTGGTGATGTAGATAATGGTATAGGATGCACAGAATGTTATAAATGTAGAATTAATTGTATGGCAAAAATAGATAGAAGGACACAGAGTACAGATGAATGTTTCTATTGTCCTATAGCTGCAGGATGTTCTAATTGTTCTGGTTATGATTATCAAGTGAATGGTACTCCTGACTCAAAAGCTACTTATATATGTGTTATGCATAAAGCTCGTGCTCTTGGAAACCTGTATTTCTGGAATAAATATTATAGAAAAAATAATATGAATAAACGAATGAAAAACTATGTACCAGATAAATGGGCACTTGAGATTATTTCTGAATCAGAACTTAATATGTTGAAAGAACTTGAAAGAGAGGATTAAAAGCCTCTCTTTTTTATTGACTAAAAGGAGGCTTGATATTATGGCAGAAATTAAAGGAATTGATGTTTCCAGATGGAATGGAAACATCGACTGGAAAACTGTTGCTAATTATGGCATGGGCTTTGCTATCCTACGAATCACAGAACAAGGAAATATTGTTGATAGCACATTTGAGCCTAATTATAAAGGCTGTATTGAGAATCAAATTCCTGTTGGAGTTTATAAGTACAGCTATGCTACTACTATTGCTCAGATTAAAGATGAAGCAAATGTAGTTATTAAAACAATGAATAAAAGGAAACTGGATTATCCAGTATTTCTTGATATAGAAGATAAATGTCAGGAGAATTTATCTGACAGTTTAATGATGAAAATGATTGAAGCATTTAGAGCTATTATTGTCAAAGCTGGATATAAATTTGGTATTTACTGTGGTTATTCTTGGTATCAGAACCAGTTACCAGAGGGTGCGAAAAAGTACGATTGCTGGGTTGCCCGATATCCTAATAATGATACCGGTGAATTACAGGAAAGATTAAGAGTTCCTGCTTCTACTGGTGTTATTGGATGGCAATACTCTAGTAAGGCAACCATTCCTGGTATTCCAACAAAAACCGATCGAAGTGTATTCTATAAAGACTATTCTAAATCTTCTACTACTTCTACAAACTCTCCCAAACCAACAACTACACAAGGAAGTGATGCTATGAACAAAGAAAAGGCTATTGATGCTCTTATTGCTTGCGCTGAAAATGAGGTTGGATATTTAGAAAAGAAATCTAATTCTCAACTTGATGATAAAACTGCAAATGCAGGTTACAATAACTACACTAAATACTGGAGAGACGTATATCCTCAGTATCAGGCACAAGCTTGGTGCGCTGCATTTGTGAGCTGGTGTATGATGAAAACATTCGGTCTTGATGTAGCTAAAAAACTCCTTAAACATTGGCCTTATGTATACTGTCCTACTCTTGGAAATCTCTTCACAAAGTATGCAAATCCACAGCGAGGAGACATTGTAATCTTCTATCGTAATGGTACTTTTGCACATACTGGATTAGTAACAAAAGTCAAAGGAGATAAATTCTATACTATTGAAGGTAACACTTCAGGAGGCTCTTCTATTGTTCCAAATGGCGGTGGAGTTTATGCTAAGAGTTATTATAATTCAAATCTCCCTGGAACAAAGTTTTGTCGTCCAGACTATTCTATTGTCACATCTATTTTAACATCTCCTGCACCTGTACAGCCATCTTATACTGCATGGGTGGGTTCTTGTACAACTGATGACACAGATGTGTTTTCAGGCGCTACAGGAGCATCTAAGCTAAATACATATCCTAAACTTAATGCAGGCAATCTTGTAGATATTATCGGTGAATCTGGTACAAGATATCAGGTTCGTATCGCTGCAAAATATATAGGGTATGTAGAAAAATCTAACATTAAAAATCCTAATACTCCTGCTGCAACAACTACAAAGAAATATCCATTTGTAGGAAAAGTAACAGCAAATAAATTGAATGTTCGTAAGAAAGCTGGTACTGAGCATCCATTACTTCCAGAGTATCCGCAGTTAAATAAAGACAATCTTGTTAATGTCCTTGGAGTTACAAAAGATACTAAAGGTGACAGATGGTACAAAGTATCAATCACTAAAAAGGAATATATTGGTTATGTATCAGCCAAGTATATTGTTAAGGCATAAGGAGGTACATCATGGGTATTGAACAGATACAGAAAATCCATGAATTTGGTGAAGTAAATGTAATTATATCTATACTTCTTTGTGCAATGCTTGTTATAGCTTTAAGAGCTGGATGGGATAAACTTCTTGATGCGCTTGGTCTTGAAACAAAAGCATCTTTACAGAAGAAAGCTTTAGAGCAGAAGTTGTCTGATATGGAACAGAAAATTGCTGATTTCGAACAGTCTCAGCATAATTATCATGATCAGTCCATTAGTATTAGAGATAAACTCGAAGATAATCAGAAAGTCTTACAAGATGGCATTAATGAACTGAAGACGCTTCTCATCAATAAAGAAATTGATGATATAAGAACAACTATTTTAGAATTCTCTAATACTGTTATGAACGACAGAGACTATAATAAAGAACAATACGAACATATTATTGATTTGTATGATAAATATGAAAAAATTCTTGAACAGAATGGGATGACTAATGGTCGTGTTACTGCTTCCATGGAATTCGTATTAAAAAACTATCAAGATTTAATGGACAATGGTTTTAAAAAATAATCCTTGCATTTATGTAGGGATTATTTTTTATGGGGAAGGCTACATGGAAAATAAATTTTTATCACCTGAAATAAATCAAAAAATTTATGATTATTGTAAAAATACGATTACTGATTCACTGAAATTTTACTTATATATACATATTGTCCCAAAAGAAATAAATTCATATGGACATGATAAATATTATGTAGGAATTACTTCGAGACATCCTAAAATACGATGGATGAACGGGCTTGGATATAAAACACAAATGTTTTATAGAGCAATTGAAAAATATGGCTGGGATAACATCGAACATAAAATTATTGCCTCAAACTTAAGCCAAACTGAAGCTGAAGAATTAGAAAAAGAAATTATTTTATATTTGAAATCTAATCAACCAGAATATGGATACAATATTGCTTCTGGTGGTATGTTTGTTGGTGGCCACTGTGTAAAAATTGCTCAATATGACTTAGATGGAAATTTTATTAAATCATATCCCAGCATAGGAAACGCTGCATTAGAAATAAATCAAAATAAAGAGAGTGGTGGAATACGTTGGGCACTATCTCAAGAGGGTCGTACATGGAAAGGATTTATGTGGAGAGAATATGAAGAAGATCCCATATCAAAAATAGAACCATATATACCTTATGATTGTCGTACTCCGGTTTTACAATATGATTTATATGGTAATTTTATTAAAGAGTGGGATAGCTTAAAGGAAGCATCTGATTATTATAATACGTATTGTATCTCTAATGCGTGTAGACGACTAGCTCCTACTGCTGTTGGATTCCAATGGAAGTATAAAAACGACGACAGAATTATAAAAGATATTCATAATAGCACTAATAAGAAAACAATTTATGTATATACATTAGATGGTCAATTTATAAACCAATATGAAAGCATTAGTGAAGCTGTACGACAACTAAATATTCCAATAAACAGAGCATGTTTGGATGTATCTCATTGTTATGCTGATATTCGGAAAAATTCTTCACATGGATATAGATGGTGTGATACATACTATAATAAATTGCCACCGTTATTACGACGTGGAAAGCCTATTGTTCAATTTAACAATAATATGCAAATTATAAATATATTTAATAACATGAATATAGCAATCAATGAAACATCAGAAAGTCGTTCAACAATCACAAGTAGCTCGAATAAAAATAGATTAACCAAACGTGGATATTATTGGAAATTTGCATCTGATATATCATCAGATAATCTAAATTTTATTAATGAAGATATTAAAGAAAAATATTATGAAATGACCGCATAAAATTTTATGGGTAGTCAAGCATTATACTTGGCTACCCATTTTTTTACTTTAAAATATATCAAGAACTATATGATAAGGATCTATTGTTTCTGTAGTAATCCAAAAATTACCTGTTGGCTGTAATAGCTCATCTTGCGAGTTGTCGAATATCTCAAAATTATCACTAATAAAATATACCGGTACAACTTCTGTACCAGCTGGGACTAATATTGGTTTATCTTTTGTTAACTTATATTTATAATCTTTTTTATTCCCAAAATGTTCTACAATTACTCCAACTTTCGGATTTCTTAAAAACATTTTATTAAACCTCACTTTCTAAATAACAGCTCATCCCATAAACAGTGACCTCTTTCAATTTTCCATCCTTAAATATTACTTCATCTGGATATTCTTTCTTACAGTATATTGCCGCAGCTGTAGTTATACCATCAAGATATCCTGCCAGTTCAAACGGTTCTGTAATTTCAGCTATATTTTTTTTGATTTTGTCTATCTGTTTCATATACTTTTCCTCTTAGAAAAAATGGACAGATGAGTATAATGCTCCTCCGTCCATTTAATAATTTAAATTATTACATTGTATTACTTTCTTTATCAAGCATATTCCGAACGTCTTCTACAGAAAGTCCTTTTTCTCGAAGTAATTTGGCAAGATTTTTCATAGATTGTTCTTCTTTTGCGGCTGCTTCTTTCTTCTCTGCTGCAACAAGATCTTTAGAAAGATTCTTTTTCTGCACTCTTAAGCCTTTAATATCTTCTGTAAGCTTAGTAATTTGTTCTTCTATAGATGTAATTTGTGCTTTAATTTCTTCTGATGTAAGCTCTACTTTTCTTACTCTTGCCATTTTTTAACTACCTCTTTTCGATTTAATAAGGGTGAAATAAGGGTGAAGTTTTTTAAGAAGTGCTTGTTTTATAAGGCTTTAAGTCGGTTTTTCATA